GTGTGGTCATAACACGTTCTCCGAACTCTGTTGGGTGTTTGGGAAAATTCCACAGTTCGTATGTGGGGAATTCTCTATCGGCTTTGTACACATTGCTTTCGCCTACTTGACTGGCCTTTATTTTGTCTATCATTTCTGCTTTGAACTGCTCTAGTTCAGGGTTGTTGCCCACTGGTCCTACAACTGTGTCTAATTGAGCAACCAGTCTATTGATTGATTTTAATTCTATGTTGCTGGAGAAATCTGCCCTTTCAGCCGCTTTGCGTAATATCTGCATCATCAACGCCATCATTTCAGGCCATGGCTTGCCACGTTGTTTTGCGTATGTGAGCATTAAGTCTACCATTTCTCTATTGGGTATTGTGACTCTGCTGTCTAAAATAGATGGTAATGCAAACTTAACATAGTATTCATCTACATAACGCATCACACCACCTTTGTGTTTTTCATTGAACTTTATAAAGTGTCTCACTAACCTAGTAGGGTCGCCACCGTCATTGGTTATAGCATCAGTGGTCCATGGTTGTTGTGCCATGGTTGCAAATATCTTTTCTTGTTCACCTTTTATGACTTTGCTCATTATAGGATGTTCATTTACAAATTTACTTTGCTGTGAAAATGATAAAAGCCTATCACGTGCATCTCTGGCTTCTATGCCATCTAATGTCACATGGAACTGATACTTGTTATTGCCTGGCTTTTCGTTGTATATTATCAAATCGCCTTTTTTGTTGTAATGATCAAACCAATTGTCTCCTCGTGTACTGGCAGTACACCATTTGGTGCCTTTACCTAATAGACAACTGGCTTCTTCACTTTTAGGTACTGTGACTGTGCCCAATGGACCGTTGTATAATACTTTTACATCACTTCTGTTTAGTTCATCTTTGATTTCACCGTCATCGGCATCAAAACTGTTCTTGCTGTCCACAAAGTCTTCAAAGCGATAGAATGATTTAAATCTGCCTATGTCACGTTCATTGGGTTGCAGTTGTGGTTTTATTCTTTCATAGGTTTCTAATGCGTCACGTATTTGATCAGCATCTTCTAACTTGAATGTGTTCAAGTTTTCTGCGTCCATTACATAATTACTCATGTCGTTTTCGAAATCATCAAACTCATCTGCAAAGTCTTCTAAGTCTCGGATGTCTTCTGGATATTGAGAGTCTGGATGATCGTATTCGCCATATATGTCAAAATTAGTATCTCTACGCCAATCAGTGTAATCTTGTTGTAGTTGTTTGAATTTTTTGCTGTTGCCTATATACCAACGTACTAAGGTCATTACATACTGTTTGTTAGGAGTGGGGTCCATGCGTTCTAAATTCATCAGTACAACGTTAGCAATATCACCGTCGTCTTCAGGATCGTGACCCTCGTATTCCATTTCACCATCAAAATTATTAAAGAATTGATCTGATATGTACTTCCGATTAAATTTTGCCGCTTGAGCAATACGTTCGCCCCAGTTGTTTAGTGTGGCACCTTTATTGTATTCCAATAATTGTATTACTTCAAATAATCGCATTACAGTATTTATCACTTTTTCAAACTATATGCTATCACTGTGATTTCGATAAATACACTTAAAGAGGATTTACATGAGCAATATCGATTTTCCAAACTCACCCAGTAACGGCGATACTTACACGTTCGATAGTAAACTATGGACCTACGATGGCGAGAAGTGGGAAACTTCCGGCGGCAGTAAAGGCGACAAAGGAGAACCTGGACCCGGCGGCGGAGAAAAAGGTGAGGTTGGCCCAACTGGAGCCACAGGACCTACTGGAGGCAAAGGTGAAAAGGGTGAAACCGGAACTGGCGCAACTGGACCAGCAGGTACCAGCGGAGTAGACGGAGCCAAAGGTCAAAAGGGAGAATCAGGCGGAGCAGGACCACAAGGTAATGTAGGACCAACTGGTGCAGACAGTACAGTACCAGGACCCACTGGGCCACAAGGACCAGCAGGAGCCAAAGGCGAGAAAGGTGAAGCAAGTACAGTAGTAGGACCAGTAGGACCACAAGGACCTGCAGGAGCAACTGGACCAACTGGACCCGCAGGTGCTACTGGAGACAAAGGAGATACTGGAGCAGGTGGATCACAAACATTAACATTAGGTGCTAACGGTAACCTCAGTATATTAGGTGGAAACAATGTTGACCTACGTCAAACACAATACTTGTATAGTAGTACCAGTGACTTGCCAAGTGCAAGTACATATCACGGTGCTATTGCTCACGTACATGCCGAAGGAGCATTATACTTTGCTCACGGTGGTAGTTGGAACAAATTAGCAAATCATGGCGCAGATGTACAACCTGCAAGTATTAGTACTGATAGCACAGACGGTACATCACTTGCTTTAGAAGGTGGTGATGCCACAGGACTAAACAGCACAGGTGGTAATGTAGACATTGATGCAGGTAGTGGAGCATTACAAAACGGTTATGTAAACATAGGCCAAAATAGTAGTGCAGTTTATATTGGTGCCAACAGCAGTACTGCAATTGGTGTAACAGGTCCACTCACAGTAAACAATCAATTAATTATAGAAGATGGTGTAAGTGAAAAGTTCAGTTCACTCACAGGTGCTACAGGTGTAGTTACACACGATTGCGATAATGGACATATATTTTATCACAGCAGTATCAGTGCTAACTTTACTGCTAATTTTACAAACTTAGGACTCAGCAGTAACTACAGTACTAACCTAACATTGATATTGGATCAAGGTGCTACAGCAAGAATACCAAGTGCTGTACAAATAAGTGGATCAGCACAAACAATTAATTGGCAAGGAGGTTCAGCACCAACAGGAACTGCTAACGGCATAGATGCTGTTTCATTTACCATACTAAGAGTAAGTGGAAGTTATGTAGTACTTGGACAGTTAGTTGACTTCACATAATGCCATTCATCAGTTCAACAACAGGATCATTTTACGCAGGTAGAAGAAGTGTTGCCGAAGAATCAACACCATGGTCACCAAGCACAGATATAACCGCAGTTGCTTGGATAGACGCCAGTGACAGTTCAAGTTATTCAAGAAGCGGAACATCATTACAGTCAGTAACTGACAAAGCAGGTACATACACTATGAATGTAGGTGGTAACCCAGTAACAAATTCCAGCACACAAAACGGTTTGAATGTGTTTGATTTTGACGGCAACAGTGATTACTTACAGAGTACAACATATTCGGCACAGGTATCAAGTGGTAATCACTGGGCAATAGGTGTGTTTAGATTTGAAGGATCAAATAGTACCCAAGATTCTCTTTGGAGTTATGAAACAAATAGTTCACCAAAAAGAGATTATGCAATAAGTAGTGGTAACTCATCAAACTCTTGGCCAGGTGAATTAGATTTAGATGGATTAAGTTCTAACAGGATCAGTAGCAGTATTGGTAATTTGGAATTATGGAGTTTAAAAAGTTTAACCAGAAACAGTTGGCACATCGTTGCTTGTTGGTTTAACAAGTCAGGCAATCAAATTGGTATTAGGGTAGATGGTTCTAACGCATTTACACCAGTAAATGACTATGACAACAGTTTACAAACAAATCAAGAATTAAGATTGATGAGAAACAGAGCGTCACAAGAACTTGATGGTAAGTTAGGAGAGTTCTTTGCTGTAGCAGACATTCCAGGTACCAGCGGTACTGACATATCTATACTGGAAAAAGCAGAAGGTTATCTTGCTCACAAGTGGGGTAGAACTTCAGCATTACCATCAGATCATCCGTATAAGAATTCAGCACCTACATCATAAAAACATATAAATATCATTGTGAAGAGTTTTTCAAATTACACTATTCAAGATCTACATTCTTTAGTTTGCGATTATAAACGTACAAATGCGTATGCTGAATTTTTAACAAGCGGTATATGTCGAGACAAAGTTGTAGTAGATTGCGGTGCTGGTTCAGGAATACTAACTTACTTGGCATTATGCGGTGGAGCAAGTTCTGTAATATCATGTGATCATAATCCTAATACTTGTGAGTATTTGAGAAAAGTATTTGCAGATACGCCTAATGTATCAGTAGTTGAATTAAATATCTGCACTGATTTATTGCCGGTAGGTGATTTATACATACATGAAATAATTAGTAATGCACTATTAGGCGAAGGCATGGCTCAAATGTTTTCAAATATGCGTTCACAAAATATCACTAACGTATATCCGTCACATGCTAAAATTAGTGTAGGTGATGTACAGTTTGATAAAAAAGTGCCAAGTGATCCTCAGCACAATGGCATACATCAGTTGCACAAAGATGTACAAAAATTTACAGAATTTTTACCAGACTTTGAATGGAACTCTATTCATATTAACGAGTATGTGGGTCTGACTGCAAGTAATGTACAAGAATTATGCACAATAGACTTGCGTGATCCTATTCCTGATTACATAAAAGAAAAGCATTACTATGGTGATATTATTTGGGAAGTAGGATTCGATAAAGATTTTAATATTACATGTACCAATATGAACGATACATGTCAAAGTTGGAATGCCAAAATGCCTTATCCTGCATTTCTTAAATATTGCTATATAGAATCGATTACTAATAAACCGATATCGGTATCATAAATAGTATTATGATCAGAGCAATAATTAATTGGTGGAACACATTAATCAAAGAAGAGTTTGAATTAACTGTGTGGTTTGATGGCGGTACACGAGAAGATGCTGAGGGCAATCTAACACCCAATCCTAAAAGCAAAAAAGTATTTCTATTAAAAAGTATTTCAAAAAGAACTCCTACACATGTTAAAGGTGTAGAGTTAGATGGCAAAGCATTTGAAATTAGAACTGTACAGCCTTTTGATTATATGATTAGAAAAATCTATTAGACGTTTTGGTTACCTTTGTACTTGTATCCTTGGTTGGTACTTGCTACTTTTTTTATTCCTTGTTTGAACGCATTGCCTTTTCTGTATTTGTCTGGATCTTGTTGTGGCATTAATTTTTGTGCATCTGCTTGTTTAAGGACTTTTTGTATGCTGGTAGGATTCAAGCCAAATTCTCTGCCTTGCCTACTAGGATTAGGTTGTTGGTTAACACTGGTAATATTTAATACACCGTTATCTCTAACACTAACTACTTTACCGTAGTTTGGTTGATTGGGTCTACTACTCCTTGCACCACCAGTCCACATAACATAGTCACCTGGTTTAGGTCTCATATCTAGTAACTGTTTTGGTCTTAGGTCAGGTAATTGTTTCATAGTGTTGTCTATGACTTCCCACTCGCCGTCTATAATTTGCCCAAACTTTTCTAAATCACCTGCTGTCTTTTCTTGACCTTTACGAATAAGTTCACCGTCAATAGTTCCCATTGGATGCAGGTTTGGTATTTGTTTAAGTTTAACATCAGTACTAATGTCTGTACCTGGTTCAGCCGGTTCAACAGGATCTACTATAGTTTGTGTTCCTTTGGGTAAGTCTAATAGTTTACTCCATTTTTGTTTAGTTGGAAAACTACCTCTTAATGCTGTTACTAATTCATTAATTTTATTTCGTACGTCATTAAGAATTTGATCATTAGGATCATCAGTATACATTAATCTACCAGCAGTGGATTTATTCATATTGATATCACTTGCTGTTAGTCTAGCATTCTTAACCATTTGTGCATGACTTTTTGTTAAAGTATCAATGACAACTGCTGGAAATCTATAAGCAGGTTCTTGTTTGCGTGTAACATTAGTTTGATCAATTATTAATTTTTGTAATGTTTGCCAGCCTTTAATTACTGATTCTAAATTTTTTGTATAAGCAATCCACGTTGGTTTAGGATATTGTTGAGCATAGTAATTTCCTAACTCTTTCATAGCAGGAGCAATTTTTTTATAGAATATATCATTCAACTTATCATAAATTGCTTCGACTCGTTCTCTTTGATCACCTTTTAATTCATTTAGTCTCATAACAGTATTTATCACTCTGTGAGTTTGTAAGCAAAGTCACCGTTCCACGTCAATACAAATTTTGGAATATCTGTGTTTAGAAAATAGTATGTGAGTGCACCTTTGCTTTTGATTACGTCTACAGGTTCAACATTATAACGTTCACACCACTCTCGCATGTGTCTGCTTACCTGTCCGCTTTTCATTTTTGCAGGTATGCCGGCTCCTCCGGAAGGTATCCAAAACTCAACTCCTTTCATTTATATAATCCAGTATTGCTTTTGCATAAGCATTATTGCCTATGTGTGTAAAATGATTACTGTAGAAATTTTCAACAGGTTGATTGTATTCTTCTAAGTCTGCATTGAAACCTATTTCATATCTGGGAAAATCAAAACTAATAAACTGTGGACTGTATCCTGTAATGCTATCGCCATATTCGTAGTCGCACCAAAATGCATTACAGAACAAATAGTCTATGTTATATAAATTTAGGAATCCCAATGTTTTATCATACACACTCAATGTTTTATAATATTCAAAATCTTGATCTCGGTATATTGCAGAATACTCGTCTATAGTATTGATTCCAGTAGTATGAGAACCAGCAGTATTTAAATGCGGTGTGCGGTTAAGTGCAAAATCAAATTTATGTCCTTTACCATTTATATATGAATCAGGTTGGGCTCGATACATAAACCTAACTGGTGCAGTAGGTACTATTACAAGTAAATCTTCTTGTTTGTCAAATCTGTCAGTGTTTAATATCCAATCAATATTATGTAATATATAATCATTGCTACAACCTTGCATAGAAAGATTTAATTCAGGCATATAAGTATAGCCTAAATTTTCGACAACTTGTTTAACCCATTCTGTGTCTTTGACAACCTGATTATCAGGTAATCCTTCGTCAACTGGAAATATGTCTGTGGTTACACATGGTGTACTGAAACTGTCGCCCACTATCCATGCTTTCATCCTTCTATTTCTCTCAATCTAATTTCTGCCTCATTAACTGCTGTTTGTTTTTGTTCATCAGTGTATATACGCCAGTTCCTAATATCGTCTACATTTCTACCACAGCCTTGACAAACCGTGTGAGTTGCAAAATCTAAATTGCAAATTCCTTTACATGGCGATTGTACTGACATGCAAGTATTTATAGAAATGTAATATACTCAACGATAAATACTTGCATGAAGAAAGCAATAGTATTAAGTGCACCGGCGGCACTCACATCCGGCGGACATGAAACACGTTTAGGCAAAAATACTGCTAGAGCACCCGGGGCTCACATGGTAGCACAATGTATGCGAGACAACGGATACGATACTATTAATATAGAATACATCAACGATTGGTTAGCAAAGCCAGAGTTTGTTTCTGGATTAACGTTGATAATGGAAAAACATTTTTCAGGTTGTACAGATGGTGTCATAGGCCTTAGTTTAACAATTGGGCATCATGCTGTTTTAGGTGATTCGCGTTTAGTTAAAATCATTGAAGCAGTTAGAAAAAACTATAATGTTAGAGTTGCGGCAGGCGGATTATATAGGCCGTTGCCTGTAAAAAGAAAAGAATTTACTGCTGAAACACAATTACCTTATTTAATTGATGCATACTTTATTGGTAGAAGTTTAACAATGTTTCCTACTTGGTTAAACAAAGGAGACATGAGCGAACATTACTACGAAACAGATCACAATAACAGTATATGGTACAAATTAAAAAATCCAGACGTTATACCAGAGCCACCTATTGTAATGGCATTACATGATAGCGATTCTTTCAATCCACGTGATGTCTTGACAATTGAGTTAGGTGTAGGGTGTAAATTTAATTGCAGTTTTTGTAATACACCATTTAAAAAATCAGCAACACAATTTCAGAGCGTAGATAATTTAGTAGAGTTTTTAAGTGAAGCACACAGCAGATACGGAGTAAAACATTTTAATTTATCAGATGAAACAACTAATGAAGTAGATCAGAAGTATGAAAATTTACTAACCGCAGTAAGACAATTAGATTATCAACCCGAGTTCACAGGTTACGCAAGACTTGACATGTTGAGTGCAAAGAGATATCAAATAGAACAAATGGCCGAAATAGGATTTAAAGGTGTTTTCTTTGGCATTGAAACATTAGATAACAAAGCCGGTAAGAACATAAGAAAAATTACAGGTGGTGCTAAAAACTTAGAGTCACTTAGATTGTTAAAAGAGAATGTGCCTGACTTATATAGGTTTGGTTCTTTTATGATAGGATTAACTTATGACAGCGAAGAAAAAATTCAAGCAGGCTTTGATTACATAGTTGAACATCAGTTGTTGCATAACACATACATTAATCAAGTAGGCATTGGCGCACCGTATCCGGGTGACACATGGGCAAGTGACTTTAGCAAAAATCCAGAGAAGTTTGGATTTACAGTAACAGCCGATGGTGCAGAAACTACTCATATGCACGAATGGAAAAACGATTGGATAACATCAGAAGAGTCAATTGTTCTTAAAGAAAAATTTAGAAGAGAAACATCTACTAGACTTGGGTTTGGTAATTTCATGGAATACACTAATTGGGAATATCTAAAAGACAAAGCATTAGGCGGCCAAAGTCATCCTGACACAGCAAAAGATCAAGATCCAGATAGGCTATATCAGTTAGGAATGATGCACACAGAAAATTATATTAGATCAACAATTTTGAAACACGGCGGCTAACAGTGGATCAGAATTTAGAAATTATATCAGCAAATCAACCAATAGTTGATGACATTGATAAACATTTAAAAAAAGAATGGCAAAAAGATTTTGGATTACCAATGTGTGTCTATACAATCAAAAGAATGATTGTGGAATTACGCAGAAAAGAAAATACAGATTGGGATAAGTTTGAAGAGTATCTAGAGAGATACAAAAAAATAATTATACCTAATTTAAATATGCGTTGGACATGTAGTGTGCTAGACACACTTGCAGATGCTCCTAATGATCCAGATACAAATTTGCCTTCAACTCGTAAAGTAAATGCTACATGGTTATCAGCAATATACAAAAAAAGTTTAATTACAGACAGCCTGTTTTTGCATTTAACCAATTGGGAGATTAATCACAACAACATATTAAGCAAAGCACCTCTTTCACCAGATCCACTCTTTCCAAACGGACCAGGAAAGTTTGGCGAACCAAAACCCATACCAGGATTAAAAGGTCAAAAAACAGTTACTAATATGACAACTGATATCCCAAAGAATGTAGCAACTCGTGTACATACTGTTATGCAAAACGATAAGTTATTATTAGAGTTACAGTCTCACTTAACTTTGATTTACAATGAAGGAGATACACTTATGGGTTTATGGAATAGATTAGAACACAATGGATAAACCTAAACTGATAATAGCAGGAGACGAATGGACGCAGGGCAGTTATATAGATGCTGTTACAAGCAGTAACCTTTGTGTAGAAAACAGTTTTAGAAAGTTTTTCAATGTAACCAATTTGGGTTTTCCTATGCAGTCACCACAAGAATCTATAGACGCATTAGAAAATTACTTGCGTAACTTAGATTTAAAAGGCATGTATCCACGAAGTAACATCACAGTATTATTTGTGCTAGGAAACACATTTCGTGACTTTGATATACCTAAAACCGGTATCTTAGACGCACACAGACGCTCTGTGCTGAACGTTTTAAAAAGACTGAGTATTTTATCTAAGGAAAGATTACCTGCGTGTAGCAAGGAGGAAACGTCAAGTAATTCACAATGGTATGTGGTTGGTGGTAGCACAGATATAGGTCATAAATTGATCGAACAAATAGCAGATGATAACAGTGATAAACATGGTTTATCAATAGTGGGCAGTTGGTGTAAATTTGTAGATGAAGACTATATGAGTTCACCTTTCAGTGATGATCGAGATAGAATATTTTTAAACAGCAAGATTGACCCCAATGAGCATAAAGTAATCACAATGATTATGGAAAAATTCAAACAGTATGAACTGTTGCAGGACAAGGGTTTAATGAGCAAAGATAATATACCCACAGAGATGATGACCGACGTGTTAGCAGAACACATACACAAACATAGTGCAAAACGATTTAATAAAGTCAGTTACATTGGCAATAGAGACTTGCACGACGAATCCAGCAAAAAACCTTTTTATTGATTTTTATACCAGTCAGCAAGGCATTCGCCTAATTCACGATTAGCATCAGGACTCATGTGATTAACATATTGTTTCGCACTTTCTTTGGTAACATAGTTTTCAAATCCAGGTGCATCGCTCATGTTGTGCCAGTTGTACGTTGACTGTAACTGATTTACTCTATCGCCTGATACGTTTAATCTATTGGCCCACAGTTTGCTACAACCTTCGTGTAGTATCACGTTCACACCTCTTTGTTTTGCGTGTGTGATCATGCCATCTATCATGTTACACAATTTGTATTCTTCCCAAACAGGATCAGTATTGAATATCATGTGATTCATTTCAGTGTCAAGGCTTTCTTTGTTCCAGCGATTTATAAAGTATTCTGTGTTTGCAGAATATCGTTGACTGCCTTTTTCCCTGTACAAAGTCATCATGCTGTCGTGGTTAGTACTGCTGAGTCGCTGTTCACGTACATTTTCTATGCCAATGTTCCAGTCCCATGTGATATCATTGGGCACAGGTTTGGTTGCACGTCTGTCAAATGTGGTAAGTCCCACAATGCAAATGTCTTGATCTATGTTGAAATTGGGTTGATGTGTTGCCCAGTCAAAGTAATACATGATGATGTCATTACTTGCTCCGCGATTGCTTAATGCTGTAGACCCCCAACTGAAATCCAAATTGCTGTGTTGTGCAAACACTTCACAGAAGTGATCATAACTGACGTTTGTTGCTTGGCCTGTGTTATGCGAATACCTGGGTGTGAGTGTGTTTCTGCTCCAGAAACTGTCGCCAAATATCCACAGTTTGCTCATGATATCAACAGGTAATCTTGCAGTAGTGTACGCATAAACAGTATAATACCCACACCGTTCAACAGTATAAGTGCCCTGTCTTTCCACAAGAAGCCTACCCACATCCATCCTGCTACACCCACAAGGCTCAGTATGAGATCATACATTTGAAAGCCTTCTATGCCTCGCATACTCATACTTGCCAGTATAAAAGTACTGGCAGTCCATTTGATATACCAACTAAGGTCTTGTTTGGGTGTGGCGCTCTTTTGTATCCTACTTGAGTGTTTGATCTCACCCACAGTGAATTCTTGACCCTTGGCCGTTTCGATGATCACATCGTCTAATTTTTCTGAGTGTGGCTTTACTGTTCTAGTCATCTGTTGTTCCACCATTGTGCGAATGCTTCGCCATATATTTTTGCTCCTGCTGGGCTCATGTGATTGCTGTACTTGTATATATCCTCATGATGGGTAATGCCCAGGGTGAAACTTGGCATATCCCACAGTTCTGTGTTTTGCCAATCATACAGCGGATCTGTCAGCGGTTCTGTGAATTCTTCTAACTGTGAACTGGTTTGTTCTGTCCATATATCCCACCAGTTTAAACAGCCACGATGTAACACTATGTCTATGCCACGATGTTTTGCACTGGTAACACAGTTATCTATGTGACTGCAATGACGCCAATGATGCCATGCCGCATCGTAGTTCAGTATGTCGTAATCTATTGCTGAGTGTAGTAATGGCAACTCCCAGTTGTGTGTCATTGCTTCTGTGTATAACATATCACTACTGCGATTTTGCTCTAGCATCAACATCATGTCTCTGTTGGTTATGTGTATGTTCTTTTCAACAAGGTTACGTTCGCCATTGTGTACATCAAAGTGTGTGTCTGACCTACCTGATGTTACCCAACGGTCCACAGTGGTTATACCAAACAGTATGGTGTCTGTGTTGCAGTTAAACTGTGGATTTTTTGTTATACAGTCTAAACCATACAGATTCCAGTCATTACTTGCACCAGGGTGACTCCAACTGTTGCTCCAGTTGAAATCTAGTTGACATTCAGTTGCAAAGGTGTCTACCCATGAAGCACCAGGCAAACGGTAATTGGTGTCTCGTTGAATACATCTAGTCCAGAAACTGTCACCTATGATCCATAGTTTGCCTGCCATTATAATGTCCTTTATCCAATTAGGAGTCAAAAAAATCGTTTAAGCGGAGCCGGAGTCTACGCCTGCCGGTACCCTACTACTTGTACTCTTCGAACCTTCTTCTAATGAAGTTCTTGCTCATTCCTAAGTTGTATTTGGTATACATGAAGTTTACGAATCTAGTGCTTACTGTTTTGTACTGATTTGCTGGTACATACTTTAACTGTTCTGCGTATGCTTCACACTCTCTATTTAATTTGTGGTTTTTATTCCATATTTGTTTTATACCTGACCAACCTAATGTTCTTATATTTTGCTTTACATGTGTTAATTCGTGTTGTATTAATCCTTCGTCATCTTTGTAATCTGGTCTGATTAATACTAGAGTTCCTACATGGTATCCGCTAAATCTTTTAGGCATCCAGTTAGATATAAAAATAAGGATTGGAATAAAATTCCATATAAGTCTTATTTTCATGTAAAATATTTATTTGAATGTGCCGGCTAGTATAACTCTTTTTGACTCGTGATTTAAAGAAGAAAAGTCTGTGCCATGGAAACTTTGTCTATTGCACTTGAATAGAAACAATTTACCAATACCGTTAGATTCTTTGTATTCGTTTCTTGCCTCGTAATACGGTTCTGGAACAGGGTTACTTACAGTATTACCATCTGGATCTATAATATCTTTGTGTGTAATTAATTCACTTTCGTACATCTTTGTACCTACAGAATCGTGTAAGTATATCAGACCTTTTGCCCATACTTCTGTGATACCTATTTCATCAGTGTGTGGTTCAAAGTTGCTGTTTGGATTTGCTCCCTGGTATCCAAATTTAGGCCATGTTTCGTGTGATAGACCTAAATCTGCATCAAACTTTTGTATAAACCATTCGTTCCAGTCGTCCCAGGTGTTGAGTGCATCTACTAGATCACCTGCATATGATTCATTAATTGGTCCTGTTGAAAACACAGGAAAGGCACCGTCTCTGTCATGTAGATCTGGATCGTAGTTATCATAAAATCCTGGCTTTAGTTCTTCGTATACTAGTTCACAGAACTCTGGTTTTATCAAATCAACTTCACAGTATATGTAAGGGTGTGTCTGGATTTCTGCATTCCATAATGCGTCCCAATCAATGAAATCTCTTGCTCTTATTCGTTCTTCCATTAAACAACCTTGTACTTGTTATTATCGCATTTGCCACATGTGAGTTTGCAAAATGCGTCTGCATTGTTTTCCATGTTATCGAAGTATGTGGTATTTAATACACCACTATCAAGTACTTGTTTAAGTGTTTTATCTTCGACACTAAATGCTTGTTCGCCAATACTATTTATTTTATTCAATATAGAATTTATCGGTCCACCTTCGAATATACTAGTTTTAGATTGAGCAACATTACTGCCTATCATACAACATGGGTACACATAGTTATCAAAACTTATAAACACATAATTTTTATTTTCTGATATATTTTTTGGGTTTTCAAAATTCTTACTGAAACATGTTTGTTCCGTAATAGAATCGGCTTGTAACTGTTCGCTTTCGTGTAACGATTCGCTATATGGCGCATTAGCAGGAAAAGGCTTACCTTTTATATTAGGTGGCACGTTATCAAACTCTGCTTTTCTAGGCGGAGTAAAAAAGATATTTTGTGTTTGTAACTTTTGCATTAGTTCTGGATATTGTGTTTTAAGTGACCAGTGAGTATCTAATAACTCTGTTTCACTTGGACCATGAAGCAAATGTGTATGCTCGCCTTGGAAGTTATAAACATGAATAGGTCCCCAATCTGCTCCATTCGGGCGTCTTATATAAAATACTTTAATATTTTTACTATGTGCAATTTTAATTGCTTCTTCTAATTCATGTACATTCTCTTGCCACACAATATACTGCCATTCGTGATAAGTCCCGTCTTTAATGTCGCTTAAATATTCGTCCATGTTACGCATAACTTTATCAAAGTCAACCCTTACCCGGTGTAATTCATTTACTTCTTTACTTGCACCATCAATGCCCCATATGAGATGTACACCTAATTGTCCTAATCTTTTGTAGTGTTTAGGACTGCCTATGCCGCCATTAGTACTGATTCTAATACTCACATGTTCGTTTTCACCTCTAATCCATTCGCATATATCTAATATTTCAGGATTAGTCATTGGGTCACCGTAATTGCCACAGAACTGTATATGTTGTAATTGATGTATAGTATCGCTTAAGATTCGTTGTACTTCTTCTGCTGTTCTGTATTGTTGAGAAAACTCAGCAAGTTGCCCGTGGTTACGCCTGATGCATACAGGACATACTGCATTGCATGTACTTGCTATTTCAAAATCAATTGCTACTAAATTACCACTGCTCATGTTTAATAATATTCGGGTGATCTAAACCTGGTGTATAATCAATTTGTATTGTTAAAATTTGTTGAGTGTACATCCAGTATTTAATTAATTCTTCGTGTGTTCTTTTTACTTGATCACTTACTCCGTACTCGTAATCTCCTAAAAACAATTCTGCTGGTGTCATTGAAAGGCACCATGGCATCTCATCTGAAAAGTTAGTAAACTGGCTCCATACTGGTATAGAATGTAATGTGACGTTTAATGGTCCTACTAGTTTGAGACCTAACTGCATTTTAATATAAGACTCATAATATTCCTGTGCAAGGTCATGACTGTTAGACCATAATATAATATTTTTTACACCGCCCTCTGTACTAGTGTCCTTAACTAAATTTTTAATTACATCTAGCACAACCATCCTCCGTTAACTTTAATAAACTCTCCATTCATATAAGTGTTATTTTCGTCCATAAGCATTTTTAATACAGGTAATAGTTCTTCTGGCAAACATGTTCTTCCTACTGGTGAGTAAGTGCTATCAACATTTTTAAGTTCGTGCATTACTAAATGTGGTACAAGGCCATTACATGATATGCCGTGTTTAGCATAATGCCTTGCAATGTATTGTACTAAGTTTACATACACACTTTGAGAACCAACATACGCAAAACTTTTTACAAAATCATCATCATAAAAATTTGGATTGGGTGCTGTAAAACTGTAAGTGCTGGGTGTGAATATTAATTTTTTATTTTGCTTTTTGCTTTCCATTAAGTATGCTAATGATGTTCTTGCTACATTAAACAGTAGATCTGTGTTATGTCCAAATAAACTATCCCAGTCAGTGTTGTGCATTTCATGTAAAGGTTTTGCATCTTCGCCTAACTTTTGATCTTTGCCTGCTGTATTAAAAATTACATTAGGCTTCCAGTCGTGTAATACTTCGTTGTATTGTTCTTCGTCTCGTAAGTCTACAGTAAATGTTGCACCTTTCAAATCTGCTGTTGCTACAGAATAGCCTAATTGAGTAGCCGCAATTTTTGCCTGTGTTCCTATTATTCCATTACCTAAAATTAATACTCTATTACTCATTTCCAATTCTCAACTGTGTCTGCTATTTCTAATGCAGTTAATCCTAACTCCCAATCGGTTTTGTTTCCTATGCGATCGTCTTCATTCATAAATTTAATAAATGTATTTACAAAAGAACTGCTTCTTTCATTGCTGAAGGAAGGTATCATTACTTCTTCAATTGTGCTATCCTTGTATGTAAACTCGCAAACTGACTCTATTGGGTTATAGTATAACGTGCCTTTCTCGTACTCTACTTTATAGTATCTTTCAGTAGGCGAACCTTCATAATCCAAATGCATATTTACTTGCAATGACGAATCATGATTGTCTAGTAAAATGTCATATGATGTAGGAATATCAACATCAAGAGCACCAGCGGAGTGGTGTACACTTAAAACAGTTAAGTCACCAAATAGACCTGTCCACCAGTCAAAGTCGTGGCTCAAAGTCAAAGGTACACCTCCACCTAGGTCAGGTCTAACAGCATAGGATTCTCTGTAGTCTTCGTGTGGATGCCACCCGGATACTAGTTCACTCCATTTGCTTTCTGCATAGATGGGTTTGCCCCACTGGGCCTCTTGAAACTTTTTGTAGGCCGCAAAATATCTTTGATTGTAACCTACCATAAAATTGGTTCCGTGTTTAACAGCAACGTCTATTATTTCTCTACCATCTTGGTATGTATGTGCGATTGGCTTTTCGCATAACACAGGAATATTATTTTCTAAAAACTTTATTGATTGTTCTTTGTGGAATACAGTTGGCGTACATATAATAGCGGCTTCTATTTCTGATAAATCTAACTCATCAAAATCAAAACTGTCTCCGTTGTCTTGCCTTTTTAAAATCTTTGTTGTATAACCTAAGTCGTTGGCAATATTTTTATATCTACCACCTGCTGAACCTAGGCCCCATATTGCTATCATATTATTATCTTTTGATTCCTTGTCATCCACATCTCAACTGGAAAACCAAAAATTGCTATGTTGTTATCCATTAAATATCTAAACCATACTTTATCAGCCTCCATTGAAAGAGAATCTATATTATCGGCAAAATACATAAATGTATTAATGATATTTTCTAAAAAGTCTGGCTCTAGTATATGTTTTTTTGCAAATGCTTTTTCCATTGCAAACATTGTATCTATAAATGGTGCATTGTTTTTCCATATAGGAAAAGTAAAAGAAGGTGCAAAAACCGTTTGTACACCATCTATGCAGGAAGGCCAGTGTTCCCATTTTGTACCAGTCCGGTCGTCGCTATCTGGTCTTTGGAAATGAGTCCATGCTCCAGGTTCTCTATTTACGATTGGCTGAATATTTTGTTCTAAATTACTTTTTAAATTATTACATAAACTTTTTTCGTATCTAAGATTAGATCTTGCTTTTATGATTATATCATAATCTCCGTATTCTAATGCTCTTTCGATACATTTTATAGTGCTATAGAATTGCGCCATATGAGTTCTAAAAAAGTGTTTTATATTTTTTTGAGAGTTTGATCTAATATGTAATTCTTCTGCATTTGGCTGTGATAGTATATGATCTTCGAATTCTTTATATGTTGATGTCCTTGTTCTTTTAAAGGGAAATTGATTTACAATATCTATGCCTGGATTTTTAGGATCGTCCCAAGTATGGCAAAAGAAATCCATCTCCTGTGATAATTGTATTTCATTTAAGCCATGTATTGTTGGCGTAATATTATCGATTAATCCTGATAAACAATATGCTACTTTCATGGTCTTAATTTTTTTCTATTTGGCTCTTCACAAGGTAATACATCAAAACGTTTGCCTACAGTTTGCTCTAGCATTCTTACTTGCTCTACTAATTCTTTTAATTCGCTTGGCTCCATACTTGCTGATTGGTCTGTTCCCCATAAAGTTTTATCAGTGGTAAAATGTTTTTCAATATACTTTACACCTTTTAATACTGTGGCGGCCGCAGGATATACACCTACGTCATGACTGCTATAACCTATTGGGTGACCAAACTCTTTGTACAAGTCTAATGTATCTAAGTTCAGTTGATCTAGTGGAGCCGGATAGGCACTTACTGTATAAAACAGTATTAAGTTTCTTGTACGTTCAAACCTTTTTGTCATTTGTACAACCTCTTGGAAGTTGCACATGCCTGTACTAACTATAACATTATCAAAGTTACTACCAGCACGTCTAACCAGTTCTTCGTCTGTTGCTAATGCACTTGGTATTTTGACAAGTCTGTTACCATACAGTAATGCAAAGTGTAAACTTTTGATATCCCACACACTAAGAAACCAGTCTATGTCTATTTCTTTACAGTACCTGCGTATCTCATCATATTCGTCTTTGCCAAATTCTATTTTATGTTTGTATTCTAAATACGTCATTTCGCCCCATGGGGTCTGACGCATCATACTTTTTTGGTGTTCCGGTACACAAGTGTCTGGGTCACGTTTTTGAAACTTTACTGCATAAGCACCGGCTTCTTTTGCCGCGGCTATCATTTTTTTACAAAGATCTAAGTCTCCGTTGTGATTGATTCCTATTTCTGCTATTACTTTAACCATTTAACTTTTTCCAATACGATGTGTATAAATCAAATTGCCATTCATAATCTATGTCAAGACTTTCAAACTCATCTATAACAAATATTTCTGGATTGTCTTTCTTGAATGGTGCCTTGCCCATAAAACTGCCTTCGCCTATTAAGTCTAGTCTACTAGCATACAAGCAATGAGCACCTTCGTATGTAGGTGTTACTGCTTTAGTATTCATTAGTTCATATCCTTCTGGCCATGGTGTTGTAAGATCTCCGTTGCTATTCCAAAAGTAATTTTTCTTATTGGTAACAGCAAACAGTCCATCGTTTGGAGAGTTAAGATATGTATCAATAAAATTGTTTATTGTTTCTACAGTTAAAAATAAGTTACATGCATTTATTAGAACTACATATTTATATTGTGGAAACTTATCGTACCATTCGTATAATGACTGTAAATCTTTTTCTTCGTTAGCACTCTTAACACTTCTATCGAACACATTTAGTCCGTGATGTTCTGCTAATCGTTTTAAATGAATTTCGTTAGCACTGAGAATAAATTGTTCTTGTGGTATCTTGGACTTTTTAATTTTTCGTAAACACACATCGATCAAACTGGTACTAGCAAATGGTCTAATCATTTTTCTTGGTACTCTTGTGCTGTTTACTCTAGCCTGTACTACGAACAGCACATCTGTGATGTGTTTTGTGGACATGCTAGTATTTATTATGTGGAAATAAAAAGGTTAGGGCGTTAAGGCCGCCCTAATCTTATTCTTCGTTTTGGTCGTCTATGCTAGGTAGTGTACCTGATTTGATAAACTGTAAAACTGTGTTTGGATCACTGACTTGATATGGATCATCAGGACATTCATCGCTGTATCCTGGCTCTTCAAAAATTGCTTCAATGTTACCATCATTAACAATCATTGCATATCTCCAACTTCTAAGTCCAAAACCTATGACACTCTTATCAACTAAGAATCCCATTTGTCTAGTAAATTTACCTGTACCGTCTGGTATTGGTTTTACTTTTTCTACATTAACTTCTCTGAACCAAGAGTTCATTACGAATGTATCATTTACTGAACAACAAAAGATTTCATCAATGCCTTCTGCTTTGAATTGCTCGTAGAAAGCCTCATAGCCTGGTAATTGATTAGTTGTGCAAGTAGGAGTATAAGCACCTGGTAATCCAAATACTATAACTTTTTTACCTGCAAAAATTTGGTCATAAGTAAGTGTATCCCATTTCCATCCTGGGTTCTCGTCAGTTTCTACTCTGACAGGAAAATCCATTACTGGTACTTTTCTCTTAATTGATGACATTATTTTTCTCCTTTACTTAGGTAGTTTTCCATAAGGGTTTTTGTATTTCTTTGCTTCTGGTGTATCCTTTGCCGCTCTCACTAACCAATATAATGGTAAGAAGTTTAGCACAGGTACAAAGAAAGCAATTACCCACCAACCACTATGACCTCTGTCATGTAGTCGTCTTACAGTAACACTTAGTGATGCTGGTAATGTTGCCAATATCCAGATCGCTACAAATATTCCTGAGTTCTTGCTTTCTGAGAATGGATCAAGCCAATTAAAGAATGTGAATCCTATAAGGTTATCTATTCCCATTGCCACTAAGGCAATAAGACTTGCGTACAATGTAAAGAACCAATACTCTGGTCTATTACTTCTTCCGCTCCAGTCTTTCCATCTGTCTACTAATACTGTTTTCAGGTTAGTAGTGATGTGATTTATTATATTCATATATTTCCTTTTACACCTGTTGTGGCGTAAGCATTTATTTATTCTATGCCTAGTGTAAAACGTGCTTCTTCTGATATAAGATCTGGATTCCAAGGTGGGTTAAAAGTAATATCAACATTTACTTTTTGTACGCCTTCGACAGTTGCCGCCGCGGCATGTACTTCTGCTGGTAATATTTCTGCGGCTGGGCAATTTGGTGCTGTTAGTGTCATTAGTACTTGGCAGTCCATTTCTTGATTGATTTCTACATTGTATATAAGACCTAAGTCAACAATGTTTACTGGTACTTCAGGATCAAATATTTTTGTTAGTTCTGCTTTTACTTTGCCAGCAATAAATTTTCTTAAATCATCCATATGTTAATACTTGGTCTAGCGATTCTAAGAATCTTGCAACATCAACTTCGTTGTTGTTTACACCGACACTTACTCTAATAAATCCATTGTCCGATAATTTGTTTACCACAGGGTGGGCACATAGTTTGCCTGACCTAACATATATATCTTTTAATCCTAATGCTACACTAACATCATATGAATGTTGACCTGGTATGGTAAAACTTACCAAGCCACCTCTTTTCTCTAGTGGTAGTTCGTCGCATATAATAGGTATCTTTCTTTCTCTTAATTCTTTGATAATGATTCCTAATAGGTTTTGTGTGTGACTGTGTATTACATCCATGCCAATCTTTTGCATAAAGTCTATACTTGCACCGGTGCCTATAACTCCTGCTATGTTAGGTGTGCCTGCTTCTAACTTTAACGGTATTTCCCAAAACTCTGTTTTACTATCAGTTACATTGCTTACTTGGGCACCGCCACCTATTAGTGGTTCCATGTGTTCTGCAATAGACTTTTTAATTAATAATATACCTGTTCCTGTTGGCCCATAGTGTTTATGTGAACTCCAGTAGTAAAAATCTGCATTGACTTTATCTGCGTCTAAACTTTCATGACTCATATGTTGACTCATGTCTAATGCTACTAAGCCACCTAATTCTTTTGCTGTGTGCGTAATTTTTTCTATATCCAGTATTTGCCCAGTTGCATTGAAAACCCCGCTTATATGCAAAATGTGTGCGTCTAGTGACCCGTATTTAAACAGTTCTTGTTCATTAAATACTCCGTTATCTGGTACAGGTATTTGTTCAACGTTAGAGTTGTGTAATCTGTAAGGTACAATATTAGCATGATGGTCGTTAAGACTTACTATGGATTTAGATATACCTAAATTTTTTAAATTGTAATAAATTAAGTTAGAAGAAAATGTAGCACCTGATGTAAATACTACTTCATAATTGTGTGCATTACACCAGTCTTTTACTTTGTCTCTTACGCCTTCGTATTCTGTTGTAGCAACATCTCCCCAAGCATAGTTACCTCTGTGTACATTGCTAGGGTACTCGTTGTAGTACTCAGCCATCTTATCTACAACTTCATCAGGAGTAAGGCTGGTTGCCGCTGTATCAAAATACACCTTGCCAGACTTTAGTGCCTTAAATTGATCTCTTGTGTTACTGTTAATCATATTTGTATGTGCCCGTCTGCAATCATTTTTCTTGCATTTGTTTTGCTAACTCCTAATGTTTCAAGATAATATATCTCGTTTTCATCTACATTGCTTATTGTACAACCGTGTGTACATTGTATCTCTTTGGTATTGATATTTAGTTTCGGTATTGACTTTGCTTTGCTAGTCTTGTCCATTAATAGATTTTTGTTTATCATACTGGAGTTTGTACCTACTGCTTTTTTATCAACATTTATACTGCCAATAAAATCTGTTACATTGTTGTTGTAAATTGCAGAGTGATATTTTATTGTGCTAGTGCTATTATTACCTTTATGGTTAACAATTACATTATGAGATGAACTAGAGTTTTTGCATAACACACTACCATTGACAGTTGTTGTTGTGTTTTGGTATGCAGTAATATCTAAGTGCCGCCATTGTGGGTCTTTGTCATATGTATTCACAATTAGTTCACTGCCAGGATACTGAATTATACTGACATCATCAACTACGCCATTGCTGTTAATTACCTCTCTAGTAAGTTCTAATTTACTGTCATACCCAATAATATAAATCCATTTGTTTAAGTACATATCTTTTCCGTTAAGGATAGATTCTTTAACTGTAAGATTAGACTTGTCTCTAATATGCACTATGTATACACCTGCATTTAATGAATTATTTTCATTGTCTACATCTTCATTAACAAAATTTAATGCATGTTTGTTTTCCCATGTACTTAACATGCATACACTTGTTCCACCTGTTAATGCAGTTGCTAGTAATCCTGGTATAGTGCTGTTTTTAAAAACATCTATTGACCTTGTATAGTAGTCATAAACGTTTCCGTGTGCATCACCGGTATCATGCCATATATGGCCACCGAGTTGGTTTAGTTCGTGATTACCCGAAAATTGTCCTGCCTTGAATCTAACATTTTGTGGCACTTCGTCATTAAAGCCGTTACTGTATACACTGGCATTACCTTGACCATTAAACGGAAAGTCTAATTCTTTTGTCCAAAGACGTTTGAATACAGCAGAAGAATATTCTTCAAGTTTGTAATTTACTGGTGTGTAAGAATCATGTAAGGACTTGCTTAAGAATTCTTTAGTTGCATTTATAGACCACTGTTCACCGCCAACTTCGATTAATAAATCTAGTAAATCCTCGCATGACTTAGTCATAACCTTCCTTTAATTTCTTTTCAACTACATTGCTGTCAACTTCAACTAATTTACCGTCTTCAAACATTAAACCATAATCGTATTCTAAGTTTTGTACAGTATTGATATTGTGTGTTATCATAATAGTTGATAAGTTTTTCTCTTTGCGGTCATTAATAACTTCAACAACAAGTTTTAATCCATTTGAATCTAAACCTGTATCTATTTCATCTAATATAGCACATTGTGGTTGTAATGTAAGTAAATTAGATAACTCTGCTCTTTTTCTTTCTCCGCCACTGCCGCCGACATTAACTGGTCTAGTAGTCCATGATTCAGGTAATCCTACTTTAGTCAATGTGTTTTTAAATTCTTTTAATTCTGTACCTATTTGTGCAGACTTAATTTCTTTGATTTCTTTAATTAGTCCGAATGTAGAAACGCCTGGTAGTTCTGGAGGAGTTTGCCAACTGACAAATATTCCTTCTTTTGATCTCTCAAATGTTTCCATATCAGTAATTTCTTTGTTATTAAATTTTATTGAACCTTCTACATCGATGTCGCCTCGGCCCATGATGCCATGTGCTAATGTACTTTTACCGCAACCATTAGGTCCAATAACAACAACGGTTTCACCGGGTAAAATTGTTTTATTAAAGTTTTTTAGTAACTCTTTATTGTCGATTGTTATACTTACGTCTTGGAATTTCATATTGTTATTATACACTAATTTATTATGCGTTGTCAAGCATTTCTAGTACTTTAGGCTTTAGCCATTTGTTGCAAAATTTTGCATGATTATATCCACTCGGATGATTACCACACCACCATGTGCCGTCGTCTAGTTTTGCCTTTTCGTAAATACTTGATGTTTCGTTAGCAGTATATACGTCACCGCTTAGTAACATTATTTCTGGGTTCTGGTTAGTTGCATCAGGTGTACAATATAGTTCGTCTTGTATACCATATTCTGCTATACCTCCGGTATTGTTTATATTATCAACTGCACTTAATCCTACTCTATCTAATACATCTTTGGAATATAGTGTGCTCTCAGATGAAACAAAATTAAACATACCATCCCAGCACCAATACCAACCAGGGAACATTAATAATTGCACGTTTTTAGATTCGCAAAAAAGTTTCATATATTCTACGTTTTCTAAATTTTTTACTGACTGATTATCCGCGGTATTAAGATTTATATAATCTTCTTTAAATACTTCAAATAGTCGCCTGTTTTCCCAGCCTGTATATCCGCCGCCTTGCTTCATCCATACTCTGTGTTCGGCTCTGTATTGAGGCGGAGTAATCCCAGCATAATTCTCATTTACAGTTTCTTCAAAATCATACCCCCAACCTGCAGGAACATTCGGGTCATGTTCGCCTCCGTCTATATGAGCACAATTTCTAAATCTTCTAGCATAAGGTATGCTATACATATGATGTGCATCGTGTTCATTTATTATTGTGTTGTAGTCAATAGAGTCAAATCTATTAATGGCATATTCATTTCTAGACCAACTACTTAATTGCCATAATACAATAATTTGTCTACCTTCGTTTTGTTCAACTGCGTGTCTAATAACTCTGCTGTTAAGTTGATTACCACTTGCACCTTGGCCTACTACCATTACATCTGCATATTTAGATATATCCTCTCCCTCGTCCCATACATCATATATGCTTTCCGGCAAATGATCCATGTTTGCATTGGCAACTACTTTACCGTACTCTTTCCATAGACTATACTGATATTGAGCCTGATCATTCCAGATTTTTTTATATCCGCCAAGGACCTGTGCCCAACTATCTGGGGCATGTGTAAAACTACATCCACCGCATATAATTAGTGGCTTCATCCAACTGCTCCTTCTAGTGTTACGTTTAAAAGTTGTCTTGCCTCAGCGGCAAATTCCAAAGGAAGTTCTTTAAAAACTTCTTTGCAGAACCCGTTTACAATTAGATTAGTTGCATTTTCTTCATCAATGCCTAACGTGTTTAAGTAGTACAATTGGTCTTCAGATACTTTGTTTGTACTTGCTTCGTGTTCAACAACACTATCGTTATTGTGTTGTTCTACTGTTGGTAGTGTAATTGCTAGACTGTTGTCTAACATTAAACTGTCACACCTAGTGTAGTTTCTACTACCTGTGGCACCTTTGTTTACTCTTACTTTGCCTCTGTAAGTGTTTACACTATCATCAAAACTTATGCCCTTGCTTATGATAGTGCTCTTTGTGTTCTTTCCGACATGGAACATTTTGGTTCCTGTGTCTGCTTGTTGTTTGCCTTTTGTTACCGCAACACTATAGAACTCGCCAACACTATTGTCACCTCGTAATATACAGGAAGGATACTTCCAAGTAATTGCGGAACCTGTTTCAACTTGGGTCCAAGATATTTTACTGTTATCACCTTTACATAGTCCTCTTTTGGTTACAAAATTATATACACCACCTACACCGTTCTCATCTCCTGGATACCAATTTTGTACTGTACTGTATTTGATATTTGCGTTTTCATGGGCCACTAGTTCTACACAGGCCGCGTGTAACGTGTTTTGTGAGTAAGCAGGTGCAGTACAGCCTTCTAAGTAACTAACCTTGCTGTCCTTGTCTGCTATGATAAGTGTGCGTTCAAACTGCCCTGTGTTACGAGCATTTATTCTAAAGTAAGTGTTTAGTTCCATTGGGCATGTTACACCTGGTGGTATGTAACAAAATGTGCCGTCTGTGAATACTGCTGAGTTAAGTGTAGCAAAATAATTATCTTTAATAGGTATTACTGTACCTAAATATTTTTTAACTAAGTCCTCGTGTTGTTCTATTGCTTCACTGATACTGCAAAATATAATGCCGTGTTTTTCTAATTCTGCTTTAAATGTTGTAGCAACACTGACACTATCAAATACTGCGTCAATGGCCACTGTGGGAATGATATTTGGATCTGGTTCTTCTAGTCCTAGTAATGCATTACGTTCATGTAAAGGTACGCCTAACTTTTCAAACGTATCTAAAATCTCTTGTGGTATGTCGTCTTTGTTAAATTTTTCTGGTGCCGAGTAATAAGAAATACTCTGGTAGTCAATCGGTTTGAAATCTAGTTCTGCCCATGTAGGCTCGACACTATTTTTCCAATGTGCAAATGCTTTTAGTCTAAAGTCAAGTAACCACTCGGGTTCATTTTTCATACTACTTATAGTACGAACTACGTCTTCATCTAAACCTGGCGGCAATGAGAATGACTCGATGTCAGTTGAAAAGCCTTCTTTATAAGTTTTATTTACTTCGTCAAATTGCTTCATGCTTTCTGCACCTTCACGACTAGAGGATACCCTGCTGTTCGTGAAGCCACAGTTGCTTCATTGGTTTTTTGCTCGGCTATCTCGGCATTGTAGTAACCTATGACACCTTGCCCTTGTTCATGCACTTGCGAAGTAATTTTTTTTGCTTCGTCTATGTTTTTATTAAACAACTCTACAAGTAATTGTATAACAAAATCAAATGGTGTATAATCATCATTTAAAATAACAATTTTAAACCTGTCAGGATATTTGAGGTTTACTGTTTTTCTAGTTCTAATATCTGCTTTACTCATTACACTTATTTACTTGTTTATGGTGTGGCGGGTACCACACATTGGCAATATCCCGCCACTAGTTAAAATTAAGAAATATCTATTTTCTTAGGCTTCATTGCCTCAGGAACATTTCTCTCTAAGCCAACTCTTAGAATACCATCTTCGAGTTTTGCTGAACTAACTTCGACATATTCTGCAAGTTTGAATGTTCTCACAAAGTTGCGTTCTGCAATACCTTTGTGTAAGTATTCAACTTCATCAGCATCTAAAACATTAGAAGTTCCAGTAATTTTTAGTGTACCGTCTTCAAGTTCAATTTCGATATCTGACTTTTTAAATCCTGCAACTGCAAGAGTAATTTCATAGACATCGTCTTTGTTTTTAGATATGTTGTAAGGGGGATACCCTGTAGAATTTGTAAACTGAGGCTCATTGAAGAACTCGTTTACTAAGTTGTCGAAGCCAATGCTGGCTTTAAATAGTGGGGAAAGTGATTCTGTAGAGAATCTGATTTGCTTGTTTACCATAATAATCTCCTATAATTTAGCAAGTTATTTTATTTTCCTAAAATTTTCATACCCATTATGGCGAATGAAAAAGTCGCGTTGTGAGGTCGTTTCTGTTTGTGTGTGTCCGTATCTCCTCACCACACTTGCTACACTTCTTGGTTTCCTTTGATGTTGCCATCTCCAGTCCTTTGTTGGGTAGCCTAAAAAGGATTGCTTTCCGCTTTCCTTCTACATTTGCGTTCAACCCGAGCACTTTTGAAGACCTACATTTAAAGGCCCGTGCTCTTTTGAAGATCTCTTCGCATTTTTATTTACCATCTATAATATATATTATAGTGCTTTTTGGATAAAAATCAACCTAAAAAGGCAATTTTTTACCATTTATTTGCGTTAATACTATTCCAGACATTTGATCTGAGCCGTATTCTATAACTTGTACAAAATCTAATATGTTATCTCCGTTAATGTTAATAGGGTTGTGTCCTTGTATTACACTACCACATGTATGGTCTTGTGTAGGGTCACAGTTGGCTGTTGTACCTGCATATGGTAGGTAGTCTATTAGTCTGCCCTGCATTACAAATTTACCATTCTCCCAAATATAAATAGGTGATGACCACGAACCTGTTGATACAATATCTTCATGGCCATCTCCATTCATATCAACATACTTGGCGTATGCTAATTGAACTCCGTGGGTTGGGTGCCCTTCTACTTCTTTTGTTTCTATGTATGTTTGAGTTTCATTAGTCCAATTGCCATCGCCACCGTTAATAAAAACTTGATACTGATGCCCAACATAGTATCCTTCTGAACCTGTGTGGCCTGTAATTAAATCTGTTAAGCCATCGTCATTTAAGTCAGTACCTATAATTTGCAATGAACCATTTTGGCTTTCTGAATTCTTAGGTAGCGGTCTAATATCTCTGGTATAGTCTCCGTCTGCATTACCATACATTACATATCCATTGCAGTCAGTACATGGGTTATGTTCTGAACTAGATAGTATTGCAATATCGCCATAACCATCGTTATTAAAGTCGTCTATCCAACTGCCACCTGCACTTGCTACAAAAGGCATGTTCACTGAACCTAATGTAAAATTGCCATCACCGTCATTTAACATAGTGAATGCAATACAATAAAGTGCATCTGGGCAATTATGATTTTGATCTACTAATGGAGACGGCACAAATACATCTATAGTACCATTACCGTCTAAGTCGCCAATTGCAGTAGTGTGAGTCCATACATTAAATTCTACTATGCCATTTGCATATTTTTCGCTATTTAATGAACCTATATCGGTCATTTGTGATATCAATCTATCTGTGTGGTTAGCAAGTCCACCATACTCAGACAGCAATAGCACAGGACCTTCACCTATATTTAGAAAGTCGTCTTTGCCATCTCCATTAAAATCAGCAACATGACTTACATACATGTTACTACTAAATGGAATCTCGTAACCTACAAATACATCTGGATCAACATGTAGTCTTCCATTGCCTTGATTCACAAGTGGTATAAGTTTTGTACGTGGTAACCAGTCGTTGTGGTTGGGACCAAACCTATGTGCATACATCATGTCTTGTAAGCCATCGCCGTTAATGTCCATTACAATAGGTGCTGGGCCTTTTTCGTAACTATATGAGTAGCCGGCTTCTGATTGTTCGTGTTCATGCCATGTACTTGCATTACGCCAACCTGTGTTTTCAGAATACATCATGCCTGTATTTTTGTATGCAAAGTATTCATTACCTTCTAAATTAAGTTCCATTGCAGACAAGTCATACTCGTCAAATTCTTTTCTGTTGTATTGTATTACTGCATATTGATCAGAGTTGCTGTCATACTCGCTATAGTCTTCGCCTTGCCATGCTGGTAATTCTTTCCAGCCACAAGTAGCAGAATTTTCTTCAACTACTGATGTGTAAGTACCACCGCTACCGTTATGATAGTCTTGATATAATGTCCATTCATTGTCATCGGTGCCACAATATTCACTACCTGATTTTGTACCATTAGCAGGATATGTTGGTGCAGATGTAGTTGTAGCGACAGCCGATGAACCACCACCGCCTCCACATGCTGTTAAGCCAAATACTAATAAAGCAACAACACTTATATCGACTATAGTTTTAAGCAACTTGTTTAACATGCTTACAGTTCCCCCTAAACGTATAACCAGGGCAACTGCATTTGCCATCTTCAATAGTGTATACTTTGCCATTGCTACCTTGTACTTGGATAACATCGGCGGCAAGTTCTTCTGGTCGTTCGCCTATCTTAGTAAACTTACGCCTTGCTTTAGAAAACTGTTTAATTGGATTTTTAAATACTGTATCATTGTGCTGAACAAGTTGACCTGCACTATTAACATGATACACACCATTGGCAACTGGATACTTGCCCCAATCAGTTATTTCCTGTAGTATTTCGATCATATTTAACTCCTAACAATTTAAGTATATTATACTAAATTAAGGAGTCTCTGTCAACCAGAAAAAGTGGCTCAAGTGCTAAATCGCACTCTAAAAAGTAGCATTCTCGCTTGGTGTTATTTTGTGAGCCATAATAAAAATTGTTACTATTTAGAAAGAAAAGTGCATCTAGATAATCCCAGTCCTTTTCTACTATTACATCGGTAACTGGCCAATCCATATTACTTGTAAATAATACTGGCGGTGTTAATAGATAATCATTTAAATTTACAATAATTTTACCAAATATAATCCTATTATCATTAAATGGGACTTTTTTATATCCTACATCGTGCTTAACAATACTAGAATGATAACTTAATATTGTTTTTAAATATTCGGGATCTCTTATGTTGTCAGTTGCCCATTGTTCATATAGATGGTCGCCAATTTCTTCTATTGGTAGATTATTAATAATTCTATGAGAACCAAAATAGCCTAATAGATTTTCTAAATTTCTAATAGTATTACCTGATGGCTCAGTTAATAAGTGTTTACCATCTTCGATTTTGGCCCATTCGGTTTGATTGATAATCTCTTCTGGTTTGAGTTTCCATGTTAAAGAACCCTCCCAAATAGGAATGCCGCTATCAACTGGGGTTGGATTTATTTTTATCATCTTTTGATTTCTTTTTACCAAATATTCTGTCCCAATTATCGTCAAACTGTTTTTGATCTTTAATTGGTCTTTGTTTAGAGCCTTTGCCTGTGAAGTGCTTATCTGCTGACATGTTTGTTTACCATTTATCTTGATTCACCCCTGCATTGTTAAATGTGCCTTTAGTCCTTTGCTTTCTGTAATCAAAAGGTACACTTACACTATAAGGGTTACTGATGTTATTGCCTACATATTTAAAGTTTTTGTATACTGTGGAGGGATTAACGTGGTCAAAATATCTATCAACACAAGAGTCTTGCTGTTCTGCATAGGCCTCGCATTCTTCGTATGTGCCGTAGATTAATTCACTGTTTTGTAATTTTGCTAATTCAATCATCGAAAAAATAAATTTGAGGATATTTTCTAGTATGCGTTATCTTCTCATAAGTTTCACAATCGTAGTCGCAGTTACTACACCATTTTTCTATTGGGTGATCACATACAGGCAATTCAAATTCTGCAGGTATTACTATACCTTGTGCGGCATAGTGTTGTCTCAATAGTTCTTGATAATTTTGATTCATGCAATTTTATCTGTATCTAAATTATTTGCATCATCGAAGTATTTTTGTTTTTCTATCATTTCATAACGACTATCAAATGCTACATAAATACCAGCACCTAAAATTCCTAAAACCATGGCTATAACAATAAATTCAACTATCTTCTCAAACATTAGCCTCTCCTCATTCTTGCTATGTCTTTTGCTTGATCTGTGCCTTTCATTACAGGCACCGCATTACTTTTGTGCATAGTAGCAATACCCTGTATAAGGTCGCCTGTGTACTTCATAGGCTCCTTCTTAGTACCTTTACCATCCATGCCAGTATTAAACGTGCCTTGTTTCATTTGTTGTTCCATAAGACTTGGATACTTTTCTCTGTGCTCTTTGTCTTGTTCGACTCGCCAACTTGGAGTAGGCTTGTTTACTTTGAAGTGTCTATAATCACGTGGGTCAGGCATTTTTACTCTACCGTAACAGTAATCAATATACTCCTGCAAAGTCTCATATCTCATATGATGCATGTGAGTACGTTTCATTTCTTTGTTATGTTTACGCCATCTAAGTTCTAGTTCAGCAAGTTTCGCCTTAGTCAACTTAGGCATCTTGCGTGTCTTACGAGTGTTTATGGTACTCAGACCTTGTTGTAAATGCATTGTCATAGTTATAAATATAACACAATGAGCAACAAAGGTCAAGAAAAAAATGCCTCTATTTCATAACGGAGACGACTTAGTTTTATTTGTTCATGTTCCTAAATGCGGTGGCACAGCAATTGAAAATTCATTTAGAAATGCTGGTTGGGAATGGGGATATCTTAACGAACCTAAGAAAACTGGGTATGATGAAAGACCATGTAACCCACAGCATTTTCACGCAGAACTAATTGAAGAATTAATTATGCCTAGTGAAAATTGCACAGATCAATTTACAGTAATTCGTAATCCTTACACAAGGTTAATGTCTGAGTTTATGTGGCGAACAGGAGCAAACAATCATGTTAAACAACATGGATATACAGATATCTTTTTTAAAACATTAGACGAGTTTGCTGTAGCACATTTCAAAGCATACAAGGCCAACGAAGCACAATATCAATTGAGTAAAACACAATTCAAAGAAGGCAAACAAAGTTTTGTATTTGATAATCATTTTAGACCCCAGGAACATTTTATTACGGATTCATGGAACATTTATTGGTTTGAAGAAATGGATACAAAGTTTTGGCCTGAGATGAAAAACAAATATGGTATTGAATCTCCGGGTGAACAAAACAGTTCATTGGACAAACATATAGAAAGACCAACAACACATCCTAATCCTAGTAACGAGTTTAAAGAGTTATTTACTGATATGTATTATAAGGATTGTAAGGCGTTTGGTTACGAATTACCTTTCTGATCATTTTCAAACAATTTTGCTAAATTATACCACAATCTTTCATGGCCATAGTATAATATAAACTTAATAATTAAATCTGCTACAAATAAACCGCCTACTGCCTTTTGAGGCATACCAAATGCTAGTGCCAAACTTGCTGTGATAATACTTGCTAAAATACGCCATGTTACTGCTTTAGATAGATGTATTTTTTGCGAGTTGTCCATTATGAATAATCTTGTAGCATCTTCCTTATTTCTAATGCGTGTTGTTCTTCCATGCCAATTTGACCTCTAGCATATTCTTCAAGCATAATACTTGCATCAGCAACTTCCATTAGCAATTCTTTGTACATTTCTACAGCACCCATTTCGTGTTGTAAACTTTCTGTGAGAATTTGTTCAACACTATGATTGTGATTTTCTTCGATAGCAGAAATGTTTTGACTTGGGTGTCCACCAAAGCCTGTGATGTATTCACCTGCTTGTAAGGCGTGTGCTAAACTTTCGTTTGCTTGTTCTTGTAAGAAGGCAACAATAGGAATCCTGTTAGGTCCTGTTACCATTAGTGAACTGTGAGCATAACGTACAACTCCAGCCATTTCCATTTCCACAATTCTGTTTAGTATATCGCATACTTTCGATGTGTTCAATTCTTTCAATTCCATAAGTCCTTATTTTCCTGGTAAGCCTGCTTCTATGAACTTACCTATTGTTTCCATGTCTTGATCACTTAGCATTCCTGCCTGTGCCCACATGGTGCTACTCATTGCACCAACTTGTTCTTTGTTTTTGTATTGTACAAGTCTGTTTACAATGTATGATTTATCTCTACCTTGTAAACTTGGAAATGGTCCCATACCACCGCCATCTGCTCCGTGACATGCGGCACAACCTGCCCATAAACTTCTAATACTACTGAACTCATCAGCACTTGCTAATTCTTTTTTACGTTGCTCTATTTCTGCTGGTGTACCAAACTGTTCAACATAAGCAACATAACATTCGCCTGTGCAACTGGTATTACTGCTACCGCCTGTGTATTCTAAATCTGGATAAATTTTAAATCCAAAGAACAATGCTATTGCCATTGTTCCTAATAAAGCCATTCCTAATTCTCTCATTTTTCTCCGTAGTTTGGTCCAACATCCAATCTTTTAATGTCGGTTTCTTCTAATATCTCTCCTGCCCAAACTTCAACTATACGCAACGGCACTTGGCCTGGGTTGCTTAGTTTGTGTGTCTGTGCTGGCCTAATATATACACTTTCGCCTTCTGGAATATAAAATTCTCTTTCAGGCATTTGTCTAGTAGCACCTTGCCTAAGATGTCCTATACCGCTTAATACTATCCAGTGTTCGCTTCTGTGAAAATGAAATTGATCGCTTAGTTCTTTCCCTGGATCTATTTCAAGTTCCTTAACAACATATCCTTCACCAGCATATAGTTGTTTATATCTACCCCACGGTCTTTCTATGACTGTGGTTGTATAATCTTGCAGTAATTTACTACTACTTGCAACTTTGGCTTCACCACCGATGCCAAACTCTAGTGCTACATGGTATTTATTGCATACATCTGTTTCTCGTATTCTTTTGGTGTCACTACGATCACCTCCGTTACAGAAACATATTTTTGCTTCAGGATGTCTTATAGCAAAGTTCATAATAGCATTACTGCTACTATCATCTGCATCTTGGGACTGTATGATTACTTGACTAACACAATTCATTTCTTCTAGTATGGCTTTTCTTTGGACTTGGTCCATAAAAGGTCTGCCCTTCTTTCTAGTGAGCCATTCGTCGCTGTTAAGTAGCACTACTACATTGTCTGCTAACTTACTTGCATCTTGAAACATTTGTAAGTGTCCTAAGTGTACAGGATCAAACCCACCACTTACAAGTGCAAAGTCATATTTCATACTTACTTCCTTGCCCAATCTCTTTGTTGTAGGAGCCTCTTAGTTGCACGATATTTGTTCAGTGATCTTTTACCTTTAAGATGTTTTTGACCACCTCTAACAGGAGGCAATGCTTCACCTCTCATTACTTTATCACGAAAAGATTTCTGTGCTTTTTTTACGCCTTGTGCTTTTTTGCGTTTGCGTTTTTCACATGGCTTTTCGTAGTACTCTCTTTTAGCAAGTTCTTTTTGAAAGTTATCTTTTAATAACTTTTTCTTAAGAGTTCTAATTGCTTGGTCTACATTACCATTGCGAACATATATTGCAGAATCAAATGGATCACGTGGCTCGTACTTCTTTTTGAAGTCTTGCTTCTTTTTGCGATCATATTGATATCCTTTCTTGATATCGTTGCCTTTAAATTTATTACTCAAAATTACCTCTTTTTAATATTATTTTTATTATACTAGTTATCTTCTTCATTGTCAACCTCTTTGATATATGAAATAGTTTCATGATCAAGATTATCAATGTAAATTTCTTTGACTTTTTGTGCCTTAAGATCTGTAATGTTATATGTTAGTTCAATAAAAAATTGTTCTAATACACTTCGTATTCCTCTGGCACCTGTTTTTAATTTAATTGCTTCTTTTGATACAATTTTATAAAAATTATCTGTAAAGCCTACATCAATACCTTCAAGTTTATACAATGCTTTGACTTGATTGCTTACACTATTTTTACTTTCTTTCTGTATGTGTGTTAAGTCGCTTACATCTAAGTCTGTTAAACCTGACAACACAGGAAGTCTACCAACTAGTTCTGGTATCAAACCGTATTGTATAATATCTTCGTGTGTGGCATGTAAATAAACATCTTTGTCTAAATCGTTTTCGTTGTCAAGTGCAGAATTGAATCCTATTTTATTTTTCTTGTTGAGCCTGGCCTTAATCACTTTATCTAATCCAACAAATGCACCGCCCAATATGAACAGAATGTTTTCAGTACTGAATTCAATTTTTTCACTTGATAATTTATTGGAACCAACATTAATATACGTTGTTGTGCCCTCTATTAATCTTAAGAGTGCTTGTTGCACACCCTCGCCACTAACATCACGTGTAGACGTGTTAGATTCACTGCTACGGGCCTTTTTATCAACTTCGTCTATAAACACTATGCCTTTTTCTGCTAATGTTATATCTCCATTAGCGGCTTGTATTAAACGTTCTAGTACACTTTCTGCATCTTCACCAACATAACCTGCTTCAGTTAGTGTTGTAGCATCTGCTATTGTAAATGGCACTTTTAGTTTTTTAGATAATGTTTTTGCAAGTAATGTTTTACCAACACCAGATGGTCCTAGCATAAGTATATTGCTTTTTTCTATTTCAACATCATCTACTACAGGTGACTCAATCCGTTTGTAATGATTGTATGCACTTACACTTAAAACTTTTTTAGCATAATCTTGACCAGTAATATATTTGTCCAAGTATTCACGTATCTCTTTAGGGTCGGCAATATTATCTAATTGCAGATCTTCTTCGGTGAACTCATCGTCTATGATTTTGTATGATAATTCTATACATTCGTTGCAAATGTAAACATCTGGACCTGCTACAAGTTTATTAACTTCGTTCCTGTGCTTACCACAAAAATTACAAGATAGTGAACTTTTATCTGTGTTGTTGTCGTCTGTCATTAACTTTTAGGTTTCTTAATGTAGTATTTACTATCTGTAGGATTATCTGCGTTATCTACTGGCAGATCTTTCTTTGGAGTAAATGTCCAACTGTTGGGTACTTTGGGTTTGGGTTTAGATTCTACTGGTACTTCGACAATCTTTTCGACTATTCTTTCTGGTCCGGGGACTTCGACTTCCACGATTCGTTCCACGATTCGTTCTGGTCCGGGGACCTCAACAATACGCTCGGGTCCTGGGACTTCGACTTCGCGAGTGACCACAACCTCCTTTGGGACCTCGACCTTGCGTTCAACTTCGACAATTTTCTCGACCTCAACAGGAACCTCCTTAATTACTTCCTTAATGATTTCTTTTTCTATTATAACTTCTTTTGGTTTTATGTCAAGCGAATTCTTGGCATCTTCGAGACTTTCTAGTGTTCTATTGTACTTATCGTTTAATTCGTCTAATTGCTTTTGATACCTATATTCTGAATCTTTTAATTCAGTTTCTAGTTTGTCTATTTTTAAATTTTTTTTTTGGTGATACTGTCGTAATTTTGTATAACGTTTGCAACCATTTCTGCTTTGCTTAATTGTGCAGGTAATTCTATTCCACCATCTAATGCCATCTGCATTAATTGTGCTTTTGTCTTGCCGCCTAATATTTTGTTAAGGTCGTCTTCTAGTTTTTCAGTTTTCTCAATTTGATTTACTATGTCTTCTGTTTTTTGATTGTCTATGTTTACAATAGGTTCGTTTATACTTTCAAAAAATGTTTTGTCTCTTCCATCGTACCCGCTCATTACATCAGCGGCATCATCTACTGCACTTGGTTTATCAAAGAAACTACCTGGGTCGCCTTCTGGGTCTCGTGGCAACTCGTAATCCTTGTCTGTTATTTCTTCTACTTCTACTTCTGGCTCTGGCTCTGGTTCCTTAGGCGGCATTGGTGGTCCACTGCTTTCTAAGTTAATACCATAACGTAATAATGTTTGGTTAGCCGCAATAACTAACATAACTGCTAGTGGATCAAACACAAACACTAACATTAATATGAATAAACGTATTGCCTGATCTAATACATCTCTTTCTTCACTGCCGTAAATTAATTGTGCCAAGTATTTGATTGGCCCAACTTCTCTGTCTAAGTTTCTTATCTTGCTTTCTGCGTCAAATTTCTCGTCTTTAAGTGTTACTATGTTGGCGTAAATGGCGTCGATGTCCTCGTTAAAAGCATTTATCTTGTTTATGTTATCATCTGCCTGTGTTGAACTTTGATTACGCAATCTGTTTATTTCTGCGTTAGCACCGTTTATATCGTCTTGTGCTTGTTGTCTATAATTGTCAATAGCAGTTTGGAATACATTTATATCTGCTGTTGCTGTATCACGTAAACTTTGTTTTTCTGCTTTTATTTCATCACGTTCTGCTTGTTGGCTTGCCCTAAGTTCATTTGCCTGTGCGATGTAATCTATCTTTTCGGTTTCAGCACTTCTAAATGCTCCGCCCTCATCTAGTGTAACAACTTCTACACCTTTTGCTCTAAGTTCATTTACTGCTTTGTCTAATTCTGCTAATCTACTATCTTGTTGAGCAATGTCTACTTTGAGTTGTTCTCTAACGTTCTCGATCTGCTCTTGGTTGTAATCTATATCGCCTTGTACTCTTGCCCAAGCACCGTCTCTAATATCTTCTTGTGCTTCTATGCTGGCACTAATATCAACACTACCGCCTATGCCTAGTATTCTATCTTCAATTAATGCAATTTTGTTTTCTTCTCTATCTATTTGAGCGTCGATTCTTTCAACTACTGCTACAGCATCGCCTATATCTCCTGCTTGATCAGAAGCGGCTTTACTCAAATATCCAAAAATACCTATGCTGGTAACAATCATTAAGACAACAACTGCGGTCGTGAGGTAGGTACGCAACATTATGCTGGTTTCGTTCCAGTATCTGTACAGCCAACTAGCAGTTAGGAGTTTACCTACTTCTAATGTGCCAGCCATTACGGCTATACTCAGGGGCATACCACTAAATAGTAGCATTAAGCCGACAATGGAAAACCATGCGGCAACACCGGCAATAGCCAGTGCAGTAATTAATGTTAGAATACCAAATAACATACACATATTTATCGGATAATATACACATATGAGAACAATTTTCGTTAATGCAACTGTAAATCCTTCAGATCACAGTACAGTTCAAAAAAAAGTAGCAAAAGCCTTTATTGCAGATTCGTTATTTGATAAAGAAAACAATTTTTTAAATTATGTGAATAAACACGAATACATTGGATGGTTAATTAAAAGCACAAAAGCACGTCGTAGAGAAATTTCTATAAATTTAACATCTGATCATTTTATATATCCTATATCAATTGATATAAATGAGGCCATTGACGTGGAAAGCGGTTTTTGGGTGGATTTAATAAAACGTTTTGAACCAATACAAGACTGGCGTGTAGTAATTTCCATTTCTGAAAAAGCCGCATTTATGCTAAATGGTAAAATTTTTAGTAAATTTTTCAATCATCCAGAGTTCAGTGGTATGATTTCTGATATATGGGAATGTGGACCCCAATTAACTACAAAACCAAATTTAGGACCAGATGGTCATACTGAAATTAGCAAGTTAAATGTTTGGGAATATTTTGTAGAAAATTGTAAAAGACATCTTAAACCTGCAGGAGAATGTAAAAATAAAAGATTTTATATAAAATCGAATTCTGATAAAGATTATACAGTATTCTTGCAGTCACAAGGTATAGATTTTGAGGTTGTGCCGTTTGAGTACTTTTTATTTGATACCAGCAATACATGTGGTATAAAATCTAGTAGAAATATGGATATGATGGATTGGGAAGAAGCAATGAACGACCAGCCGTTTGACATAGATCAGATTATGGACAGTATTTGGCACGATAACAAAGAGTACGATGCATTGCTTTTAAATAGAATGCCCAAGCAACACAGACTCACAACTATAATAGAAGCAGAAAAACGCGGATTGCTAGATAACATGATATGGAGTTGCGGATATGAGCCAGATGGTCTAGTTACACCAGGCGATGATCATGAATTGGATTCTCGTGTAATTAGCATGTTGCCTAAACAGGCAGAGTTTGAACCCTATGATAATATATCTGGAAATGAAATACCTATTCACCATGACAGAAAATTTAGTTTGAAATGGCCACAAAAGTGTAGAGTAAAAATTATCACAGAAAGCCAAGCAAGAGATTTAATTATAGAACACAATCCTCCCCATCCGGTTAGATTTTTAACAGAAAAAACATTTAAAGCAATGGCTTGGGGAATGCCATTTTTATTTGTAGGCAATCAACATGGATTACAACGTATAAGAGACTTAGGATTCAGAACATTCCCAGAATGGTTTGATGAAAGTTACGATGAACTAGAAAATTTTAACTTACGGATACAAGCCATGTTTGATTCATACGAAAAATTCCTATCAGAAGAGCATAGCATTGAAGAAATTAAAGATTCGCTTGTACATAATTTTAATATGATACATGATACCTATTGGGTATCTAGTAGATTAGTAGATCCGATGCGAATTATAATTGATAGGATTGACGAACACAATATAAATGATTAATATTTTTGTACCTTTAGATATTAGCACTTATGCAAACGGATATTTTGTTGATGAGACAAAAGTCCAACGTATGGAAGACGAATTAGGTTTAAAAGGTAATGACTATATTGAACATGATATTTTTCATGTACTTTCAAGATCTCCGATGTACGACAGCAACTTGGATTTTTCGCAATATGGTAAAAAAGTTTCAATTAGTCCATTTAGACTTGCTGTAGATGATATTGATTTGTTAGATCAAATCAGTAGACGCCTATCAGAATCATATAATGACGAAGTAATAATTTATATTACTATGAGTGAGCATCTTGCATGTGTACTATCACGTGAATTTTGGTTAAAAGCAGTTCCTAACTTTAATTTAGTTATTTCAGATGTATGGGAACCAGAATTTTTAGATCATGACCCAAAACTATCTATGTATAATGTGTTTGAATCTATTAAAGAATGCAATGATGCAGTAGCACCTTTTCATATTAATATTATAAAACCTAATTCGCATAACGGGTTACAAAAATGGTTATCTGTAAATAATATTCCTGCAAATATTGTGGTTTTTGAGTATTTTCTGTATGATACATGGGTGCAAAGCGGTGTTACATATCATGGCTCTAAATTAAATGACAAAACAGATTTTAATGTTGATTCATTTTTTAAACTACAACAAAAAACAGAAAAAAGCAAGGATTTGTTGCTATTAAACCGTACATACAAAGCACACAGAGCCGCTATAGTAAACGATTTATACAAAGACGGGTATTTGGATAATAGTTTTTATAGTTTACAAGAAATTAACCAAGAAGGCGAGGCAAGTGATATTTTAAAGGATTTCTCGTTGCCTATTCTTGCAGATAACGAACCAGATTATAATATAAGCGATGATGGATTTATGCAACATGACTCTGTTGCAAATTATGACTGGATTCTTAAGTCAAAATTATACGTTGGCACAGAAAGTTATATGTCAGTAGAATCTCAGACACTTCAGCAGGGTTACGATCACTATCCCATTAGATTTATCAGTGAAAAAGTATTCAAACCAATTGCTTGGGGTATGCCTTTTATAATTTTGGGAAATGCTTTTAGTTTACTTAAAGTTAGGCAATTAGGATTTAAGACATTTGAGGATTTAATTGACGAAGATTATGATAAAGAAACTGATCCAGAAGTTAGATATCAAATGGTATTGAAATCTATTAAGCAGTTTTTAGATAATCCACCAGATAAGGAAAAGATTTTAGAAATTTGTAAATTTAATTTAGATTTATTTTACAGTACGGATTTTCAACTAAATCAATTTGCTGATATGACTAATCAGTGTGTGAATAATTATTACAATTTGCGAAGAAAAGTTGACAATGAATTCAATCAGTAAGGGCACCGGTTACCTTTTCTACATTCTCGTATATCATTATATTAGTTACTTGGAGCAGTTAAGGGTGCCGTCCTCTATAGTAACTTTTTCTCCTTTATGTTATTGTACGTTTTCTAAAAAACGTATCTTTTGGTGATCAGCAAGTTCAACAGTGGCACTATTGTGACCATGTTCTCTTACTGTGACACTTTGTACCCAGCATCTTCTATCTGTAAGTTCACTTACAATTTCTTCTGCTTTGTCAAAGGCCATCTCAGCAAACCTCTCACAACCTGTTGCTGAAACAATTCTTAAATCTACCAAATCTTTCTTTGCTAGATCAACAAATGTCTCCAACTCAGGGTCATCTTCGGCTACTAAGTATGTGTGGTCAAACATTTCTGCCAACCAAGTTTTAAGTGGCTTTAATCCCCCAAAGTCCACTATCCAGTTACGTTCATCAAGTTCTGCTCCACCAAAAGTGAACTCGAATTGAAGTGCGTAACCATGGATTAGATTGCAGTGACTATCTGCTCGCCACTGTCTGAACGCACAACTGTGACCAGTTGCATGTGAATATGTTTTGCCTGAATAAAATCTTTTTGCCATTTGTAATATGCCTCAATAATTGTGTAATTATAGGGTATATTTAGGTAAATGTCAACCTATTTTTACTTTTTCTTGGCTTCCATCAACTTAACTGCTTGGTCGTAATCTTTCTTTAATATTTTTCTTTCACGAAGCAATTTATCTCTATTGGCCATATGCTTTTGTTGTATTTCTTCTTTGCTACCACCAAAGTATGCTACGGCATGGCCTTCTTCTACTAATATATCAGTAACCATACTGCCATCCTCTGTTTCGAAGTCACCCAAGATTCTACCAAACTTACCTTTCATGTCTTCGCCTTTTTTGTTAATTTGAGTTTTGAGGATTGGACCTGAACGGCCACCAACTAGTTCCTTGAGTCTTGTCTTACTTGCTAGACCAAATAGTTTTTCAACTTTATCTCTTGTTCGACTTTCTGGGGTGTCGATACCCATAATGCGTACTCGTTCGTCTTTGAGGACAATACCGAAGCCTAAATCTATGTCTACGTCTACTGTGTCGCCATCTACAACTCTGAGTACTTTACATCTATACTCGTACATTGTTTACTCCTACTCCCACCTACGGGATTATAAGAGTATTTATCAGTTAGACTTGTAAAACTTGTGGTTACCAATTGTGGTGACAAGTGTCATGTGAGGTGCCCAAAAAGGCTCAATGAAGTTTGCGTGATAATGGTCTGCTCCATCAGTTAATCCTAATCCAAGATCATGATTCATTACACCGTGTGCTATGTCTAATGCTCGTTGCCAACTATCGGGTTCTGTTGGTTCATCGCTCTTACCGTCACAATACCAACTGAACTGACACATGCCTTTTACAGGATTATAAATGCGTTCACTATCTGGTAAATGATCAAACCTTGCAGTTTTCCAACTTTCATACACAGGGCCTTGATACACTACTTCGCATACTGTATTAGGATATGATATACTTTTAACTCTGTTGATGGTTACATCTGCTACTGCCCACATACCAGCAGTTCTTTCACTTCTTGCTTCATGGTAAATGTTCATTGCGAGACATTCTACTTCAGCATTTAAGTTAATAGGACCTGTAAAGTTGGCTTTTACTTGTGGTGATAAAAAGACTGCTAATAACAGCAAATTTTTATAAATGTTCATATCTCTTGCCCTTTCTATAAACTATATTATAACAAATTTGTGTGAATGTGTCAACTATTTATGCTTTGCTGTCTTCTGCTGAATGTACTCTTTTGCGTAATGACGTACTGCTAAAACTGTGATCTCTACCGTTGTAAACTATCTTACTGCCACGTTGTTTAGCAATATCTTTACCTGTAAAGTCTTTGTTTTTGTATTCGTCGCCTAGCACTCTAACATCTATTGGTAATGTTAGTAATAAGTCAACTAGGTCTTGTTCAGTGTTGTAAATTACAATTTCGTCGACGTATTTAACTGCCGCTAATTGTATTTGTCTTTCGACTATTGTCTGTACAGGTTTGTTTTTTTCAGGCCTATCTTCAGTGGGGTCATTTTGTAATCCTACTATCAAATAATCACAGTGATGTTTTGCTTCTTCTAACATTGTGATATGTCCAGCATGTAGCAAATCAAATGTACTACATGTAAAACCTATTCTGCCGCAATCTTTATAATTAAGTTTCATGTCTAACTACTGGTCTTGTGCAAGGCTTTAGGTCACCTGCTTCTGTTTCGTGTGGTATATAATCTGTGTCAGCAATAATTTGTTTTAATTTTTTATTAAGTTTATCACCGTAATTCATTAGTTCATTTTCGTACGGAACTTCTACTGTGATTGTTGCTCTAATAATTTTCATACTATATGTTGTTCTCTGCTTTTATGTGCTGTATGCTTTGTTCCGCTTTTTGTTATATATGGTTGTGTGATACCTTTAGTACCACCTTCACTATTAATTACTTGAAACATTAAACTGAACAAGCCAATTATGGCTGGCACTACTACTGCTACTAAAATTACTCCGTCCATTATTTGTATTCTACTCCTACGGCTATGCCGTTATCTTGAACAATATTTATGTGTTCAAATTCAAATTCTTCACCTGTTACTTGTTTCCAAAGTTGCCATTGTGTCATTACAGTTTTGTCTGCACCTCTTGTTCCGTGCAAGTGCATAACTTTTGCATCGTCTATATTTGCTCCATTCCATGCTTCTATTTGTGCTATGTAATGTGAATTAAATATTGCTTGTGGTACAGCATTCATCATTTGAAAATTCATTGTTGGGTCATGCCAATGTTTGACATCCTTGTTTTCGCTGTACATCATTTCATTGAATATTATTTGTTCCGTACCCCAAATGTTATAGTCCCAATCACTTGCATACTTCCAACCTAAGTCCCATACATCTTGAGACATTGTTTTAGGATAGTATCTTACTCCTGCATTAAAGTAATGTTGATGTTGTAATCCATATTTGTTGTTTGCATCTTTGCCACCTAATGTTTTTGGGTCTGTATAATTAAACATTTGAAAATGTTCAAGTTGATCAAAAACATTTACAGGCTTTAGCATAATTGTATCTAAGTCTAAAAAGAATACATTATTATTACCGCTGTCCCACATTTCATAAACTTCACCAAAGTTTTTATCAAATACTTCTTGGTAACTGTCTACTTCATTCTCAATGATTTCAAATTCCCAATCACCTTCTAGAAATGTATCGACACTTTCGCAAACTATTTCACTCATGCTGGAATACAGTTTAAAGGTATTATCGGCACCCTGATCTGTGTTGTATTCTAGTTTATCATTGTTTTTAATACGGCAAAGGGCCATACTGACTATGTTTGACATGGTTTTATCCTTTTCTTGCTCATATTTAACAATTTTTTACCTATTTTAAAACGGTTTAAGGCAGATCCTGTAAATATATTATGTAAATGAGGTTGTGATAAAATTCTCACAACCTTTAACAATTTGAGTCCCTCTGATGAAACTCTAAGATACACGATATCAGAATACATCCACCTCATTTACTTTTTTAGTTTCAACTGCTCTATTGTACAGTTGTTCACTTGCTAGATTCTTAGCCTTAGCCTCGCATTGTATATCAAAGTCGTCCCAAAAACTCAATGCCCAATCATTTGCATCTTGATTAGGATAGTAGTCAGAGTGTGCTCTAAGTTTTTGTTTCTTTGCTCCAGACTCTAACAGCACCGGAATGGAATGTAAGGAATTGTGCCTGTTTCCATCATCGATTGATGTACTCTGGTCCAGCCATTCATCTCTGCTGTAACTGTAATGTAAAGTAGGCCTGACACCACGCCAACTGTCAATGACCATTTTAATACGGTCGTCATCTGCTTGAATATATTCTTCATCTCTAATCCAATGATGATGTATGTCCAATACTAGTGCTACATGATCTTTTAGCATAAGACTTGCGTCTAAGCCATGACACATTTCGTCATTCTCAATAGCAATAGTGTTTCTAGCCTCAGGGGAAAGCCTAGGCAATACATCTATGATACCCTGATATCCACGTCTACCTGATATGTGTACGTTAAGTTTCATGTCCATGAACTCTTGGCCGTAACCCATCCATCTGGCCATATCAGCATGATACTCGAATTCGTCAATGCTACGTTCTACGACGTCATCATTGTCCGAAGCAAGGACACAAAACTGACCAGGATGAAAACTGATCCTAACGTCACGCTCACGAGCATGATCACCAATTCTTCCGAATCCACGGGCAAGTTCCTTACGAACTGTTTTATCTTCGAAAACATATCTCCAACTGGGTTCAGTTGCCATTGGTATTTGGTTACTGCCCAGTCTAACCATTCTCCTACCTGCAGGTAAACTGCCGGCGTAATCAACGAGGTTGTAGGCACTTTGCATGTTGTGTTCAACTATGTCTAATAGTTTTTGTTCAGCAACACTTTTTTCTTGTCTATTGCACCATGCAACAGTTGTGCCTTTCTCGGTGTATTGTTGTTGTATTTCTTTTAATACTTTAGGTTTCTGTGTTTGATCGCTGTCTAAGTATTTACAACAAAAACCAATTCTTTTAACTGAGTTGTTAAACATTATGCACCTTTAGGAATGTTGATATATGTTTTGCTTCATATATGTATTTTTTATGTTGTTTAAATTTTAGTTGTGGTTCTTCTAACGAAGTGTAATGTTTGTACAAATGTTCTGAAATTTTTTCAACTTTACGTTTTGAGTAATGCATTGGCTCTCCGTTTTTATATATTTCGTAAAATGGCTTATACATATCTGTTCTACCTAGTTTACTAACATCACCTGTTTGATTGTATGTATACATACCTTCGAATATTGCAGGTGTTTCATATATTGTAATATCCACAAGCATATTATACTCGTTTAGACTGATGTTTGTCAAGTCTATTATGGTTTTACCTGCTTCGTCTGTGGGTTCGCCTATTATTGCTATATCTACGTCCCATGTAGGTTCATAAGGGAATGCCCCATGCATAAAAATATCATGTTTTGGAAACGCATTTACTAGATGTTTAGTTGCAAACTTGCAAAAAGTTTTGAGGTCCGGAGGATTCCACCCGACGTTTGTTTTTATGTAATCGCCTGCCGTGTATGTAAAGTTGTTTGTATCTGACTCAGAAACCATTCTACCCAATCCGTTTTTGTAAGTACATTGTAGTTGTGTTCGCAAATTTCTTTAGTTTTATCATGTATTTCGGATATTTCTAATTTAGATAAATTATAACACAAATCTGCTATGCGGTCAACTCTTTCTTTTGGTGTGTCTGCATCAAAATAAGATTCATCCCAAACAGAATCAAATGTTTGAAATCCCATATCAGTGAGTTGCTTGTTAATGCCTTTTCCTCTGCCAATACTTGCAATAAATGGTCTTTTATGCAAAATAGGTTTTACTATTTTTTTAGTATAAAAAGATGTTCTTCCTAGTTCTTGTTCTACATCATGCCATTTGCTATTATATAGAGAAGGTGTAGTGTTTGCTAAAGTATCTAGTATAATAGTTACTGCACTATCTTTAAATATTTCTGCATCTGAATTGTTGGCATCTAGTATAAAACTGCCTTCTCTATATTGTGCAGGCTCTAACAAGTCTTCTGGAAATTTATTATACACCTCTAAGTTTTTCATTGTTCTTGGTATATTGTTTTTACAAAAATCTATAAAATTTTCTGTGTAGTTGTGATTTGGGAAAGCATCTGTATTAATATTTCTGTACGCAGACCAATGCGTACATTTTAGTAAATCTTTTTGATACAATTCTTCAAGTAGCATAAATCTATCATGATGAAAGTTTCCTGCTAGATAATTAAAATGTTTAGTAGGCTCACATTCGGGCAATGTTTCGAACTCGTCTATTATCATAAGATTTGCAGGACAATGTACATGAACCAACGGTGTATTATATGATACACTAAATGAGTTTTCGGGTACTAGTACAGTTGTTGGGTCTATATTTTTGCTGTCGCAATGCTCTAGTATGTTAATTAAATCCTCTTTGCGCCACTCTTCGCTACCTTTGACACCGTTTGGTAAATCTAAATCGTATACATATATAAGATTATTTTCATTTAAGAATTGCTGTACTTTGTGCTTACTGTCAAACGGTATTAAATCTAAGATGCCCATGTACATATTTAATTCCATAGTACTAACTTATTGCAGTTTTACGATAAATACTTTTATCAAACATACACACATATACTATAACCGGTTAAAAATATAAGTGGAGAAAAAATAATGGCAGACACTAAAAATTATGGATTAAAAGGTGTAGGCGCCAATATAGAATTAGGCAAAAGAGGTAATACAATCGAGAGCGATGGCGGAAACGTTATCCTTAAGACTGCCGCTGGAGCACTGGCCACAATCTCAGGAGCAAACGGTACAGCCGCAAGTCATTTTGTAACTAAAGCACAATTTGACTCAGGTATTGCCGGGAGTGCAGATGGATTCCAAATTAGTTTGGGAGATGTTACATCATACGGCGACGGAAGTTATGCCGGTGGTGCAATTACACTAACAGATAGTACTAAAATTTCAAGTGCGATCGATACACTAAATGAAACTTTAGGATTGTTAGTACCAACAGCACCTGGAGATTTTCCTAACAGCGAAACTTTAACAGTTTCAAGTGTAGGAAGTTCACCATATCTTGCAGATGGCTCAGTTCCAGATAGAACCTCCGGAGGTACACTTCCAGCAAGTGCTGGGGCAAGTGTGACTCGTGTAACTGATACTACTCCAAATTCAAGTCAAGTAGACAACTTTAGATCAGACTCAGGAACATTAGCGGCTGTAGTCAATGGCTCTACCTCAGGTAGTGTAACATTCGACGGCACAGACAAAGATGGTACTTATACTGATTTAAGAGTTAGCGGCCATGCTGACTCGCCAAGTGATACACCAGGATTTTATACAGAAAGTGATGCTCAAATTAGAATAGCATCGGCCCTGAGTACAGGGTGGAATAGAATCCAAATGACAAAAACTGATACAGATGACACTAATGAAGTGTACTTTGTAGTAGATGATCTAACAGGATCACCAACAGTTGCGTCAGGGACTATTACAGGTGACACAAATGGTACAACAGCATACAGTTCAGGTATCGAACATTTTGGTACTAGTGGTGCAGTTGCAATTGGTAACTTGACAATGACGAATTTGGCAGGAGAAACATACTATAACGGAAACCCGATAAGTGTTTCAGGTTCTGATAGTATTATTAGTTCTCAGAGTTATTCCTATTCAGATGTAGGCGTAAGTACTCCAATAACCAGACAAACAACAAGTGCTCAATCATTGAGTGCTTTAACAGTGAATGTAAATGGATCTAATAGACATACGTCAGGTTCATTAACAGTAACAGGCACAAACGTAAACGGATCAGGCTCTCAGAGCATATCCGGTACAATCTTACTCAAAGCAGGCACGGCGCGAAGCAGTGATGTTGATGAGCAAAACATATCTATACCATCAGGAGCAACTGGCGGTAATAGAGTAGACTTAGGTTCGAGTGCGACAGGTGATACACCTTTAGGCGCAGGTAACCTTCCAAGTAGCAGTTTAACATGGGACAGTACCCAAGACTTAACAGCAAGTGGTTATGAACACGAGGCTGGAGTAGTTGCAGGTATTTTAAGTTCTGATCAAACTGATTACACATCAGGCTATTGGCCAAATGAAAATGCAATAGACTACAGTGGCAAAGATGCTACTCAGTATATGACATTCTATTTTGCCAAATCAGCCGTTAGTACTTTTAGTATTAGCATAACAGGTTCTTATTCAGGACTATATATAGGATTGCCAGGAGTTAGTGATAGCAATAGCACATCACCTAACGCAACTGGTGGAGCATGGTATGATGCATTTACATTATACGATGGCTCAGGTAACCCAGGTGGTACAGGTAATGGTGCAGGCTGTGGTAATGGTTCAGTCGCAAGTGGGAGTTCCGGCTCAGTTTCGATAACATTAGGTACAGAAAGCACAACAAACGCCACCAATAACGTTGTTTTGGTTAGAGTTAAACTAGGTAGTTCAAACTCTATATCAGCAATTAGTGTTTCTTAAGGAGGAATGATAAATGGCAATTACAGATAGCGATAAATTAGATTTCCTTTGGAAGAAGGTTGTTTACGGTGTAACCGAAACAAACATTGATGGCAAAGACGGGCCTAACGAAATTTACAAGAGTGAAACATTAACACTTGCACAAGACGTTTGGCAACAATCCTCAGATATTCCTGCAACAGCACCTACAAGTAGTGCGGATACACCAGTAAAATATTACGGTGCAAACGCGGCTAGTGGCAGTTATGTTGCTGAACCAATCCAAATGGTTGCTGACCCGACCGTTTCAGGAGGTAAGACATGGCTAGCAGTAGCAGATCCTACAGGTAACGTTGTTCCAGGTAGTGCTAATAGACTAAGAGACTTTATACCACCATCAATTGGTAGTACTTACTTAGCAAAGATTTACACTAGTGAATCAGATGCTAAAGGCGATTCAAATAAAATGAATGCTTTAAGTTCTAACCAAGAATGGGTGTTCGATTATACGGCAGGTGTTTTACACTTCCCTAACAATGTACCATCAGGTATTAGTAGTAACGTATTTTTAGTTGCTCACCAATATGTTGGTACAAAAGGTGTTGGTGCTAGTTCTGGTGCTAATGGCTTGGTATTTGCAACTGCTAACGTTTCATACGATAGTGGTACTGCAAACATATTCCTAGTCAATAATGCAGTCAGAGCCTCAGCAGTTATAATCGAAGTTGACGATGCTTGGGCAGATGCTAATAATACAACTGCAATCACAGTTGGTACTAGCACTGATACAGATCTTTTATTTAAGGCGAGTGATATTGATTTAACATCAGCCGGGCAATATAGATCGGACTTCCATTACATATGGCCAAGTAGTGCAACGGTGCAATTAGTTGCAGAGGTAACTCAAGGTGCCGCTTCGGCAGGTACAGCCAGAGTTTCCGTGGAAATTGAAACAGAAGGTTCTATTCAACCTACAGATTACGGACTTGTTACAGATAACGGTTCTTTATAATCCAAAGATAGAAATCAAATCCCCCTTAATTTTAGGGGGATTTTTTTGGCCGTAATTTCTATCTCTGAGATAAATACATGTATGAACATTCAAGAGGCACTAAACGGATTACAAGGACTCAATAATAACGGTGGTGAAATGCCTCGTGTAAGAAAAGCAAAGAAGATTGAGAAGATTGTCTCAGGCAAAAAACACAAAAATTTTAAAAAGCCAAAAGGTCCTTTAAGTATTGACTTATCAAAGTTAGGAGAAGACGAAGTGGAAAATAACGATCCAATATTAAGCAAATTAAAAGAAAAATATGCAAGTAAAAAGTATGCAAAGACTAGTGACAAAAACACTATGAAAGTAAAACCTACTACTGGACATGAATCCCCAAATAAAATGCGTGGTAAAATGGTAGGCGAAGCAGACGATACAGGAATGTATAATCAAAGACAAACTGCCGTTGCTCAAAGACAAGCAAGAGCAGACTCTCAAAGAAACATAGTTTTTGATCACGACGCATTTAGACAGTATATAGTTCAAAATCATCCTAATAAGACTTATGCCGCAGTTGAGCAAAACTTAGTTAAGTATCAAATGGAATTCCAAAACGCACAGAATAAAGCAAAAGGCGAAAAAGTCTTAAACAAGCCTAAGCAGGATTACAAAAAGTATGATGAACCAGCATATAAAAGAGCAGGCAAAACTATGCAACAACCAAAAGGCGGTATTGAACTAGGTGAGCCGGCAAGCATCAATAAGCCGGCAAGCATCAATACAAAGGTAAGCAAAAATCCAATTAACAGTCCAATTACTAGAGCAAACTTTAGAAATAGTCAAAAAAAAAGATAAGCGACTCTAGGTATATTACAGAAGAACAATTCGACGAAGCGGCAGGCGAAAAAGACGCCTGCTATCACAAAGTAAAATCCAGATATAAAGTGTGGCCTAGTGCATACGCAAGTGGAGCCTTAGTTAAGTGCCGTAAAGTAGGTGCTAAAAATTGGGGTAACAAATCTAAGAAGAAAAAGAAGTAAGATGTTAATTAACGAAATTCTCACAGAAGACTTAAGAGCCTGGTTTGGCAAAGGCAAGAAAGGCGGAGCCGGTGGTGGCGGTTGGGATAGATACAACACCAAAGGCGAAAGAATAGGCAAATGCGGAGATGCTAAAAAAGGCGAAGGTAAGCCTAAGTGTTTAAGCAAATCAAAAGCCGCAAGTTTAAGAGCAAAAGGTGGCAAAAAGGCAATTGGTGCCGCTGTATCAAAAAAGAGACGTAATGACCCTAATAAAAATAGAAAGGGCAAAGCAAAGAACGTCAGCAATACAAAAGGAAAGTAATATGAACTGGTTAATAATTTTATCATTAAAGGCTATACTATCAAGTATAATTGGCAGTAGTTTTTATCAATGGTTTAAAAATACTAAAATGGGTGTATGGTTCCAAGTTAAAATGGATAACGCAATGGAATGGGTAGCAAAGAGATATGATTTAGAGATTGCTACTCGTGAAGAAAAATGGTTAAAGCAATATCCGTTACTAGGACAGCGAATTGTAGACTTAGAAAAAGAAGTGGCCAAACTTAAGAAGAAAAAGTAAATCTCCTTTCATAAATATATTTCAACAAAAGGAGACAGATGGCAAAATCAAAAGCATATTCAACATCACATGTAGGATCCCGTAAATGTTCTAGCATTGGAGCGGGTGGTCGCGGTAGACGTGTTAAGATTAGCATGTCGACTATGAACAAAAGCAAAAAGCGATCACATAAAAAATACAGAGGACAAGGGAGATAATATGCCAATTAAATTTAAGCCAACACAAAAAACACTAGTACGTGGTACAAAGAATGTAGTAACACAACATTTTTATATTAAAAACACTCCTAAAGAAGAATTAATCGACTATATCAACAATGGTCAAAAACCTAAAATCAAACAAAAATGCCGTAATGAATTAGATAGACGCGGTGTAAAATTAGTTTGGAAATCGCCATCCGAAGAATAAAATATCTATAAATAAATTTATGCCTACTCCGTATAAATTTATTAAACAGTTTCTTACTCCTATTGAATGTGACAACTTTATTAGTCAATTACCGGTATTAGATATTAATACTGCACCAGCAATAGATAGAGAAAAAGAAGAAGTACCGTTAGATACGTGGTATAGATTAGAATTATTACCTACAAGGATCGAACTTAATGCATCACACACAATCCTATCAAAAATTAGTGAATCTTTAAAAAAGCCAGTATCTGCTATGGATAGCAGAATGTATGTAATTAGATATCAAGAGGGCGAGTTTTGTGTTCCTCATGTAGACCCTACAGAAGAAACAATTATCATACAATTAAATTCTGATTACACTGGTGGAGATTTTGTTTATAATAACAAAGTAATTCCAATGAATAAAGGTGATGCTGTGATTTTTTCAAATACAGATTCTGTACATGGAGTTAAGATGCTAACATCAGGAGAAAGGTATTCACTTGCCATGTGGCTAAAAGATGATAAATAAGTAGTATGAAACTACGAACCATTATAGAAGCAACAAAAGTTCAAGAAGGTAGTAATGATAGTTACTATGCTTATCATAATGCCGCGGAAAAGTGGGCAAAAGATACAGGCCAACCCAAAGAAAAGTTTGCTTATGCTGGCACAGATGTACAGGACGAATATATTGAACCAGAAATGAAAAAATATGGTTTAGTACCTGATAGTTATCAGGGCAAAGGCGTTACTAAATACAGAAGAGAAGATGTCAACGAAGGCGAAGAAAGAAGTATTATTCGTGATGCATGTATTGAAAAACTAGTAGATATGTTTTTAGATAGTGAAGACGAATTTGAAAGCATAGATGCTTTGGAAAATGCTGTTTATACTGAATTAGAAAGATTAGATGTTGAAGATTGTGTTGATCCAGATATGGAACACGGTGGACAACGTATAGGCGACTTTGCTAGTGGCGGTGTATTAGATGTTATAGATAGCAGTAGTGTTATAGATGATGTTATGGCACAATTAGACACTTCAGATTTAGAAGAAGGTAAATCACCACATAAAAAAGGTAGTGCAAAGTATAAAAAACACATGGCGGCTATGCATGCCGAATCTGAGGAAGAAGGTAGATGGGCAATACACATTGACGGTAAAGATGCACAGGTACGTTTTAAGGATTATGTAGACGCAGGTGAGATGGAAGACAAGATGAAAAAGAAACATCCATCTAAAAAAATAGAATTAAAGAAAGTTGGAATTAACGAAGTTTCAGATAAAGATGCTGATCAAATTATTAAACAAATTATAAGTGCATATGGCATAGATAAATTAGAACAAGTTTTTAGAGAATACTTTCCAAGACTATCAGACGAACAAGTAGATAAATTTTTAAAAGATTATAGAAGGTCACAATTAAAAGTAGTCAATAACGAAGATGTAGATTTAAATGATGGTATGATTGGTGAACCTGATCGTTATTATGACGAAGAGGACAGAAAGCAGGCATATCAAGAAATGCAAGATGCATTAGAACAATGTGATCGCACTGAGGCACAATATGTCAAGGACGGTATATGTCCTAATTGTGCTGGAAGTGGATATGCTGATGCAGACTACGAGGAAGAAGAAGACAGTTGTGACGGTTGGGGCAATTACGGTTGTGACGAAGGTGAAATGACTTTCAAAAATGATGAATGCAGTTGGGCAGAAATTATTAAAAGTGACAAACGTAATGTAGATAGACAACAAGCAAAAGACAACTATCCAGGTGACGAAGAAGTAATCAAACAGATTCGTAATATGGTTATGAATATGGATGATCCAAGAATGGCTATGCAACAAATGGCTATAGATTATCCGCACATGGGCAGAGCACAAAGAGCCAGTTTGGTTGCCAAAGGCATGAAAGCCGCAGGTTTAACTAATGAAGGACAACGTTGCTGGAAAGGTTATGAAAAGAAAGGCACAAAGAAGATGTTTGGTAAAACAGTTAATAATTGTGTCAAGAAAGAAGGTGCAGAAATGAATGAACAATTAAAAGTTGAAAAAATCAAAAGTCCTATGACAGGTAAAGAAATTAGATATACAGTAATTAATGGTGAACCATTTGATGAGAACGGTGCTCCACTAGTATATAAAGATTATTACGATGTGATGTTAGCACATAATTATGGTAGCGATATTACTATTAATACTGCATATAAAGATTACGCACAACAACACATGATGACTAAAGGATATAATCCAGGACACCCAATGAAAAAAGACGAAGGAAGAATAGAAGATACATTTGGCACTAAAACAATTGATAAACACGATAAGCCTGAAAAGAAAAAAGCCAAAAACGAAGAAAGCATTCAAGTAGGCGACGAACTAATGATCGAAACAGCAGAAGGCGAAGGTATTGTTGTACCAGTATTACATGTTGTTGGTGAAAATATTTTAGTTGGTTGGGATAATTTAGCAGAAGAAATCATTGTTGAAGAAGAAAAGCAATTAGCAGAATTAAAAAAATTAGCAGGCTTAGAAGAAGCAGAATACCAAGGGCGTACAGTTAAACTAAACAAACCTATGCAAGGCGATGTTAAGAAGTTTAAAGTATATGTGAAAGATCCTAAAACAGGAAATGTTAAAAAAGTAAACTTTGGACACGGTGGAAGTAGTGCCAAAGGTAAAACAATGAAAATTAGAAAGTCAAACCCTAAAGCCAGAAAGAGTTTTAGAGCAAGACACAACTGTGATAACCCAGGACCAAAGACAAAGGCACGTTACTGGTCTTGCCGTAAGTGGTAAATGAAACCATTTGTTTATATTGATGATATCAATATAGAATCTATTACTAATAAATTATCTAATTCCAATGATTGGGATAATCCTTATTCAATAATCAGACATTCGTACTATGCAGTTCACAGTAGTACAAAAGTAATTCCATTGATGTGGTCTTTAGAATCTATCAAGTTTGAATACACATCTCAAAGTGCACCTAAAACAGAATATTGGGACAAATATGTGGATGAAGTATTTTTTAAAGAGTTATTTAAAAAAATTAATAATTATAAAACTGGTCACCCTATAAGGGTTATGTTTGCTCTTCTACCAGCACAATGTTTTATATATCCACACATTGATACCGGTGATTCTTTTTCTATAAATAGTAGAATACATATACCTATAGTTACTAATAATAAAGTTGAATTTACAGTAGGTTCTGAGACTATCTATATGAAATCAGGAGAAATATTTGAAATTGATAATCAGGATATGCATTCGGTTTATAATAATTCAAATGAAGATAGAATACATTTAATTTTGGATTGGTATGCACATTAGTAAAAGCAAAAATACATTTAATTCACAAGGTACTTGGGGTACAGCCATAGAACAAATGCATTGTCCTAATGCTGATATGTTACATTTATTTGATCAAAGCGGATATGACTTATGTCCACTTGAGCAAGAGTATGCTAAAAAGAATATGGGCGAAGCAGACTTTGTACGTTACAGAAGATCAATAGCAAAACCTTGGTTCGAATCACACACAACTAGTGGTCCTCATATTAATCATTCTTACTTATTCGAACGCAAAGGTTATCACGGATATGCTCTAGAACAGTTAGGGCATTGGGCAGAAGGTAATCATCTTATACACAAAATGACTCAACTTAAACCTAAGTGGGGTATAGACATCAGTTTAGATTATGTAGACGATAGTAGATATAATACTATGGAACTGTTTCACTATGAGTGGGATAGTAACAGTATAGATGAAGTAGAAGAAAAGAAATCTGTAATAGAAGAATTATTAATAAACACTGATTGGAAAAACTTTGCTCAAGAAAAAATTTCTAAAAAATCAGAATGGGCACACTTAGATTTTGTTGGACAAAGCGAATGGACTACTAAATACTTAGGCTTACCAAAAGAGCGATTTAAGTTAGTACCATGGAATATATAAACAAACTATCATTACAAATAGATCAAAAACAACTTTTAGAAGATGTTGAGTATATACTTGGCTTAACTCCGCTGTGGCCTAACCAACAAATCAGTCTAACTAGTATTACAGGCAATGATGATTGGGATTGTAGCATTGGTAAAATAGCAGATTTACAGCATAAAGAAAGCGACTTTACTGTAGTTAATAACAGCATAAAAGACCGTTATATAGGCGAATTAATACAAAGTTTAGCACCTAATTACTGTAGATGGCGTATAATGAATAAAGCAAGACGTACTTGCTATAGTGTACATCATGACGGCATAGAGCACGTCTTACGCCTACATATACCTGTTATAACAAACGATCAAAACTTTTTAATGTTCTATACGGATAAGCCTGTAGCAACCGATACAGGCACTGATATTTCGATTAAACACTATAATTTAGAAACAGGAAATGCGTACTTGATGCGTACGAATTATTTACATTCTGCAGTAAATTTCAGCAATGAGGATAGAATACATATCGTAGCGACTCAATGTTAGCCTACTAATTTTTTGTATTCTTGATACCCACCAATTTTATCACCGTCTACAATGATTTGTGGGAATGTTCTTGCTCCTGGAAATGCTTCCATTAATGCTTCCCTGTCAAAGTCAACGTCTAACATTTTAACTGTTAAGTCGTGACCTTTTTGTTCTGCTAATGCTTTTGCCATATCACAGTATGGACATTGTGGTTTGCTATATATTTCAACTTTCATGCTTTTATTTATACCTTACAAATGTACATCCATTGGCCTCTTGGATGACCTACTGGACCGTTATATAATTTGGTTAGACCACAACTTGCAACAATTTTATCCATGTGTTGTTCGCTGTAGAATAAATCTTCTTTTGAGTGAGTGTCTTGAGAGATTGCTTCTTCCTCATCTAACCCTTCTAATTGGAAGTAAGTAAAGTAAATTCTGCCATTAGGTGCTAATGTTTCTTTAACGTTTTTTAAGCATTCTGTTATATCTGCTATACTAAGATGTGACATTAAACTTTGACACCATGCAAAATCAACTGGCTTATCTACAAACGTGCAATTAAAATTATTGTTTACTGAAAATTTAGGATGTTTTTCAAAAACAATTTCTGGTGTTAGTACGTCATTTAATCCATACTCTATAAGTTGGGGCATTCTGTCTAACCCAAAATAATTACCTGACTCTAGATAGGGTATAACATATTGGCCTGTTCTTAATGCTCCACAACCAACATCAAAAAATATATGATGAGATCTAAGTCCATGATGCTGTAGGTAATTAAAATGATCTATGCCCATTAAGTCAAAATCTAGTCGACTTTCTGACCCTACAAATTCTATTGCACCGTCTCTAAAAATCTTATCAATGTATTGCTCTTGCTTTGTAGCCGCCATAGTAATATTTATCCTTGATACTATGGATATTTATGGGGGATTTAACTTACGCCGCTTGGGTCTTGATCTCTATCGTCGTAATAGTCTGGATCTGATACTTCAACTTCACCTTGTGTGCCGTCTTTGGTCATATCGTTACCCGGTGGTACTTGCATTGTGTTTTCTAAATAGTGAGCACAATCACTTAGATATGCACCTGCTTTAGTAATTTTTGCTTGCCACCAATTTGGGAAATCTGAATCTGGCAATTCTTTTAGAGTCTTTGCGATCTCTACACTATATTTTCCCATTTGATAAAGTTGTCTTCTAATCATGTCTCTTTCGTTGTCAACATGACCTATTGCTACTTTAACATTATCACTACTACCAGCATCTTTTTCGTTCAATACATCTGAATAGATACCTGCTAGTTCTTGTAGTTTTTTTAAATCTTCTTTGCTTACTTTACTCATAGTTATTAATCCGTTTGCATTTCAGATCTTCTTCTCTCAAAGTCCTTCACCTTAATGCCTCTGTACTTGTCTATTTCTGCTTGACTTTTTTGAGCCTTCATTTTTTGACTTAACCGTTGTTGAGCAAATACATTGATACCTCTATCTTTCATTATTTTCTTAAACTCTTGATGCATTTCCTCATGACTGCTAAATGGTTTGTCGCCATATTGACTTCTTTCTTTTTGTACTTCTTGTGACCACAGACTAAAGTTAGCATCATAGCCTGCTTTTTCATCATAACTACCTTTATCCCAGTTCCACTCTTCAGCAATTTCTTCAATGCCTGCTAATTCACGCATTCTTTCTAAATCTTCTTCCATGTCATGATCCATTCCACCATAGTCTTTCCAATCTGCATTGTCTACAGTATCTTCAGCATGTCTTTGAATAATTTCATCTCTGTCGTCATCCATGTGTAAGTTTAGGTCTCTGCCAATCTCACTCATTTCATCATCTAGTTCTTTCATTGATAAACCACATGCTTTTGCGTATGCTTCTTCACCGCCAGTTTGTAATGCAGTCATTAGTTCTTCGTATGCTTCTTCCTCACGACTTTGTTCTGCACTAACATCGAAACTTTCTTCTTTCTTCTTTTTGTCTTGGACTGCTTTTTTCATTGGCTCTTCTTTGTCGCCATCGCCGTCTATGTCAATGTAGTCTGGTTTTGCACCTTTGCTTTCTAATGGTGCACCTTCTGGTTCTCTATTTTGTTGTTCTACATATTCTTTGGCACCTTCTATGCCTTTGTCAACTACTAATGTGATGTAGTCTTGCACAACTTCGTTTGCATATTTGTCGTCCCAATCTTCTGCACCATCTTTAATTAATGCTTCTAAATCTTTTAAACATTGTTCTTGATCCTGGCATGTCATAATAACATCTTCTGCATCTGTCATTGCTATATCAAATGCATTACCGCCTTCTGATACTGGTTTTACACCATATTCGTATCTAATATCATTTAAGTCTAAATCTTGTAATTCTTCTTTTGTAAATGTTTTGCCACCTACTGAAAATTTATCACCTTTCTTAGTGTTTCTAGCCGCTTTACCAAATGCGTTACCTTCTTCTACATCACCTTCTTCTACTAAACCTTTTGAATTAGCAAATTCGATCATATTTCTAAGACCTTCTTCTTTTTGAATTGCATCTAAAAACTTTTCTCTAGGTGATTTATCTTCTGCTCCTCTATTTGAGCCTAACATGTTTACCATTTTTCTTAGTGCTTTTGCTTCACCTACACTTACTTCCATTTCTGAACCGTCATCTGTTTTTACAGTTGCTTTAGGATTTTTAATGTCATCGCCATCTTTGGACATTTCGTCACTGTCAATAATTTTACCTAATTGGTCAAACATTGCTAATTCTTTGTAGCCTGGATTTACAGCATAGTCATCATCTTCTACGTCTACTTCTTGTAAACCTGCCATTTTACGCATGTAATTTAAGTCTAATATTTCCTGTTCAGTTATCATAAGTTTCTCTCGTATAAGTTTAAATAGGTCTTCGTTGTATTTATCATATAAGTCCACAAAAACCTGTTTTGCTAGTTCCTCGTCTCCTTTCATTAGTTCTCTAATTTGACTAGCACTATCTAAATCGTGTCCTGCTATTTTAAATGGAAAGATAGGAGCAGTCATTATATAACCATGCTCAGCCATACTTTTCATATCATCTTCGTGTGTAAATTTTTGTAAATATGCAGGATTACCGTCCTTTTTAATAGACATTCCCGTATTGGGGAAGTTAAATCTTGGGTCATCAACCATATCTTTTTCGCTTACGACCATAATTAACCCTGTGTCGCTAGCCGTATATTTCTTTCCAAATTGGTCTATATACTCTTGCCCATTATAGGTATTTCTTACTTGTAATACATCGCTTTTATCAATGCCTAACAGTTGCATAAAATTTAATTTATCTTGGAAATTAAATGGTGATTTGCCTGGTTGAACTTTATCTGTAGTAGCAATATACACATTGGGCCAATCTTTTTTAAGATGATCGAACACTGATTTGTGTCCTTTGTGAAAAGGTTGGAATCTACCTGGGTATACTACTATGATATTTGAACGGTCCATAGTAGTATTTATCTCTTTTTTCTAATCTATCTGGACTACCTTGATTGCTTCAGCAGTAGTATATGGTGATTTATGTGCCATTGGGTCTTGTTGATCTACGATATTTGCATCTCTGTATTTTTCTGCACCTTTTTCGTTGATTTCAATAAATGGTATTTCTTCTTGTGGTAATTCGTCATCGCTCCAAATTGCCTCTACTGGACACTCTGGCTCACATAATGCACAGTCAATGCATTCATCAGGATCAATGTAAAGCATGTCAGGACCTTCATAAAAGCAATCTACCGGGCATACTTTTACACAGGCAGTATCTTTACACCCTACACAAGGACTTCCAACTACAAATGTCATATTAGTATTTCTTTTGGTTCGTGCAAATGCAATGAATCGGGTGTTACTTGTCCAGTAATAGTCAAACTCCATCTAGGCCAATAGCCTACATTACCGGTAGCATGATAGATGCCTTCTTTCCAGCAATGTATGTCGCCTATCTGGTATTGGTGTAGTACATCATTGCCCACTGATACATAGTGTCCCCATTTCCAGTCATTGAGTTGAACTAGGTAACGTATTACTTCAGTGTCGTCGCTAACTTTAGCAAAGTTACGTCTGTAATTATTATAACTGTCTCTATGCCATGGAATTGCTTTTCCTGGTGGTTGTTCTAAAAACATTATTTGCGGATTTTTTAATCCACTTAATTTGCCCATTTTACGAAACGTATCGCATACATTCCATGTTTGTCTGCCGCCTGTATTATGTGGAGTAAATCCTGCACGAGTTAAATCGTTATGATACCCTTCCATTATTTCTGCGGCTTCTTTGTTGTAGGGTGAGCCTTTGATACTTACTTCATTGTATGCATCATCGTCACTTAAGGCGTCACTAGACGCACTTACAACGTCTGTAAGCAATGATTTAGGATTAGATATGTATTTTCCTACATATTGTACATCAGAATGCTTAGATGCTGGGTCGTAATGCCATTCAAAATTTTCTTTATTCCATTCCCAATAACTATCCATACTATTCCTGTGTATCAAAGAAGAATGTTTGAAACAATCTACCTGAATATTTATCTGTTCCAAATCCTGGTAATACACTTCTATGGTAAAGTGACCCTTTGTAGCATACTAATCTATTATACACATTACCAACAAATGCAATCTGCTCCCATTGGTCTATATGTTCCTCACCTAGAAAATCAGAATTATTAAAATCAGATGCAGAATCTTTAACACCGTCCCATTCATAAATACCTGTTGGTTTATGTCTGTATATTCCTGTACCTGATTCTGCAGGTGCATCTGGTGTTAAGTATAATACTGCCGCCCATGTAGTTTCGTCATGGTGTATCCATGTTTTAGATTCTTCTGTAGTAATTTGATAAGCGGTGTTGTATTCTTCTGGCCAGTATGATATAGGTTTTTTAATTACACTATCTTCAAAAAATGTTTTTAAATAATTATGTTGTTGTAGTTCTTCTGGACCTGTTCTAAATCCAGGATAATTGCCTTCTGTTATAAATTCTTTACTCAGAGCAAATTCTCTAACTTCGTCTGGATTATTATAAAAGTTATCTATTATAAAAAAGTTTAAATCCATTTTGTATTCCTTACTAGTTCTTCGGCCATTTCGCCCCACATTCTTCCTGCTCTTGGGCCACCGTTTGCTTTACCATCGCTTTCTCCTGGTATCTTAATCCATAAAAATGCATCGCATTTTTCTAATCCTGTATTGCATGTAGGCGGCTCACCTAATGCTCTACCTGGTGGATTACACCAATCGTTGCCATGTGGACCATTGCCGTTACGACTAGTATCTATAACATAATAATCTTGTGGTCTAAGTTCGCATATTTTGTTTGCCCACTTTGCCGACTCTATTGTTGTTCTATAGTTACTTACATTAACACTAAACCCTCTTACTTTAGTATTGGTAACTTTATTTAAAAATTGATTTACTTCTTCTGGACTTAACCAATTACTATGCCCTACATCTATATACACAATGGCATTAGTTTGTGTTAAAATTTCTAATGCCTGCTTAATTAATTTTATCCTACTGTTTGCTTCTCCTTTTTCTAAATGAGTTAAATGAGGTATAGCATCAGGTTCAAAAATTACAATTGGCTTGTTTTTGCCTACACCATTAGCAAAATCTTGTATAAATTCTAAGTACTCGTCATGTGTTTTGGCACCACCTTTGCTGTATTGGCCTATATCTCTATTAGGCATATTATACACTACTAGCACAGGCATTTTGTCGCCACTACGTTTGAATAATCTGCGTAAACTTTTATCTAAACCTTTTATAGGTTTGGCACTACGATTACCGTACCATAGACTTAATGGGTGTTTAAAAATTTCTTTTGAAAGTGGATATTTGTCTTGATAGTCTTTTACACGATTCCAATCAAAGACCCAAAAAGGATAATTCATTTCTGTCTAGTCCTATAAGGTTTATAGTACCAGACACTATCTAATAATGTCCATACTGCTAAATTATTGTCTGTAGCAAACTTTGTAATTGCTTTTGTGCAAGGTGCACATCCGTAATCATGTCCTGCTAAGATACCGTTTGGTTTTAATAACTTTGAAAATTTAATTAATTCTCCTATTACATTACCATATGTATGATCACCATCTAAGAATATTAAATCAAATTTTAAATCGTTGTCAAATTCAACATCTAGGGACTTCTCATGATACATAAAAACATTATCTAAGTGGTTTGTGTTTTGTCTCCATAAATTTTTATCAGACTCTATATTTTCATATACAGTCTTCCTGTCATATCCTATTAAGTAATCATTGTGTTTTTCGTTAGTCCATTTGTCAACACAATATAAATTGGAGTCTTGTCTTGCTTCTTTTAATGTGCAAGTAGTACTGCCTAAAAAACAACCAATCTCTAATATATTGCTATTGCTTGGTAACGTATATGCTAATTCATAAATAGATTCTAAATCTGATTTAGACATAAAACTAGGAATGTCATAAATGTATTTAGGAATCATACACGACTTACTGATCTTTTCATCTTAGAATACTTTTTAATCAGTTTATCTCTTTTCTTTAGTGCTCTTTGTAATTTAAAATCGCTTACATAAGTGAGATTTAGTATGCCATGCAAATGATCTGTTTCGTGCTGAAAGCAACGAGAATCCATGCCAGTAAGTTCCATACTTTGCTCTTCGCCTTTTCTATTTTGAAAAGTTACTTGTACGCCTTCTGGTCTAGTTATGTGGAAAAACAATCCTGGAAATGTTAGACAACCTTCTTCTAATGTAATTAGTTCTTCTGACACATTTAATATTTTAGGATTGTATACTGCAATATTTCCTTCTGTGCTGTGTCTCATTACAAACATTTTTACTGGATTGCCCAGTTGCGGTGCGGCTAAGCCTATACCAAATCTTTCCTGCATCAGTGTAAACATTTCTTGCTCAACTGTTTGCCATACTATGTCTGTACTTAATGGGTCAATTGTGCATTCATTTCTTAATGCTGGGTGTTTTGGATCTACTAGTGTAGTGTTCCATTTATTTGCAAACTCTAATTTAGCCATGTTAATATATTATTTTTGAATGTAATTCGGTTACTTTCTTTATAGTTAGGATATTCATCTCCATAGTATGGATCTAAATGATAAATGAATGCTTTGCCTTCAGATGTATTAACTTCATCTCTGTGATAAAAGTTTTTTGCTCTATCGCCTTGGTGCCCCTCTATCATGTCGCAGTATTCTAACAAGTCGTTACCACCTTCATATACTTCGCCATATATGTCATTGTAACCATTGACAATAACGCCAGGAAATGAACCTAGATCTACCATTGAAAATTTAGAGCCTGTTGTGACTGCTTTACCTATAAATTCTTTTTCAATTTCTTTGGTTGAATCATAGAAATCGTATATAGGCTTATCAAGGCCTCTTATACCGTCAGATTTAAGTGTGCCGTAAACAAATATTTTATGTCTTGTTTCTTCCATAATAACCTTATTATACAACTATTTATAGTAGTTGTCAACTATTTATTTACTATGAGGGGGAAGTTTTGCTTCAACAAAATACTCATGAATTCTCTTTACAGGATTATATTTTTTAAGTTTTAATTTCCTGTTTTCTATCACAAGTGCTTTAGTTTTCACTGCGGTATAATGATAAGTATGATGATCCCTAGTCTCGCCCTCTGGAATTAAGTATACAATAGTTCGTCTTTTATCTTTCTTTGCCATGCTACTATTTATAAACCTGAGCCTAATCCCACGGATTCTTCTCTTATTTTTTTCCAATCATCAAATGGGTCTATTTCGCCTGCTTTTACTTTATCAAAATAATCGCTTGTATCTGTTTGACCAATTCTGTTACAGAACCATGCAATTTTGTGTATAACTGCATCTCGCATTCTGATATTATTTTCACTCATTAAATCATTTGGATCTTCTGGATTGCCTTCTGCATATTCTCTGCTTCTAAAAATATCGTCATCGTTGTTTCCAGTAAGATCGAATCGGTCATGAAATACATCTACAGGTATATCTTTAATAATATTTAACGGTTTTGCAATTAAGTTTAGCCATGCATCATTTTGTGCATTCATACTAAACGTACCAATAAGCCTGCACCAGTCTGTGGGTATTACTGGAAATAATGCGTATGGATGTTTGTGATTTGTTTGATTAAATTTTAATAATGCAAATTCATTATCAAATTTTCCAATTTCTAAATCCCAATCTTTAGTTTCCATAATAGCATCGTCGTTCCATAACATAAGCCATTCACCATTTGCCTGTGCCCAAAGTTGATTCATGTATTGATGTAAATTTTTATAGCCTAATCTATCAAATAAAACTGCTTGAACGTCTACATTATACTCTTCTTGCATTTTGTTTTGAAAGTCTTCTGACTGTACAAAATCTAATGTTTCTTGATCATCATTATCAATGCCTAACATAATTTCGACATTATCTGTGTTGTTTACGTTTGATAATAAACTATCAATGCTTTTATCTAAAAGTTTTGTTCTTTGTCTTGTTGCTAATAATATACTTATTTTTTTCATTTCTTTTTACTTATTTGTATAGATTTCTGTGGTTGTTCTTGTGGTTGTTCTTGTGGTTTATCTGATGCACCAATAACAAATGGTCGTTGATCCGGTGATACATATTCTGTTTGCACTCTTGCTTCGCCTGTAAGCATTTTTCTTACATTACCATTAAATGTATAATGCCCAACATGGTTAAGACTAACTCTAGGATCTAGCCAAATTTCGCCATCCATTTGTTGCCAACGTCTGCAGAATGTATAATCTTCTGACAAGTAACGCCTTGTGTCTGGATCAATGATACAATCAAATAATGCATACATAAACGGTTCAAACTTTTGGTCAATATTTAGATCATTATTATATTTTGTTTCAGGGTAATGATCAAACATCTGTTGTATGACATCTTTTTTAATTGTCATAAATCCAGTGCCGCCGTCTAACAATTTAATTAAATTGTCTTTTATTTGTACTGATGGCATTCTATTGCCATTTTCATCTTCTTGGAATGCAAAATTAGTAACATAATTCGAACTATGTCCTTCGATTGTTTCCGGGGTTTCATTTAAGCCAGGTGTTCTTGCGGCTTGTAATATACTATCCCAATTTAGTGCTTTTTTAGGATATGCACCTACAATAATTGGTTTGTCATATGCTAACATTCTTAGTACATCCTCTGGATTAAATTCTATGTCAGCATCGATAAACATCAAGTGTGTGGCATCTTTGTTTTCCATAAAGAAACTTACAAGTGTATTTCTACCACGTGTAATTAAACTTTCATTTGCCAATGTGCTCATTGTAAATTTAACATTAAATCGATTCATTAACAATATAAGCCTAACCATACTTCTTAAATATGGTTCTGTTACTTGCCCACCGTAGCACGGCGTTGCAATGAATAAATGCTTATCTTCAAAACTTTGTACAGGGATTTCTATTTTTCTTTCTAGCAGATTGAATAGTGTTTCCTGCTCTGCTATTTGTTGGGGTGAAAGATTTTCTGATACCATTGAGTCCACTTCTGAATTACCTTTAATAGTATTCTGTGCTTTTGCTGGATTGTGTTTTTTATTTCTGGACTTTTTATTTCGTGCCATTTGTATTCCTATTATATGTGTGTCGCATTTATTTATTAAAATGGAGCCACCGGTCAGACTCGAACTGACGACCTACTGATTACAAATCAGTTACTCTACCACTGAGTTACGGTGGCTATCTTAATAGTATTTACTTAGGGAAGGAAGACTTATTCAGGTCTTTTGGATACAAACTTATTAAGTTTTTCTGCTTCTTCAATTACCTCTTCTGCCGTTGGCATGTACTCAGGTTTATTTGCTTTTGCTTGAAGAATAAGTCTAGCCTCTTGGATGAGTTCTAGACGGATTTCATATGGTGTTTTGTTTGACATATAATCTTTTACTATGTTTTAATTGTTACATGTATTTACCTTATTTGTTAGATAAATCGTCGTTATACTTTTGCTTTCTGGGTATGGTTTTTGTTTTGTCTTGCTGAACTTTATGACCGTAGGGAGTGTCGTGTGTAAAAAGTTCACGATGCGTTCTAGTTTTTGGAATTGACTTTTTCTTTTTCATAACTGTATTTATTATACAGCAATAATCAAACTTGTCAAGAGCAATAATAAACTTACTGTACCTAGAAAGAAAAATGCTACTAGTAATGCAAACCAAATAATTGCTAAAGGTTTAATTTCGAATTTGCTATCGGATTCTCTTCCTACACCTATAACGGCTTTAATTGCGTTTTTTATCAAAAGAAAAATGTGTTTAAGTACATGACTGCTAACATTAATCCAAACACTACTACCTGAATTACTGCTGGTATCACAACAAACATTTTCATTACATCAAAGTTTCCTGTCATAAAGAAGTCTTCGCCGTTTTGCCACTTGTGAACTTCTTCGGGTGTTGCGTTTTTTATTTGTAAGGTATTGGTGTCCATGGTAGTATCCAGTATTTGTAAATTGTTTTTAAAAGACGGTTAATGATCATTTTTAGGTTCCAAATAATAAGGTGAATTACTGACATCTCGTAATCCACGTAAAATGCCTGCTATGTTATCAGTTTGTGCGGCGAACAGTAACATCATATAACATAAAGCATATTTCATGTTACTGGTGTAAGTGCAATAATGCTGAATAAGAATACTGATATGAGTGTAAATAACTCTGCTTTGTCTCTAAGTTTTTCCATCTTTGTCTGTTGTATGTGCCCATAAATAGGATATCACAACATACAACCTAGCATGTTATTAAAATTTTATCTTGAATGTGGGCAAAAATAATATAAAAGTAAGTTATATCCTTTTATACAGTCTATTTATATTATGTTATTGATTTAGTAGGGGTTTTAGGCAGTTTTGAGTATTTGAATATCTTTGGGATTATTACAATGCTCATGTGGACAAACTACGCCTTCGGGTGTCGGCAATTCAAAATCAGATTCAAACACATTACCATATGTTTTAGCACCACACCAACTGCTAACAATATTGCCACGCATGTCGATATTAAAACCTCGCTCGCCTATATGACACATCATGCCCTGAAATTTGTTTAGTCCTTGATCCATAATTTGATCTGCATTGTAGTAGTTTGTTTCTTCAGGTGTCTGGTATGTGAATAAAAATCTACTTGGATGTGGCTCTGGTGGAGGCGGAGCATTTGGATCTGGCGGCGGTGGCGGAGGTGTGTCTGGATTTTCTTTCCATGTGGGTAAATTTAATATACGCCAATCATTGCCACTATAGTCATAAAATGTATCTTGTTTAGCACCAGGACCTAATAGTTTTTTATACATGGTTTTGATTGCAATATTAACACCCCAGTAGTCCTGTACTGTACTATGCTTATATACTGTTCTAAGCCTCTCTGCTAACAGTTCTAGTCTTGGTAAGTAATCTTTTACACCTGCTAGTTGATAACTTGTATACACCGAGTCTTTTATTTCTTCAGCGATTTCTATCAGCGAATCTTCGTCCATTGATTGTGGGTGGTAACTGATCACTAAATCATCAATTAAATGTTTTGCTTTGCTCCACCAATTAACTGTTCTGCTACCATTTGTAAAAATTATATTGTGCCCGTTGTACTCTTTTACTTTTTCTAATATTTCTATAAAGCCAGGTATAACTGTAACTTCGCCGCCAATAAATTCAAAGTTTACTACTTTGTCTTGTTCTTGATAGTGTTTACATATTTTTTCTATAATGTCTATATACTTACTTGTATCGTGCCAACCTAAACTGCCATCATGTAATTGTGCGGGGCAGTATTCACATTCAAAGTTACAACTATTGCCCATACTCCATTGTATAGTGATATCTTTCGACAGTACCTCTGGTCTAGGTCCATGTACTTTAGTTGGATACATTTAGTTCCTTGGTTACATATATGTTAGGCCCAAACTCCATGCCTTCGTCAAAATAGTTACCTACAGTTTCAAAGCCAAATTTAGTATATGCCGGTAAGGCACTTTTACGAGGTATGCTCCATATCATATTGCAACCTTCTTTGATTGCTTGTTTTTCTGTAGCATCAAATAACATTGTCGATATACCTCTTTTTCTGTATTCGGGTCGTACCCATATACCTCTGCTTCTATAGATATTATCCTTTGTTCTGTGTCCGCTGTTTACTCCTACTATCTCTTGCCTTAGAAAGATAGCAAAAAAAGTTGGTGTATAATTAAAAATATCCATATCGTATTCTAATGGATTGCCGTCAAATGGCCAAGTCATTGCACTATGAGTTTCAATTGGACTTACTCTATTTTGCCATAAATGTTTTTGCCACACATGACAAATAGTTTCAAATGATATATTGGTTGTTTCCACAGTAGTATTTATTTTGTGCGGTCAAAAAAATAGGCTGTTCCCAGCCTACTTTTTTATAAAAAATATTTTATTTTAACTGTCTACCTGCATACTGACCTGAGCCATAAACAACTTCACTTAATGTTCCGCCGTCGTTTACAAAGTATGTTTCATTACCTGCAGTTCTTTCGTCTTCTGTAATTTCGCTACCACCAAATAAACTTACTGAAAAGTGTCTGTTATATTTTGTGTTATCGCTTTTAGTTGCAGTTAGAATAAAGTTATATATTGTTGTATTACTCATAGTACCTGTTACACTGGTATTTGCTGTAATATTCCAACCGGTTGACGCATTACCATTTAATTCTAATGCTGGTGGCATTGCGGCAAATTCTGAACTAGTAATTTCTGTTACAGTATTAGCAACATCTAAACTAATATCAATATCGCCAGCACCTGTAAGTAAAAAGTCTCCTAAGTTACCAGCGGCTGTATTCCATACAGTTGCATAATATTCGTTTTCTGCAAACACGATGTTATTTGGTGTACTGCTGTATAATCCTGGATCTTGGAAAAGTAGTCCAGTTAATGATTGTTCAATAACTAGTTCTTTGAGTGCATTTCCTGTTGCTCTACTACTTCCAAATCTTTCAGAAGACATAGCACCCATACCTGCAACTATGGCACAAGATATACTTGTTCCACTACCTGTAGTTTTTAGATCATCGCCTGTAACGCCTGTGTAATCGCTGTCATTTAATCTATTGCTGATGTCTGCATAGTTTACTGCAACACCTGGAGCAAATACATCGACTTCTTCACCACCGTTTGTTTGTAGTCCAGTACCTTGTTCTACGATAGCACCTGCATCATTTGAGAATGAAGGTACGTTATCTGAACTGTCACTTGCGCCTACTGTTAAAATTTCGTTAATGCCTGCTGGTGAATAATTATCAACATCTCCACCGTTGTTACCTGCCGCGGCAACCATTAAGAAGCCTTCGCGATTTTGCATTAAGGAAACATATCTGTCTAGTACTTGTGATTTTGGAAAACTCCATGCCATGCATACAGTTGGTGCATTAGTATAAGTTGACCCACCCTCATCAAGAAAGTTAATGTCTGCTAATCTTATTGCTTTAAAGGCATTTAGTACATTTTCTAATTTGATAGCACCGCCATCTACTGAAGGGTCGGAAATTTTAACAATTCCTATTGTGGCATCTCCGGCTACACCGTATGTAGCACCATTGATTAAACTAGCCATTGCTGTTCCATGACCGTGTTTGTCTGATGTATCAAAATCTGTACCGGCGTTGCCGTCTTCTATAAATTCAGCAAATCCACCGGGTGATTCCATTACTGAATATATAGGTTCAAAACTTTTTCCTGAGAACTCTGGGTGACCTTGGTCAACACCACTGTCCATTAGATATACTACTGAGTTATTTCCTGTATATACAGGGTCAAAAGTTGTTCTTAGTGGTAAGTTTCTAGTTACTATTCTTTGTTTGTGCCATTCGCTTGTTGCTTCACTAATTAATAGTGTGGCATCTGCTTGGTCCGTTACATTCTCTGATGCAACGTAACCTGTTAGTGATGAAATGCTACTTATGTTAGTCTCGTCGATACTAATTTTATACATACCAGACTTAGCATGATCAAAACTACTATCTATTGTTGCACCTGCACCCGTAAGTGCAGTTTCTGTTGCAGACTGGTCAAAAGAAACAGAATCACCATCTATGTGTTCGTGTTCAAACGATACGATATATGATTTAACAGCCATTTTATTATCCCTTCAATATGTTAATAATTAATAAATCCTTAAACTTGTCAATATTGCGTTTCAGTAATGGTTGTCTAAAATGCTTATCGAACACTTGTAGATAAGGATCGTTACCTATATATTTATCTGCATACCAAGTTTTTAGTGCCTCAAAACCAGTGAATTTGACAGCCTTATGGCCAACAGTATTAAATATATTTTTATACAACTGTATTTTAATATTGTATTCTTGGTCCCATGCATCAACACCTGCACCTCGCGAAACGTCTCTTCCATATTTCTTGTTTAAATCTTTGTATGCATCTGTAGATAATTGATCTATAAAATGATGGCTTCTATAAAAATTAAAAATACTATCATCATTTCTTAAATCTAGGGCATATCTATAAGATAGATATTTTGTACTTAGCCTGTCAACAGATACTATGTCATTTATACTGCCGTTTGGTGCACTTGATGTTTCTATAATAGGTCCGTCTATTGATTCAAATACCTTTAGTAATGGTAAAAATTGTGGAGTAACACAATGATATTTTTGTGCAGTTTCTAAGAAATCACCGCTATCAAAAAACTTTAAAATATCAAAATCTATTATTTCAACATCGTCAGCAACATTTTTTATTTCATAATCATTGAATATAATGCCCTGAGATTTGTATCGTATACAGTATGGTTTAAACGCAATGTCCTTGCGTTTAAGCAGGTTATACAATGTAGTGCTATCAATACCACCACTTATAAAAACATTATGGGGTTTTAATTCTAATCTTTCTCTGTATACTTTTTCAAACAGATCGTCAAAGTTTTTATAATTAATATCTTTTTTAACAGTAGAGATAATGTACTCATGCGTATCGTCAAACTCGGATAAATTTTCGTTTATATTTGCACGAGTATTAATTGCTTTTTGTCTTTCAATTTCGCCGCCAAGATACAAGATATCTTTTTTGTATTTTTTTAGTTTGGTGTTATCTATGTCGTCACGCAGAACTTTAAAATATTTGCGTTCGTCTAGTTCACATTTGTTATTAAATAGTTTATCCAATGTTAGTCTTACTTGCGCCGCCGGATATACCGTGCATACAAGAAGCACTATCGATCCCATCTCTGGCGGCTGGTTTACCTTCTATATTTACTTTACTGGAACCAGATGCTACTGTAGGATTGGAATGTGGCGAGTCGCCATGACCTTGAACTGTGTCGCCTTTTCTTGCTGGAGCAATACCTTCAATTGTAGTTCTAGAGGCTCCTGAAGTAATTGGACCTCCTGCTATTGATGTTCCTTTGAGTGCGGCTTTTGACATAGTAATATTATTTATCATTATAAATACTAGTATGAAACTAGAATGGTACCATAATCAAGAAGAAGGCTACATATATTGTGAAATAGACAATATTACATACAAATCTTACAACGGTGGCGATAATATTCTTAAATTTATCAACGGTAATCAAGTTGCTGACTTAGGCAAACATGATGAAAATGACCCATGGGAAAAAGAAAAACACTGGATTAGTGATAATTATTCTGATAGATTTGGTGTCTATGAATTTCACGATGCATCTGCTCAAGAAATGGAGCAATGGCTTGCTGACCACCCTGCATACAAAGAAGCATTTCCGGCCTTTGGTCTACATGAGGGTAGATATTTAGATCGCTTACAGAGAGATTCTTGTGTACAAGTTGGCTCAGATATGATAACAGTAATACAAGATTCTGCTGAAAAAATTCACATCGAATGGGACAAGAATGGTACTGGTAAATTCTATCGCAGAGAATGGTGTGAAGAAAACAGCAGTTTCTACAACGTTCAACCTTGTTGTGTATTTCCTAATAATCCAGGTAGGACAGAACTAAGCGAAGAAGAAAAACAATCTTTAATTGCTGAACACGGAATGGATTTAGATCTTCTTTAAGCCTTTGCTAAACTAATACCTGTAGTACCTTCGATATATTGATCAGCAAGATCCTTCAGTGTATCCATTGTACAAAATACTTTTTCATTTGAAATAGTAATTTCTTTTGATGCATCAGCACTAAACAACCATGGCATCAATCCTAAACCTTGTTGAGTAATTTGTACTGCCATAGGCTTTTCAATAGTAATACCGTTTTCATCTTGACTGATAAAACGTGTAATAATTTCTGTATCGCTGGTTAATTTGATAGTGACAACGTCACCTTTTGTATGAGATTTATTTACTAACATGTGTTTCCTCTGTGTGTGAATATTTATATTATAACGAGAAGCCTGAGAAGGTTTCTTTGTCAACGTCTTGTTTAGTACCCCCAATAACATAACTGCTAATTTCAGTTTCTTGTGGTGCTACTTGTACTTCTCCACCTGTGATCCATGCTTGGGTCCAAGGTAAAGGATTAGTGCCTGTATTAAATATTTTTTCTTGTCCTACGGCATGCATTCTTTTACCTGCTATGTACTCAACATATTGTTTTAATAGTTCAGCATTCAAACCAATGATACTGCCGTCTTTGAATAAGTAGTCTGCCCATTTTTTCTCTTGCTCAACTGCGTCTAAGAAAAGTTGTGTACACTCTTTATAAGTTTCATTTTTAATTTTTTCAAAGTCCTTGTCTTCACGTGGTAAAAGTTTTAGCATTTGTTGTGTACTTGCTAAGTGAACATTTTCATCTCTAGCAATCAGTTTAATAATTTTTGCATTGCCTTCCATCTTTTTAAGTTCTGCAAATGCCCAACTACATGCAAAGGATACATAAAAACGTACACCTTCTAAAATGTTTACACTCATTAAACACATCCAAATACGTTTCTTGTGTTCATACTCGCTGTATTTAGAACTGCCGTTTTCTCTAAGTCTGTTATACTCAATTAATGAATCGTAGTATTGTGTTATGCTGTCTGAACAATCAATAATTTCTTTGATACTCATCATTTCATCAAACACTTTACTTGGATCTGGGTACACATTTCTAATGATATGTGTATAACTTTTACTGTGAATAGTTTCTGAAAATGCCCATGTTTCAATCCATGTTTCTAATTCAGGTAAACTCACAATTGGTAGTAATGCCAAGTTAGGTGACCGTCCTTGTACACTATCTAACAGTATTTGTCTTTTTAAATTACTAGTAAAGATGTGTTGCTCGAAGTCTGTTAAGTCTTTAAAATCCTTGCTGTCTTTGGTAATATCAACTTCTTCTGGTCGCCAAAAGAATCCTAACTGCTTTTCTGTGAGTTTATCAAACTGTCTGTATTTAAGTACGTCAAACCTCTGTACTCCCATGTCGGCAGACAAGAACATTTTACTCTTTTCTGTATATTTTGATTTAGTATTAAGTACACTCATTAAATTTTACAACTCTCGCAATCTTCGTCATCTAGTTCGCCCATGGGCAAATCTTCTAGTTTATCATCTTTGTTAATATCAATCTCGCCTTGCCCATCGTATGTGTTGTTGTAGTACAACTGCTTTCCACCATACTTATAAAACATTAGAAGATCCTGAATTAGCACACTCATTGGTACTTTTTCATCTTCATAGTGTTCGGGATTGTAAGAAGTATTTACCGAAATTCCCTGATCAATATACTTTTGTAGTACAGCCATTATTTTTAAATAGCCTTGTGGTGACTTTTGATCCCACAGTAGATCATATTTGTTTTTATAGTATGGAAAGCCTGGTACAACCTGTTTTAATACACCATGTTTGCTTTGCTTTATGCTGATGTATCCTCGCGGTGGCTCAATTCCATTCGTGCTGTTACTTATCTGTGCAGACGTTTCTGCCGGCATTAATGCCATCAAAGTAGAGTTTCTTATACCATGCTCCTTCAAATTCTTTCTAAGTTCTTTCCAATTTTGTCTTTCTTTATGTGGTACTAATTCGTCGACATCTTTTTTGTATGTTTGGTTAGGAGTAATGCCTAAACCGTATTTTGTTTCGTTTGTGCCTGGGCATTTGCCTTTTTCCATTGCTAGTTTGTTACTGGCTTTAATTAAACTATAACTCCATGCCTCTGCCCACTCGTCGATTAGTTCCAGGTTTGGCTCTTGATATGTCATGCCATGCTTTGCCATCCAATATGCAAAGTTAATAATACCAATTCCCAGTGGTCTTCTTTTCATTGTGCTGAGTTCTGCCGCCAATACTGGGTATTGTTGATAGTCTAATAGTTCGTCTAATCCCCTAACTGCAAGTTTACATACTTTGTTCATTTCTTCAAAGTCTTTGATAACACCCCAATTGACTGCACTCAACGTACACAAACTGATCTCGCCCTCTTCATCATTGATATGTGTTAGTGGTTTAGTAGGCAAATCAATTTCACAGCATAAGTTACTCTGCCTAACTGGTGCTACGTCTTCAATAAATGCACCATGTGTGTTAGCATGGTCAACGTTCATTAAGTAAATTCTACCTGTGTCCTTGCGTTCTTGTACGAACGCAGAAAACAATTCAATAGCAGGAATAGACTTTTTCCTAATACTTGTTTTACGTTCAGCCGCTTCGTATAATTCTTTAAATTTGTCTTGATCAGTAAAGAAACTTTCGTATAATTCAGGAACATCTTTAGGTGAGAACAATGTGATGTTACCACCGCTGATGAGCCTTTCATACATAAGTTTGTTAAACTGTACACCGTAGTCCATGTGTCTAACACGATTGTCTTCAGTACCTTTGTTGTTCTTTAGTACTAGCAAGTCTTCTACTTCTAAATGCCAAATTGGGTAATATAAGGTAGCCGCTCCACCTCTTACTCCACCCTGACTGCAACTTTTAACTGCTGATTGGAATAGTTTATAGAAGGGGATAACTCCTGTGTGAGTTGCGTCTCCACTCCTAATAGGCGAGCCAATTGCCCTAATACTACCTGCACCTATACCAATGCCTGCCTTTTGACTTACATACTTAACAACAGCACTAGACGTTGCGTTAATGCTATCTAAACTGTCATCAGTTTCAATCAATACGCAACTGCTGAATTGCCTTTGCGGTGTTCTTACACCTGCCATAACTGGCGTAGGCAAGGAAATTCTAAATGTACTGATAGCATCGTAGTATGCTTTCACATACGCCATTCTTTTCTTTTCAGGATATCTACCAAACAATGTAGCCGCAATCATCATGTATGCTACTTGCGGTGTTTCGTAAATTTGACCTGTTGCTCTGTTCTGTACTAGGTACTTACCACGGAACTGTTCCATAGCCGCATAAGTTAAATCTTCATCGCGTTCATGCTTGATATAAGTTTGTAATTGATTTATTTCGTCTTTGGTGTAGAGGTCTGTGAACTCTGAATCATAAAAGCCATCATCAATATTTTTTTGTACAATATCACAAAGACACGGTGGCTCAAATGTGCCATACACTTGCTTACGCAAATGATAGTTGATTAATCTACCTGCTACATACTGATAATTTGGTGTCTCTTCTGATATAAGATCCGCTGTACTTTTAATTAATGTTTCTTGAATATCAGTTGAGTTGATGCCATCATAGAATTGTATTTGGCTATTGATTTCGACTTGTGATGCACTAACACCAGTAAGGTCTTCTACTGCATACATCACGACCTTGTGTAATTTGTCGATATTTAGGTCTTCTCTAGTGCCGTCTCTCTTTGTAACTTTCATGAATCTTTGTGAGTTTTTCCTGTCTAATAATTTCTCTAACTGTTATGTAATTATCAAAATTTTCAATATTTACACTTGTATTCGGTAAAATGTTATAATAACATACTCCGTCAAAAAACACAAGTCCTTCATGATAAATTTCTTTATTTTCGGCTACAAGCCACCTTACGTTTTTTGTATCTATGTATTCTAATTGTGCTAATGTATGATACAATAATATTGCTTTACCACTCATACAAAACATTTCTGCTTCAAGTACTTCCCACGGTGTAGGCCAAGTACTTGGCGTAAAATAGTCAAAACTTCTAGGCTTTGTTTCTATTCTATTGATGTATTGTAACACATTTTTCAACGATGGGCGACCATTTTTATATTCTCGCCATATTGACAATCGTTGTTGGGGATTAACTATTTTGTCAAGCAATTATCCCAGCCACTTCCTAACTATGTATTTAAAGGTTGCGGTTCTGGCTGTGCCATCACTTAAATTGTTGGTTGCTGTTAAAACAAAAGTATTTGTACCATCATCATATGTTGTGCTTAAATCAAATGTTGTTGTTCCGAATCCATTTTGCATTACAGCACCAGTGTCATTTAATGATGCATCTTGTAAAGTTTGATTTGCTGTAAGATGTAATGTACCTGTTCTAGAATATGCATTACCTGTACCGCCAGCCGCTGTTACAGAATATTCTATGATCACAGCAGTTACATCAACTGCACTAAAAGTTACAATACCAGTTGCGCCTGCTGGACAACTTTTTGTTATTGCTTCGAATAATGAATTAGCAGAACCTGTTAATAATACAGCATAGTCATCTTGTGTTAATAGTCTTTGGTTTGTTTTTACATTTGTTAGTCCAGTAATATCAGAATTTTCACTAGCACCAAAAATTTTATTTGTTATTGTTGAAAAGTTTTCTGCTTCTTGATTACCTGTAAAAGTTAATGTTAAGTTTTCACTGCTAGTTGATGGGGTGTACTGACCAACATTTGTTGCATTTGAATTAAATTTATTACCTACTTCTGCAGTAACAAACATATTAAATTCGTCATCATTTAATGCGTCATGTATCCAGTCTTCCAATTGTCCTTTTATGGAATGGTCTGCTTTGGTGTAGGTTGCATTGTTTGTTAATGATAATGCTGTAGCATCTGCAATATCAGTAAATCTAACTTGGAACTGGCTATCACATGAAATAAAGAATTGGTTTTCTGTACCTGCTACTTTACTTGCTCTAAATGTTGCATCATTATTAATTGTGCTGACAACTAGATCTAAATTACTTGCACTACTTAAATCAATATCTGCAATAACATTAGCGGATGGGTCGGTGAGGTCAGGTGCGGCTTCTAAAATTATATCAGTTAATGTTAACCCGGCAGGTGAACCCACTGTGCCTGAATCTGCAAAAACTTCTGTATGTTTATTTTCTAAACCTATAAATGCTGTACCTACTTCGTAATCTGATCTAATATATGCATTATTAAATTGTCTAAAACTAGCAACACTTTTTGCTTCATAAAATCCCGTTGTTGAAGTAGTTCCTATGACGCCTGTGTCAAACATAGCACTAATTATATCTGCATTACTATAATAATTTATTGTAATATCATCTGTGCCAGTTGGATTACTACCAAATGTTATTGTTGTATTTTGTCCTGAACTAACTGGCGAAGAAACAAAAAATTCATTATTAAGCAAGTTTGCTGTTGATCTTGTTGCATTTGTACTTAATGCTACACCATTTTTTGCACCTGTAAAATCTGTAGATTCGAATGCATTACCGTCAAATACATTTTTAATATTACTTAAACTTGTATTTGCATTTCCGGTTACTGTTTCGTTAAATACTTTTTCACCATGTGCTTGTCCGCTATCATCTTTAACTGTAAACGTTGTACTGTTTGCAGTACCGTTAAAAGTGCCTGTAGGGAATCTTTTACTAGGCATAATAAGTCTAATAAAATTATTATTTAAATATGAATTGGCATAATTAAAGCCTTCGGGTATGTTGTTTATAGTTACAACATTTGCATTTTGAGCCGTTACGCCTATCTCAGGATCTAAGCCTATAAATACTTCTTTGCTGTCTGATGCTAATGCAATTTCCCCTGCTCGTAGAGGTTGAGGTAAATCTATGCGATTTCCTCTGCGTTGTTGCATTCGCGATATAATTATTTCTTTGTCTGCCATACAACTATTTATCTTTTTTGTTTACTTTGCAGATAAACTGATGCTAGACTTTTTGTGCATCGACTTTACCATAGTAGTCAGCCAATCTCTCGGCCCATTTACCACAGTACTTATCGAATTCTTCGCCTTCAATAATGAATTCTTTAAACTTAGATTCTCTATCAACCATAAGTATGACTACTTTTCTTATCTTTGTTTCAAACATTTCGTTGTGTGCAAGTGCGTATGCACAACCTTGTAGGAAATAATCTTCAATCCACTCACGTTTCTTGATCTTTTTAGCAGTCTTGAAGTCAATAATTGCTTCTTCGCCCTCGTACATACCTATAGCATCGCTTGTACCTGCGTATAAGCCTTTTGCAATTAAGGCTACTTCAACACCCCACAGTTCATCTATTTTTGTTAGTCCGTTATTAACCATTTCGTTTGTCATACTTTCTGCTAATATACTCACATGGTTATTACCAAAGGTATTCCACTCTTCTCCAAGAATATACTTTTCTAATGCATTATGTACTTTGGTACCTAGTCCTGCGGCTTCAGTACTGATTCTAGTTGCTTCTGCTTCGCCTACACGTTTACGCCAGGCTATAAGAGCAGTCTTGTCTCCTGTATCTGAAAGGATAGTTGTAACACTAGGAACAGGATTATTATCATCGCCAGTATATTGACGTTGCCCTGACTTTGCTGTTACTCTTTTTAATTGGGGATAATTGTATTTGTTTTCTAAAAGGCTTTCTGTTACCACTTGATTGTCCACTGAATTGTATTTCCGGTTGATGCGTTAGTGCTAATATTTACCGAATATCCTTTGTCAGTGAAATGTTTCTTGACCGTATTAATCTGGTCAGTGATTGTGGTATTAGTTGTGATGCCATTGTAGGCTTGGTAATAAGAAGTATTACCGGTCATTGTTGTTCCTGTTGATTGTAGTAATTGGAGTGAACCAGCACTGATATTTGCTAGTACGTTAGCCTCGAGTGCTCTAACTTCGTTCAGTATAATAACACTATCGCGACTTCTTCTTCGAGCCTCTGTTGCGTTTATAAAAATACTATCAGACATTAAGTTCGTCTCCTATGCCTTTGTTAGCGGCCGATGTTGCTAGATTGGAAACATTATTTTCCATATCTTCTGGCTCTGGTACCATTTCGTCTGGTACATTGCCAGGTAAATTAAATTCTATTTCTGAATTGCTTACGTTTGCAATTAAGTTTTGAAACTCTGGAGATTCTAAAATTAATCTAAGCATTGATTTAGAAATACCTATTCCTAGTTCATTTACTTCTTCTACAAATGCGTCTAGGCTTGCACTCTTTACATTGCTTTCAATTTTATTAATTACCAGTTCTTCCACATCAGACTTTACATCATCCATGTCAGATTCTGTGATTGCAAAGTCCGTAAACCTCATAATTAAATCTTTTCTGCTCTACCTAGTGGCTCTTCTTCAGGACCTGCTTCAGCATCTGCACCAGCAAAATCGTCTACTGGTTCGTCTATTGCTGGTTCCATCATGTCACCTGCTAGTGGGTCTTCTGCTGGCATTGGTGCGGCTGACTCTTCTCCAGTCATTGTACCAATAAGTGCATCAACACCTTCTTTAGATGATTTGTTTGCGTCTAATAATGAACTTAGTAAACCTTCCATTTGATTTTTGAAATCTGCGGCTTTTTGTGCACCAAATTCATGTGCCATTGAATCAGCAATTGAAGGTATATCCTCGTTTGCCATTCTACCAATTCTTTCAATGTGATCTTGGATGTCGTTGCTTAATGCTCTTGCCGCCATAACAACTTCTGCTTCTTCGACACTAGTACCTGAAATTTCTTCAGTAATAGTTTCTTCTGAAACCATTTCGCTTACTAAATTGTCTAAGAATGATTCAAAGTCTTTCATTTCCTTTAAGTCTGTAATTCCATATTTTTTTGCCATTTTTTCCACCTTGTTTGCTTTATCTATATCTACACTTTCTAACTCTGCAAATAATTCGCCTAGTGTGTATTCTCTCCAATCACCTTTGTTTAAATGATCGCCTATTAATTCTGCTAACATTTCTTCTGTTGCAGACTCAAAGTTTGAAGGGATTTCTTCTGAATTGTCTACATCAATTTTTACTTCTGGTTCGTCAATAACGTCCAGTATTTCGTCTTCCATGTCTTCTTCAACTGCCATTGAGCCATCAAACATAGGCATAAGTCTTTCAGCAAGAGCGGCCAGTATCATATCCTTTGGATATCTGGCAGGCATAGCCTCATACTTTTTGTTGCAACTGTCCATAACAGTATCATAATCATCGCCGCTTTCTGCAAGTTGACAACTGTATTCATACAGTTCATCCATTAGTCTGCGATATGTTTCACCTTCGTAGTATAGTCCTTCGTTTATCATAATGCCTAATGCATCTCTAACCATAATATTCATACCATAGTTAGGATCTTGTTGAAACTTGTTGCTTTTATTTCTTAAATTTACAAGTCTTTTTTCAACATTTTGATATGCTTGTTCTAACTTCTGCTTAGGTAAAACTTTTTTGACGTTGATGTCATAATTTTCTGTTAGGTAATTTTGTATTTTACCTAATCTAGTTAAGTTATCTGAATTTAAATGTTTTACTTCCATAGTAGTCCCTTCTAATAGTTATATTTATCAAAGAAGTATAATTATATGGAGATTAACAGTTGGCAATAATTTAGTAAATTAGTAATTGCGTGTTGGGATTTATGTTCTGCTTCAGTTAATTTTGTTTCATATATTGCTAATTTGTCTACACTTGAAGCATTATCTGATAATTCTTCATAAATTTTGACTTCGACCATTTTAGATACAGCATATCTTTCGATTTCTAGTATCTTATCAATAGTAGAAATATTTAGTTCTTCGCCTGTATTCATAGCCGCGGATAATATGTCTGCTACAACATTAAGATGTATATTTTCAACCACAATGTCATTGTTCTTTAAGTTTACAATGTCATATGTGTCGCCATTATCTATAACTTCGTAGATATCTAGTGTGGAAATAATACCACTTAGAATGTCTTGTAACTGAGATTTTAAATCAGATTCGTTTAGTTGATGCATAGAGTTTATATCCGGTTTGTCCATCTTTGAGTTTTACTAGTTTAATTATCTCTCTTTTTCTTAAATCTTCAGCAATTTGAACCTGTCTTTCATTCATTTTGCTTTTATAATATGTTCCAAACTCTTTTAATGTTTCACAAAATGAGATCTCATCGCCCATTATGTATGTTAATCCGTATTTACTGTCTATGCTACGCATTTTTCTTTTTCTTCTTCTTTTTACTAGGCTTGCGTTTGATTGGTTCTTTAAATAGAGGCATCGCAACACCACCAATAGCACCTGCTACTGTTTCATTGATACTATTATAGAACGAATCTATGTTTGTGTCAACCTCTTTTATACGCATACATGTATTTATCTTTAATCGCCTAACTCTTGCATTGGAATTACTAATTCACCTGTGCCTGCTACATAATCATCTAAGGTGGTCATTCTCACACGACGTATTAAATTATTTAAATATATATTATAATTCTGTACAGCAATTCTATTGATGCCTTCTAACCAATCTTTCCATGCGTGTTTGTCACGTTTCAAATCTCTTAAACGTTTTATTTCTTGAATCATTTCATTCATGCGTTGCAATTCATCTTCGTTTTTATCATATGATTCTTTAATGTACGGCTCGTATGATATGTAACCCATTTCTTTAATTTTAGTCCAACTGTTAGGTGAACCTAAAATCATAAAGGGTTGTTTAAATATGATTGCTTTTAGAAACTTTTCTGTTAAAAATATAGAACCTTCGAATTCGCTTTCACCGACAATTTCTATATCACAATTTCTTCTAGCATTGTAATACATATAATTGTCGCTACTAAAATTTGTGTTAGGATCAAAGTCTAAATGATTGTGTTCTCTATCAATATAAGTAGGTATTTTTCCTTTTACATTTAACAATGTTGGATAAAGTTCTTCAAACCCCTCTGCCCAATTCCTGTCCCATGTAATAGAATTTATGTATTTTACAGCACTACTTTGTGTACCTCTCCATTCTTCAGGAGTACTAAATAAATTATTATCAAGTAAGTGTTCTTTGTGTAGTAATGCTAAAAACAAAGTCCTAAAGCCTCGCTTTGCGTTCATATGTTTATATAAAAATAAATGCGGTTTATTAACATCTTCTCTAATATGTTCTAGTTGCTTTGTGCATTCTACAGATAAACTCCATGGTTCATCAGAGTCGATAAGATTTTCTGCTCTAAACTCGCACATGTCTTCATCTTTTTCTATTTGATAATTATCATCGAGCATTTGCTGACATACTAATTCATTCCAGCCACCGCAGTTAAACATTTTAATTTTGTCTATGGTTGCATAAGGTTTATTGAGCAAGTATCTGTCATACATATCTCTTAGATTTTGTGTGCTGTTGGTGTAATATGTTTTTTCAAATGGTATGCCAACCTGACTTACTAACACATGCAATGCATCAAATAGTTTGTCACTGGCATGTCCTTCTGCCGCATTTTCAATAATTAATCCACAGTTGTGAAAATTATTTAGATCATCTATTGCTTCTTGTGTTATGTAAGGTCTAACTAAATTTTGATTTACTAATTCTCTACCAAAGTAAATTAATTCTGCAATACTGTCATCATCACAGCAATCGATACTTATTAAATAAAAGAAACTTTTGGATTCGTCGATTTGATCTCTTGGTTTGATAAAACTTTTATCTCCGTAGAAGTGTGTAAAACTATTGATTGTATTATCTACTGGACAATGCTGACTGGCATCTCTTAAGTGAGTTGGGCCTCTGCGGGCCATGTCTTCTAAAAAATCTCTGTACCAATTAGGGTGATGTACTATTTGCATAGTACATATTTATTGAATATTTAATGTACCGTTTTGTTTTGTTGAACTAGATGCCAAACTTGAATACCTTTATCTAATCTAAGGTCATCTACTGTGAACTGCACAGGCATTTGTGCTAAGAATTTTTGCATAACTTTAATGTCATTTGCTTTAACCATTTCAAAAGCCATATCGCCCATGCCACTGGCATTCATTGCCAAGTCGTCGTCACTGTCTAGATCCATATGTGCAACATAGTCACCGTATCTAGGACCGTACTCTTGTGCAAATAATTTTTCTAAACTGGTATGTGATATCCAAGTTGGTAATTTTAAATTTTCAAATGCTGATTCATTGACTGGGTTGCTCAATGTATCATCTATTATGAATAGCAGTTCTTCTATTTGATCCTCGTCTTGAAAATTATCTGATACTTCATAAAAAATATCTTGTAGCATCTTTTTCAGTTCTGGTTTTTGATGTATTCTTTCTGAATTTTCTTTAGAAAATTTATATATGTGTCTAATCAATTGACCTTGTTGGCCTGCGTTGTATAATTCTTTTGCTTTTTTCACAAACTCATTATCAAATGTTGATACTAATAATGATTCATTTTTCTTTTTCTTGCCACCTTTCATGTTAGCACACCAGTGATACATTTTACCACGTTCACCACTATACTTTTTAGCCTTTGCTCTTAAACTTGTTACAGAACCTTTACAACTGGCTCCTGCTTTTTTAACTCTGCCTGGACGACTTTTACCTTTCTTCTTACCGTCTGCAAAGTTTTCGTCTACTTTTGCAGGTTCTAAAATTTCTAATGCTTTATCATATAATTTAGTAAATGATATTTGCTCATTAGACTTTCTGTATGCATCTTTGGCCATTTGTAATGCTTTGTTATGTATCTCTGGTGTCGATGCTTTGTCACTTAAATGTTCGACCATTGCATCACTAGTTGTATGGCTAAATTTTTTCATTAATAATTCAATTGGCACATCTACTTTAATTGCATCTACTTTTTCTATGCCCAGTAATCTAGCCGCATCATATCTATGATGTCCGTTAACTAAGTAATTGTTTTTGTCTAGTATAAAAGGCTTGTCTTTGCCGTGAAAGTTTTTTGCAACTTTTTGTGCTAATCCTGGTACTCTATCTGTTTGAACTGGTTTGATATTTACTATACTTATTTTGCCTTTTTTGTAAGGTATTTCATTATCTATTAAATCTGGTTCTTTAACTTGCGGCATTTCATTTCTTTTGAAATGTTTGTCGCTTATATTTTTATCTAAATCTGCTATTGCTGATTCTGTTAATTCAGATAATGTTATTACACCACAGCCTGCTCTGTTACCTGCGTTGCCTGTTTTTAAACTTTCTTCGTCACCACCTTTACCTAAATCGTCCTCGTCTTCGTGTACTACAACTGCTCTACCAACTATGCTTGTAGCACCTTGTAATTGAATTGTTTTGGATTTTATTTTAAATTCTGCTACACCTTTGCTGTTGGCTTCTATATTTCCTAAGTCGCCTATATGTCCATTATCTACATCGCCGTGATCGACACCATGCGGATTATAATGACCACCTGCACTATCGCACCCATCACTGAGATCACCAAATTCGTGTATGTGAAATCCATGTAACCCTTCTGTTAAACCGCTAATAGTACCGCTAATAATTGTTGCTTTACCTGGCTTTTGTACAAAATTAATTATGCCTTTAGCATCGCCGTGTTCTAGTACTGCAACTGCTTTTATAGGCTTTTCTGCTTCTGATAATTGCCTTAGCCTTTCGCAACTGCATTCGGTTGCTTTTGTTCTTGGGCATTGTCCAGGTTTAGTTACTTCGTATAATCTCATTTTAACACTGATACCTGTACTGCTGGACCATTTTGACTGTCTGCCATATCTAAACTTGTAAATGCTAAATGCTCACTGTATTTTGGAAATTCTTCTGTTGTACAATTTACTACTTTATCATATCTCCAATTTAAAAATATTAATCTATTGAATCCTTTTTTGTTTAACATATATGCATAATTTTTAAATGACATTAATCCTACAAGTGTTAAGAACCTAGTCTTATCCATATTCATAAATGAACCTGTTAATTCTGCTTCTTCTTCTGAGTCAATAACAAATTGATATGTGCTAACAATTAATTTTAAAAATTCAGCACCTACACCTTGTTTTACTTGTTCTAATTGTTGTGCTTGATCTAGTATATGAGCCTGACCCTGATTACGGCCTCCGCCAACTGCACCTTTTAAATTGTAAATTCTTAATTCTTCTGGAATATCATGCTTTTCATAAAATGGTACTAGTTGTGATTTGACCTGTGCTAATCCACTAAACTTAAAGTCGTCAATACCGTTAACCATTCTACCGCCACCTGACGATACCTCACCTTTAACTTCTATTTCTTCGCCATTAACTTTGATATCACCTACCGAAGCAAGTTCTACATTAGGTGACAGTAAACATAATCCAAGTTCACCTGGCCCTCTGTTTGATCCAGAAATATTAATTCTAAAGTCAAATAATTTTTCATAAAGATCATCTATAAATTCTTTAGATACTGTGTCGCTACCAACCAGCATATCTGAAATTTTAAATACACCAGACTTGTTTAATAATTCTGTGTTTACATAATCTGTGTGTCCGTAAGTTTCAACAAATGAATTTAATTCATCAAAATCATGATCTAGTTGTTCTAAAGAGGTAACTAATTGTCTCATGATATTCTTGTTAATTCTATGATCGTTTTCCTTACCGGTGTCATTATTTTTAAGTCTATCTTCGATGTCCAAATGGTCTGCTGATTCTTTATCAAGTTTTAACATTTTGTAAACTCGTTTTGCAAAACTTGGATTATTTTCTAATGCAGTCATTATACTGTTTAATCTGTCTTCATCTGCATCTTCTCTAATATAACTTTCATTGAGATCAAGTTGCTTTACTTCTGCATCTGGTAATCTATTTTTTGCATAATGCCTAAGTATATCCCTTGCACATGCATCTGGTCCTTTTATGCTTTTTAATTGACTAAATGCTGTCATCATTTTTGGTATTGGCAAGGCTAAATATGCTTGGAATTGCATATCTAAGTCACCTACAGGAAAAGTTCTTGACAGTAATCTTCTTAGTATTGCTAATTTATTATTGTTAGGCATATTTTCTGTGAGTTTTTTAGTTCTGGTTAAAATATCAATGCCCAGTAAACTTTCTGACATGTCCTTATCAAAGTATCCTCTCTGCATCATTTTATCCAACATTATTTTTGCTTTTGCTTCGCCGTGGTCTCTTTTAAATTTAGCAAATGTGTTCTTGATATGCTGTTCTTTATTGTAAGGTGCTTTTTTCATTTTGATTGGCTTTGTAGATAACTCTTCTGCACCAGGATGTAAATGTGCGTATTCTGGATATTTTTTAGCAAATGCTTTGTATGACAACTCTCTCATGTCAACATCTACGTCACTGAAAAATCCTTCTACTACAGGACTGTGCAATATTTCTAATTGCTTTTCTAGTGATAAATTTTCAAACTGTTCAAAAACATTTTTCATATTAGTATTTATTTTATTTTCCTTTGCCATCTTAGTTGCGGTTGCATACATTACTGCTTCTGCGTCATCTCCATATCTTTTTTTGAAACCTTTTTTGTTTTTCTTCATGCCTTTGACGTATTTTTCTTTGTCTTCTTTTTCATCTTTAGATAATTTTCTTTCAGTAAATTTTTCTAATACATTTGATTGATTTATAATACGCAACTGTTCTTGTAAAGGCAATGCATCAAATTTATCAAATACACTTTCATTGCCTTGTCTACGAGTAACTGCTAATGCATCTTGGAAAGTAGCAAAAGGACCGTTTTCCATATCACCTCGATTCGTTATAGTATTTAAAACCTGCGATTTGAAAACATTATCATTGTCTGGATTGTTTAAAAATCCTACTAGGTCATTTACTTCGCCACGTGCTAAGTAATTTTGCATACCACGATTCATCATTCTATCAAAGCCTGGATGGTCTGCTCTGGCTTTGTCGTAATCTGAATCAAACTCATTTTCTGGTGATGTTGATATTGTATTATTACTATACATACTGCTTACATTGTCGCCGTCACTGCCATCTACATTCTTTCTAAAGTAGTTTCCTCCACTTACATTGTAGTTGTCTCTGATATATTTTTCTGCTTCTTTAACTGCGGCGGCCCATCTTTTTAATCCAATTACGTCTCTACCATCCTCGTCGGTTTCTTGAGGTCTCCATTCGTGATTGCCATCAAATTGATTATAAACTTTTAAAAGTAAGTTTGGACCTTGATCATTTACACCTCTTTCAATCTTTAAGTAGTCTGATAAAGTTTTCCAATTTGTTTTACTTGCTATACCGTTTGAGGAACCACCATCGTCTGTTTCAATGCCTGCCGCATTCGCCATTCTGTCTATAGGTCTTCCTAAATCTTCTTTGTCTATTGACACTTTACCATCTAAAACTTTTCTAAGTACATCTTCTAATGCTACTTTAAAACTACCATATCGATCTTGCTTCATAACCTTAGCAACAATATCTTTCATTTTTGCTGGGTACTGTTCCCAATCAAATGCATCAAATTGTTTTTGGCTTGCTTCGTCGTTGTTCAATGACCAACTTGTTGCACTACTTCTGTTTAGTGGTTCACCGCTGGTAGGATTCTTAGTTAATTCGTCTGACAGTAAATCTGTTTGACCAGGTGCACCTTTTCTACTGTCGCCTTTGTGAGTGATTTCGATACCAATGTCTTTGAGTTTTGCATACAAGTCTCCGTTGCCTGAATAAAACTTTTCGTTGTCGGTTAAATTTTTCCAACTATACCCATATGTGTTCTGGAATTTGTTGATTACTCGTTTATAATTTTTCTTTCTCCAAGTGTGATAATAGTTTTTGTTTTTTTCAAATGTATCTATAAGTTCTAAACCGTTTGTGGCATCTTCGGCATCACTCCAGTGACTTGAAGGTATAACATACACTTTGGTATTGTTTACATTTTTGTTAAAGTTGTCTATATGATTATCTAAATATGCTTCTCTATCACCATAACTTTTATCTGTTATTGTATCAAAAAAGTCTTTGTCTATGTACATCCAACTGTGACTTGGTATGTTTAGTTTTCCTTTTGAATTATCTCTGACATTCTTTTCAAAGTCTCTATTTCTTCTATCTAATGTATTTTTTGCTTGTATTTCTGCTTTTAAATCCAAGAAGCCTTCTTTGCGGAATACTTTATCAAATTCTGATAAGAATTTTTTAATTGATGCAAATCTTTCTTTGTGTAAGTTTTTCAAAACAGCATGTTGCGTAGGTCCGTTGTTTTCTTTCCAAGAATAATATCTATCTAAATGTATAACACCTAAAATATAGTCGTCATACGCACTAAAAAAATTATATGTTTTATCGCTTGATGTTAGTTCACTTTCTAATTTTACAATCCTGTCCATAGTATTATTCCAACGTTCTAAATCACTATGTGAAGCCAAATCTGCTGTTCCATCATTACCCCGTCTAATTTGGGCGAATCCGTCATCATCTTCATCCCAAAGATCTGGTCTAGGCTTTAGGCCTTCTAATAATTCAAGTCCAATTTTGACTAATTGTTGCTGTAGTTTAGTTGCTTTTTCTGGATCGTCTGTTTCTAACTCTCTTATATGTACTAATCTTTCTCTTAAACGTTGTCGAAGTCTCATGTCAAACACAGATGCATAAGGGTCATCGCTTTTGATATTAATATGATGCTGTTTGCCGGTTGGGTGTTTGTAACCACTATATGGTTCTAAGAATTTTAATAATTCTGCAGATGCTCCTGGTGTGGTAATTTTTCCTGTGCCTATCAAAGTAATACCGGTATTCCAACCTGAGCCTTTTAGTTTAGCACTAAATCCATTTTGTTGTCTTTCATGCATTAAATCTTTTAATATATCTACAACATTAGGTTTATCATTTTTTGGATTTAATTGCATGAATAATTCTGCAAGTTTGTCAGTTTTAGCATTGTCTTTTACATCGTCTGTTTGATAAAATTGCCACATACCTGTAGCAATCCTGTCAGCATCTTGCGGTGTAAGATATTCTGGTTCTGAAATTATATTTCTTTTGAATAAAGTATCTATACCTTTTTTCAATCTGTTAATATTGCTTTTATCAGGATCACCCCAGTTAAAATCATCCATTTTTGTCATGACAATTTTTTCTAATTCTTTATCATCTAACTTAACTAAATTTGCATATTTTCTAAATGCGCCTATATCTTTTGCTGAAACAGTACTTCTGTTATTACCGTCTGCTATATCTCTTGCTATTATAGTAACAGCCGATGCAAATTTTTCTTGTGCTTTTTTTAATTCGCTTGCCGCACCTTTGCTTGGTCTGATTCTGTCTGGCTGTAAATAACCTTCTATTGGTTCGCGTTCTTCTACTTCTTTTATATCTAATTTTGTACCAGTATTTTTTTCATATTCTTTAACACTTTTTAACCATTCTTTGTCAGCACCTGGTTTGCTTAATTCTTCATAATATCTCAAACTTTCAACACTATTGCTTAAAAAATTAATAACATCAAAGTAGTCTTTTTTACCTACTATATTTTTAGCAGAGTCTATAACTTCGTGATTAACAACTGATAATGCTTTTAATCTTTTAGGGTCTATTTCTTGTGATTTACGCAAAAGCCTGAACACAGCATTAACATAATCTCTTTTATATGCGTCTTTTTCATATCCGGCTTGCATGATAGTTGCGTATCTAATAACTGCTTTAACAACTTTTTCATACATTTCATTGTAATTTGCACCGCCGGCAATTCTAAACTCTACAAGATTGGTTCCTGCTATTCTGTCTTTTTCGTTTTTAAAATGTATACTGTTAAACTTGCCAGTGTCTATGCCTTTTGTGAGTATCTTTTCAAATTCTTTAAAACTTTTTGCCTCACCACGTTTCATGCCTTCTGCATGTTTTAATACATTATTGTATTGACTTTTTGTGTAACTGTTTTTTAACCTGCCAAATTCTGCAAGTAAATATTCATCACCTAACAGTAATGCCATTTTTAATTTGTTTGGTCCTGATGGTTCATCTCCCCAAAATTCGCCGTCTTCATCTTGTACTGTATCAGGATTTTTACCATGCCAACTCATTGTTACATGTAGTCCTGTGGAATTGTTTGTGCCAAAGTTTGTTTCGCTCCAGTCAAATAAACTTTTCATTTCTTCAAGCATATCTCTTGGACTATCAAATACAGGAGAAATAAGTTCTGCGCCGGCACCTTCGTCCGGATCTATACTGCTGTCAGTCTCAACTGACCAAGCAGTTGTAGTATTTGTTTCGCCGTATTCCCCTGAATCTGGATAGTCTGTAAATTTACTATTATCTTTAATCCAGTTATTTAATTCATCTGCTACACCTTCAACATCACCGCCTGACCTACTGTAATCAAAACCATAATCATCGAGGAAACTACTCATGTAATCATAGGTATCGTTTACCCAATCATCCATGCTGTAATCACCTTCAGCAAGTTCTTTGGCTTCTTGATCTAGGTCGCTGTCTTCTCTGACAGCATCCTCTAACCATATCAAATATTCGTTTTCATATTCTTCTTCAACATATTCTCTGACCCAATTCATATACTCCCAACCATCTTCTTCACGGTTTTCATATTCTTTGGGATCGGCGTCTTCAAAATCTTTTTTGTATTGTTCTATTGCTTCTGAACTTGGGCCATCGCTACTGTCAATAAACTCGTTTAACCAGTCTTCATCTTCTTTGACTTCGTTTACTTTGTCTGTAATTAAGTCATCTAAGTATTCATCTTGCCCTTTAGTGTACAACCAGGACTGATAATCTTCATATGCACTATCTGGCATATCACCGTATTCGTATTCGATATCACTGATACTCATGTTGTCTACATCGTCACTGGCGCCACTGCTTTCTACTGAATAGAAAAATGTTTCTGCTTCAAATCCACATTTTATAGGCAGTTCCAACGAACCTTTTACTATTTCTTTTTTATTAAAATTTATTTCGCATAATGTAGGATCTGCTTCTTTGAGTAGTTTAGATCTTCTTTTGAATTTTGTTAGTGCTTTTTTACCTGTTAATTTTTTTAATATTTTTTTAGCAAGGGTGTTTTCGTCGATGTCTATTTGGTTTGCTTTTTTAAGTATGTTTGCTAATTGATTTCTCAATGCAGGAGTCTGCATTGCTTTTGTTAATTGTACATCAATTGGTAATTTTGATTGTAATTGCTGTGGTGTTGGCTTGTCGCCTTGTATGGCCTTGTTTATGCCTTTGGCGGCCATTTTAGGATTTTGTATAGGCTGACCTAACTTGGCTCCTAGTGCCTTAAAACCTTTTGCTACTTCCTTTTCTTGGTCAGGTGTGAATGGCTCCAATTCCATTTCGTCGTCATTTTTATTTGACTGTTTTGCGTTGGAATTTGGGTCTTGTATTCCTTTGTTATATTCGTATAAGTCTGCTAGTTTCATCTTCTTCTATTAAGCCTTGCAACTCTTTTGCTAACTGGATTACGCCTTTTTGTTCTTGCGGCTCTCCTTGCCATTCTTCTACCCATTTTTGCTCTGGTCTTTTTGAGCGTCATGCGTTTTTTTAAGTTGATAGGTTTTGAGCATTGACCTGCATTAGACACCATTCTGCCTTTGCGTGGGCCACTAGTACATCTGACCTTACGAACAATTTTACTGCCTCGCTTGGCCCAGACCATTTTGGCCTCCATTACTCCTTCTACTTCAACTATTCTCATTTTAAAATAACTTAAATATTAATGCGATTATCAAACTCGACATTGTTGCAAATACACCTGCCATAATACCTACAAGCCAATTCTCTATTTTAGCAAAATGATCTTTTACTTCGACTTTGAATTCTTTTATTTCTGTTGTGACTTGCTCTATTCTCAGCATGTCAGCAATAACTTGTGATTTTAAATCTGGTTCATTAGCATACAACTGTTCTGCTGGTTTGCTATCTAATTTTTTGTCTGCCATTATAATACATCCTGTTTAGAAAATTCAGTATTTACTGAACTTTTTGTATCAACTGTACCGCCGTTTAGAACAATACCGTTTAATTCTTCTTTCAGTGTGTCTAATGTGTGAGCACCTAGTCTCTCAAATGCAAACTTAAATACCCAACCTGCACCTGTCAATGTTGGTGCACCGTAATCATCTAGTCCTGCCGAAACTCCGTCGACTGCAATTGGTGTATTCATCAGCATAGGTTGTGCTCTCAAACTAATTACCTGTACTAAACTTTCAAAATCTTTTTGTGTATCGTCTGTAAAATCGTCTGTGGCAGTTATGTCTATTGTGGTGAACAACGTAAAAAATTCTACATCTCCTGTGAGTACCTCACTTGATGTTAGAAGTCCACCTGATCTTGTTTGTGCCATATGTGTCTCCTGTCACTGTTATAAGCATATTTATCATTTTCTCAGTATATTCAGGCACTATTTTAATAGCCAAAAAAAACCCCCTTAAAAAGGGGGTTAAAATTTCTAAATTTTAAGTTAGTTATTAGCCTGAAAAACTTGCCACTACTGCTGTTACGTTAGCGAATGCTAAAACGTCTGAAGCAGATTGAGTTGTTTGAACTGCTAAATTTGTTGTTGAAACGTCAACACCTGCAATAGATCCACCTGCTGAACACTGAGCGATTGCTAAATCTAAATCGTCATATGTTACGATATGTGTTTGTGAACCTAATCCGTTACCTTCACCTGCTGATGCTGGGTTTGCCTCTAATCTTACTAATGCCATTATTGGTCTCCTAATTCTGTGTTACAAAGTGTTTTGTTTAACATATCTTTGTAACTTGGTTACTTTTATTTATCAAAGACTATTGATTTTTTGGAGTTTTGAAATTGAAAATTATTGGATTTTTTACTTTCCAGACAGTAAATCTTTAAATTTATATCGTAAATTAGCCATTGTATCGCTTGGATTTCGGATATAAGATGCTACTGTATTTCTTGCTTTTGAAAGACCTTTTTTAATGCCAAAACTTGGTAGTACTGAATCGTATTCTGCATCAGGATCAAATGCAGGATTACCGTAGTATTTTTGATGTCTTAATTTTCTGCCATCGCTACCAGTTCTAACATCATCACCGTCTTTGGTGTTTAATCCTCTACGTGATGTACCTTTTAGTGCGGCTGTTCTTGCTTTGGCTCTTAACTCAGCATCACTAGGACCGTCTTTTTTACGAGGCTCTGTCCTTTTGCTTATTTTATCTTTTTGTGACGTGCCTCTTACATCGGCATCAGTAGTGCCTTTATCAGGTACATTTTTTAAATCTCCCACCTCTACATCTGTTCCAACTGCCTGCCCCATATCGCGACCATATGTAGATGTATCAGTACCAACACCCTGTATTCTTCGCTGAATATGGATATCTCGCATCTGTTTCATTGCATCTTTTTGTGCCTGACTGATTTCTTGGATTATTACTTCGTCGATTCTCATAATACTATTTATGACCTTTTTCTACTTTGCCAGTATGCGGCAATACCTGCCAACCCAGCCGCGGATTTAGGTCCTAACCTTCCGCCTGTTATTCTTGGGCCAAATTCTGCACCAACGTATGCCGATGCACCTGCTACTGCTAAACGTTTAAGTGTTGTTTGATCAGTTGCTTTGTCTAATTCTGTGTTAGTTGCATTAACTAATTTATAGTTTCTTTCTTTTGCAAACTTATTTAATGTTTTGTATAAATCACTTCTTACTGCTTTGGCTCGCATTATGTGTAACATTTTTGTAACTGCTAATTGCTTTTGCCTATATTTCAATCTGCTCCAGTCTGATATTAATCTTCTAACATTTTGTATTACCATATCTTTAATTTTAAGTTGTCTTTGTAATCTTAAAAAGTAAAGTGAATTTGGAATTTTACCTTTTGCTATGTCTGTCATAAACTGATGCATAAGTTGTTCGTTAAATTTATAATCTTTTTTATACTTAGAATTTATTGTGTAAGCAATCATGTAATGATCATTAGCACCTAATCTACTTGCACGATATTTTCCGTGTCTTACATTTGCATTTGCATATTGTATTGCAAATGGCCTATATTTCTTATCTTGTGCAAACACATACACCAGCATAGTTGTTACCATTAGTAATTCTGCTAGATCAACTTTATTATATGGCTTAAATCCTTCAGTGGTTCTATATAATCTACTTTCTTGTAGATCGCCTATGAATTGATATTGTGCTTGTTTTTGCTCTTTGGGTGTTTCCATTATGCTCCTGGTCTCCCTGTACCAAAATTCTTAACACTAAAGTCTAATCTGTCAACTAATTTAATTGCGTTTCCAATATGATCAACAGCAACAAAGCCTTCTTCACCTGTAACATCATAGTCGCCTTCTTGGTTTTGTACAAACGTGTCTATTTGTCTTATGTTTGCTAATTTTTTAATTATCATTTCTTTTGCTTTGATCAAATCTAAATACACAACGTATGCTTTTTCTATCTCTTCTTGGTTGCTTTCTAAAAATTTAATACCGTCTATCATTAATTTTGTTTTTCTTACTTTACCGTCATCACTTTTTAGTTTTTCAACTGCTGATTTGAGTGTGCCTTTATACTCTGCAATAAATCTTTGAGCAAATACTTTTGGATCTTGTTCGAAACCTACTAATTCTCTGATAATTTTATTTACACTTGCTTTGATTCTTGTTCTTAAATCATCACCAAATTCGTTATTTTTAAGAAAGTCTAAATCTGTAACTGCTTTCAAGTTTTGATCTGCATTGTTAATTAGTTCAGCCATTTCTTGTGACTCTTCTTGTGTAAAAGTAACTTGCCCTGAGTAGTCTCTTATGATTGCATCTCTGTGCCAGACATCAGGGTGACTGCCTAAACTACTTGCGTCGAACCCAAACTTTGCTGACAAGTCTGCTAATCCGCCACCGCCAACATATTCTGTGTGAAACACTATGCCTATTTTTGAACGTAGAATATCATTTGCAAGATTACTGTTTTTAGGAATGGCATATATAATTGTGTTTGGTTTAAACACTATAAATTCTTCGCCTTTGATATTTGCTTCTGATATGCTGTCGTCTGTGTACAGTAAATCTCCTTGTACAACTTTTCCTTTAAAATTTAATTTTTGTAAATGCATAAATGCACTAATTAATTTTTCTTGTAAGCCTTCTGCTTCGTGATTTGCTTTGATGTCTTCGATGCTTTTGTTTACTAATGGATTTCTTTTGTTGAATACACTTTTAGTACCTACAAAAAACTTACCGTCTGCTGGGTCTGTACCTACAAATACTGCTGGAGCACCGTCCCATTTTGTTGTTAAGTTGAATTTTGTTTTAGCACTACCTTTCAGCATCTCATGAAAACTGTGAAGGTATTGTATTGCTTGTTTACCTCCAGGTAATCCGTCATTAAAAATTAAATCTTCTAAATGTTCAAGGTGAGTGTTTTTGCTTTCATCTAGTCTGTGATGAATCACACATTCAGTTAAGTATCCTTTAGTAAGATCGACTGCTCTCATTAATAACTCGTGTCTATTTTTTCTATTCCTGAATCTGCAGGATCTAGTGTAGTTAATTTTTTCTTTTGCTTACCTGATAATTTTTGTGTTACAAGTTTAACACCGTTAATACTGATAATTTTTTTACTAGGGATACCTGTTGTAGTTGATTGTTTTGGGTTATCTGGGTTAAAGAATCCTTTTATTTGTACATCTGGTACTCCGTCGCCGTCTGAATCTGCTGTAAATTGTATAAACTCACCAGTTTTTAAAACATTATCGCTAGTTTTCCATTGTATTTTATCACCAGGTTTTGGAGGTTGGACACCATACACTTGTTCCCATGTAGTGCCCTGTTGTTTATTAGTTCTACGATTTTTAATATAGTTATCTAATTTACCACCTGCTCTGGCTCCAACTGTTGCCATGCCTTTTACAAACCAGTTGTCATCTTGATACCTAGCGGCAACACCTGCGCCTGGCTTATCTTGATTAGTGGCATCCCACCATGCTTTAACATCGTCCCATCTTTTAAAGTTTAATAGGTTTTTAATTCTTGCTGATGTGTTTCTTTGAAATGCTCTTCTAGTAAAAGAAGGATCTGCAGGAATAAAATCTTGTTGCCTTTCGTCATATACATAAAATATATTGGCTTTATTGTCTATATATCCTTTGTACGGATAGCCGTCAACTTCAAATTCTACATGAGAGTATGCTGGATCACTAACAATGTTTTTCCATTTTTTAGCAGGTGCTTTTTTTTGATAGTCTGCTAAACTATCCTCTTCGCGTAATATGACTTCGTTAATCTTCATTTGTTTTGGACCTTGATTCTTTAATAATCTGTACGCCCTTAACAAATCTTTCAGGTCTATTACCTTTAATAGAATTTATCAGACGTCGTTGAAGATCTAACGCCTCTGCTTCGTCAAAGTTTTCTTGTATTAATTCAATAAGATTTAAGGCACTTTTAATAATATGATTGCCTCTAGACTCAATTACATTTAATTTGTCTCTTTCTGAAACTATTGAGTTAAGTTCTTGTAGAATTGATCTGTGATTTAAGGACATTTTATCTCCGTTTAAGCATATTTATCTAAATTACTTCTTCTTGAGGAGATTCCTAAGTTCCAAACCTTGCTGTACTATGTCGACATTGTCGTCAGTTGCGTCTTCGTCGCTTCTGATTGCTGATGATCTTTTAAGTGTTTCGGTCATAGTTATCGTATTAATAGTGTCATACGTCTCTTCATCTTCTTCTAAATCTTCAATTCTTAGGGTTTCTGGGTTGAATTTTAGGTCTACTTTACTACCAACACCGCTACTAGAACGTGTTTTCATAAACTGTATTTGATATCTACCACGTTCTCGCATGGCGTTGCTTGTAAAAATACCCACAACATTATCTGCTGTTTGTATTTTACTAATACCACCTGCAATATGACTGTGATCAAATTCTATTTCTTCCACAGCACCCCTGTTCAACTGCGATGCTGTAACTAATAACACATTTAATTCAACTGCTAAGTTACGCAATTCTTCTGATACATACTTGTCTTTAATAAACAAGTCACTCGGACTAACTTTTCCGCTAATTGGCATCATCAAATCCAAGTAATCTACCAATAATGCGTCTACTTTGATGCCTGTTTGTATCTCATATTCTCTCAAAAACGACCTAATATCATTGGCATTTACACCATTGCTCATCTGTTTTATGCGGAATTTACCTGCACCTTTACCTTTCATACGCACTTTTAAGTCCACATCATCCATGTTTTTCATAACATCTCTAGTGGCATACTCACTAACCATAGCATCAATACGCATACTTGACAGTTGTTCACTTAACTCTAGACTCAAATAAACAGTATTAAGTCCTGCTTGACTCCAGTTTACACCTAAGTTTTGTAAAAACAAACTCTTACCTGCACCTGAACCACCTGCAAATACTGTAAGTTCTCCCCTATTAAGTCCACCATATAACTTTTGATCGAAGTTTTTCCAGCCTGTGCTTATTGCTCCTGCTTGATCTTTAATCCATTGTAATCTTTCTTTAGGATTTTCATAATAATCTAAACCAAAATCACTTACTAAACCTACGCCAGTTGCTTCTTTGATAAGTGCCTCTACACTACCATAGTCTTTATTTTCTAATAAGTCTGTACTATCTAGTATTGCTTTTTCTAATGCTTTATGTCTACAGAATGTTTCAAACTCATCCATAAACCAACTCATGTGACTGTCATGTGCATCTTCAACTGGCTTTAAATCTAAGCCATTTACTGCTTCAAGTTGCTCTAATGTAGGAATACTAGCATATTTGTTAGCATGATCTTTTAAGAACTCTACAGCATCTCTGTATTTTCTATTAAACATATAAGGCTCAACAATATTGTTTACCCTTACAAATACATCAGGATCTGTAACTAAAAATCTTAGAAACAGTTCTTGTATATCTTCGCCGTATTCTTTTATATCACTCATAACATTTTACTCTGTACTTCAATCTTAATTTTATTTGCGACAGCATATTTAATTATACTAGATAATGTCAAAAGTCTGCCATATTTGAGTACCGCATCGCCTACATCTTTTATGTCTGTGTGCCAAGGTGGGAAACTTACTTCCCACCCTAGTTCAGCGGCCTGCCTTATTAAATCTTTACCTGGCGCATCTCTGTCCGGGCAAAGTATTACTTTTTTATTTAACGAATTTATCTGTTGTATCTGTCTTTCGTTCATAGTATTACCTAACACACTTACACCATCTATTAGTATAGCATCAATAACACCTTCTGTTACTACTACAATATCTCTATCTGAGTAAATGTATTTGTCTATGTTAAACACATATCCTGCTTGACTGTTGTTTATGTACTTAGGAGTTTCTTTTGTAGGCGGATTTATATGTCTACCTACATAACCTACTACTTCTTGGTTGTAGTAAAAAGGAATAATTAGTCTATTTTTTAACATAAAGTCATCGCAAATAAACAAATCATAATTTGTATCTAACAGTTTTCTTTCTTTTGCATACAACATTATTTTTTCATGTGTTTCGTTGTATGGTAATTGCGGAACATCTCTTACATTTATTACATTTGGTAATTCTACTGGTTTGAATTTTTCATAACTTATAACAATATCGTCACTTTCGTTATCAAACTCTTCTATTTTCATTAGTTCTAGTACAAGTTTCTTTACACTTTCGTTAGTTGCACCTAACTTTACTGCAAGGTCTTTGTATTTTTTACCAATCTTTTTGCTAGGACTCCAGCCAGTTGAGAAACCACAGTTAAAACAATTATACGCAATCTTAGGACCTGTGGATATTACTCCTGCTCTGCCTCGTTTGTCATTGCACATAGGACAATTAAAAGTCACCCAACCTGCAGGTGTCTTTTTATGTTTGTGAGGCAAGTGAGTTGTCAACAACTCATGTACCTGTTGTATTGCGTCAGAGTGCTCCATTGCTGTTATTATACTAGATTATAAGTATGAAGTCAAGTTAAAATCTATCAGTTTTATGTCTTGTGCATACTTGTCTAGTACTCGGTCTTTCATATTGTTATCAAATGCTGTTATGTCATCTAATTCATCTGCTGGAATATGATAGTCGAGTATGTACTTGCTTGTTATGTTAAATGTTTTATGCAAAAAATTACTTACGTCTTCCAGATGTACAAATTTATCAATTAGTTTTATGTTGTCTTGGTATGTTCCTACAAACGATGGCTCGTGGTAGAATAATTCACTGTTTACATAATCACTAAAAGTGATATTTTCATAAATGTCTTTTTGTATTACGGCCTTCCACCTAAATATACTGCGTTCTCTAGTAAATGGATTTCTCACAAACATAATATTTTGTAAATTACTGTCATACTCGTTAGTGTCCAATACATGATTAGGTGCGGTATAATCTAATAATTTGTTTTCAAATAATTTCTGTGCTATCCATCTGGTCCCACACCGGGTAGGAAACACACAGGCATGAATGCCATTGTTTAATTTATGCATATTGTTATTTAATTTCTTAAAAGAATTTTATCAAATGATCCTGAATTAGTTGAACCAGGAGAATATTTAAATCTTAAGAAATTGAAGTTGCCCGTGAAACTGTAATAAGTTACACCGGACACATTTGCCATTGGTATTCTTTCTAAATTGTTTACTACAGGTACACTTGCCCAATTTGAATCATCGCTTGAAGGTGCTTGTAAACTTAAACTGCCTTCTACAAACACGTTTCCTGTAAATTCGGTTGAGTATATTCCTATTGTATGTGTTGCATCTCTAAAGTTTTTGTGTTGATTGCCTTCAAATGAACCGCTTGTGAAAACATTTGCCGCATCGCCGTTTTCTAAACTACTTGTTTGGTTCCATACATTTGCAACCTGTGTTGGTACTGGCGAAGGATTTGCATCATTCTTTACTATTAATGTGCAAAGTATTCCATTGTTGTAATCAGAATAGATTGGAGTCTTAGTACCATCGTCTGCAACATTTTTAAATGACACTTTGTATTGTCCTTCGACTAAAGAATTCATATCTTCTTCTGACAGTTTGAGTTCTGCTGTACCTTTATTAAGACCAGGTACTGCAAACCTTGTCAATACTTTTTCGTTAGTAGAGTATTTGATAATGTCTGCTTGTATATCATTATTATACACATTTTCTTTTTTTCTGTCTTGATTTGTAATATTGATGTACACGATATTGTCCATACCTTTGTGTACTATAAATTCTTTTCTGTTCATACTTCTGTTATCCACATAATAATTTTCCTGCTTCTTTACAAGATTCAGTGTGTTTGATTGATACATTAATAGTGTTAAATTGCTCATACATGTTCATTCCTTATAATGTATTTATCTACAAAGGTATAAATAAAAATATGCAGGACCAACAGGAAATACAAGAAAAGTTTCCTTTCTTTACTATGCTTACATATGGTGAGAAAGAATACTTTGGTATAGTTCAAAATCAAGACAATGCAGTCACATCTTTCTACGATTATAATGTGCTAGTAGCACCTGAAGAAAAGAAACAATTTGTAGAATTAGGCGAAACATGGTGGTGGGAAAGTAATCGTCAAATCCCAATTGATGTGTTTTTATTTAATGAGATGAGAGAGTTTAGGAATTGTTTAAAAACATTCAATAACAAAGATATAGATATCATATTTGGTCCAGTGACCAGCATTCATAATCTAGTTAAGAAAAGAATTAAAAGAAGAACAATTCAATTAGTCAAGAAGGCTGACTAATTTATTTAACTGAACAATTATAGCCATTGCGTAACTATATGCGTGAGACTTCTTAAAGGAGTACGTTTCGTTGTCACCTTTAATCCATACTTCCTTTTCAATCTCACTCCAACTTTTACCTACAAGATATCTTTTACCAGGCCTTATCATTGCAAGTATCATTGCTAGTTGGTCTATGTTTGTAGGCCTATGTTGGTTCACAATATCAAAATGATTGCTGATATGAAATAGTTGTTCTACAATTTCTTTAGCACCAAATAAATCCCATACAGGTTCTTGATTACATAATTTATCTAACTCCTGCTCTGATTCTATATTGTTGTATACACTATTGTTCAGTACATCTAATTTAAAATAACCTAAATCATCTGCTTCTTTGTGATCAATATTACTTAATCCTGTTACAGGATCATGGGGTATAGGCTGTATATAAACGCCTGTGTTGTGTTTTTCCATACCACCTGGACGTTTGATACTACCTGTGATATTATCTAACACACAAAGCAGTTTATCGCGGTTAGCCATATCGATATCTACATCAAAATCAATCTTCACTGAACAATAAACTCCACTTCATTAGTTTTTCTTTTTTAACTGCCATACGTTTTTGTATTTGTTCATCAGTAACAAGGCCGCCATTTTTGAGTATATCTATCATACACATGACATCGCCGATCTCATCTTGTAATTGTTTATAATCACACGGTTCGTCAAATCTTATCATTTTGCTACATGCCTGAATAAGTTCTGCACATTCCTCCATTGTGATTACTAACATTTCTTCTCGTTTTTTCATATCTCTTTACCTTTAAATTCTTCTGCAAGTGGAAATATGTTTGCTATCACATCTGCTACTGCATGAGCAATGTCAATGTGCTCTTGCTGTGTACCATTAGCACCACGTAATTCAATGTAGTGAATCCAACTACGCAACGTACCGTTAACATACATTCTACTCATTGTATTACCTTCTGGTAATACTGCCCTTGCTTGTTCTTTAGCAATACCGTTTTCTATTGCCCAAGTATATGTGTCTGTTGCTTGTTTGATTAGATCCTCTTGTTTTTGTCTCCATTCTAATTCTAACTCTTCGTTATCTGTTTTAATACTGTTCTGCCTATTTTTAAGATCTTGTAATCTAGCCTCACGGATTTCAAAACTTAAATCCTGTGTAGGGTCAGCATAACGTTGACTAAACTCTTGGAAACTAAAACTTCTGTGCCTTAGTATTTGACGTGCAATGTCTCTGGTTGTTTCAATCTCCAAACATGCTGACACCATTTCAAGTGGTGACCAATGTTTGTGTTTCATCAAATACTTCACAAGTTTTTCATTTGTTTCTATATTATTTTGATTGTTTGGGTTACTTACCCTGGCGCAATAGGCTATTAAGTCTAATGCTGAATGTTTGTGCAAAGCATCATTATATGGTGCTTGGCTGTGACTTACTATTTTTACGTTCATAATCCTGACGCCTCCGCTATGTCTTGTACTAGATTAACTTCTTCTGTGTTTTTTAAAAATATTCTTTTCCAAAATCCTGGATCAGCAATATCCTTTATAAGTTCAACTTGTTCACTGTTAAACTTTCCCCATAGTTCTTGTCCGCTCTCGCTTAGGAATAAAAACCATGGAGAAATTTTACCACCCCTTATGTGATAGACTGCTAGTTGTGGTGCTACTTTTCTAAAATAATCTGCCCAGTCTTCACTTTTCTCTTCTCCCCATGCCTGCATACATTTAACACTTCTTTCTATGCCTCGTTGTGCAGGTTCTTTTTTAATTAATTCTTTTAAGTAAACGTCATATGTTGCATCTTTTGTCCAGTCTGCTAATTTAACACTTTCTCTAATTAACCATTCTGCATAATTATTTGGCTCTAGTAAATCTTCTTTAACCATCTTTCTTCCAAACTTTACAAAACCTGTGTAGTATTTGCTTTCAGCAAATTCATCATACGTTTTTGTCTTTGCATTATGCATGTTTATTTCATAAAATTTTTGATAAGTTCTGAATGCTAATCTTACATGAGTTAAATCTTTATCTGTGTGCCTTCTTTTTTGTGGGCACATATGAGCACTTAGAGTTCTTTCACTCATAAATGTCTTTTTACAATATGTGCAAGTTAAACTCACTTAAATATTTCCTTTATTTCTTTGTCATCGATACCATTGATTTCTGCTAATACTTTTAAATCTTCTTTAGTGTTAATACTTAGCAATAACTCTACTTCATCGCTCTTTGCTAACGGAAATATTTCTCTAATTAGTTCTTCAACTTTATCTTTTTTACGTTTTGCTTTAGGCACTTTTACAAAAGGGTGAAATTGACTTTTGCCAACACCTGCTAAACACATTAGTTTCCATTGCAGTTCAGGGTGTTTACTAATGTCACTCCAATTAGTATTCATAAACTCGTTTATCATTACAAGATAATGACCAGCAAATTTTCCTTGTACACTACTAGCATATCTTTGCGTCATCCACAAATTCATGCTCTTGCGTTGCTCGTCTGATAGGTTTGCATAGTAGTTGTAGTCTTTGCGATCTACTGCCGCCATGATATCTTTAATTTGTAGCAGAGGCTTTTTTGCCATTACTCGCCCTCGTATTCAATTAGGGTTCTAACTTTATACCCTTCAGCAACTATTTTAGCAGAGCCGCCTAAGTCTGTCAAGTTTATTACAGCCACAACTAAAATATTTTCTTTAGGCACATTCCAATTTGCATGTACTAATTCTGCACAGGCAAGTGCTGTGCCACCTGTTGCAATTAAGTCGTCAACAATCACAACTTTGTCATCTGGTAATATTTCTGTATTTTTTTGTATCTCTAATGTTGCTGTGCCATACTCTAGTTGGTATTCTTTTTTATAGGTTTCGTTTGGTAACTTACCTGGCTTACGAGCCATAATAAAAGGAACATCCATATCTCTTGCCAACGGTGCTCCAAACACAAATCCTCTGCTTTCTATACCAATAATTTTTGTACCTTGAAATGCAACATTGGTTAGGTCAACTAATGCCTTATTAAATGCTAAAGGGTTTTCAATTAGACTAGTAATGTCCCTAAATTGTATTCCTGGAATAGGAAAATCAGGTACAGTCCTAATTGCTTGTTTTAGGTCTTGCCAAAATTCTTTCATTAAAATAAATCAATTTGTTCCCACGGAAGATTGTCTTTTCCGAAGTGCCCATATAATGTGGTTGTAGTTAAATCTAAACTAAACAAATTAAATTTATCAATAATACCTTTTGGTGTTAGATCAACATTTTCTGTAATCCAATCTACTAAGTCTGTTCTTACTTGTCCGTCTGCATACACATACAAACTAGTTGGTTCTACTACACCAATTGCATAACTTAATTGTACTGTGGCATTATTTGCCTTACCACTTGCTACAATATTCTTTGCCAAGTAACGTGCCATGTAGGCCGCACTTCTGTCAACTTTAGTACAGTCTTTACCTGAAAAAGCACCACCTCCATGTGGAGCATAACCGCCATAAGTATCAACGATAATTTTTCTTCCAGTAAGTCCAGTATCTCCATCTGGTCCACCGATAACAAATCTACCAGTTGGATTGATTAAGAATTCTGTATTACTTAAATCTTGATCTGTGATTTCATCTCTAATAATTTGCTCAACTCTATCACGTACCATTTGAATACTTACATCATCATTATGTTGCGTACTGCATACAATTTTTGTAATACCTGTTGGTGTATTTACATTGTCATACGCCATTGTTACCTGTGCTTTACTATCTGGTCCAATCCAGTCTTCACCGCCTTCTCTTTCTACTTGAAGTCTTTTTAGAATTTTGTGACTGTAATGAATAGCACTTGGCATATAATTAGGAGTTTCATTACAAGCATATCCAAACATAAGTCCTTGATCACCTGCACCAAAATCATCTGTACCTAATGCAATATCTGGGGACTGCCCGTGTAGTTCATTATATACTTTTAGATGTTTCCAGTGAAAGCCTTCTTGTTCGTACCCAATACCTCTAACAACGTCTCTAACAATTTTTTCAATCTCTGCCTTGTCAAACATATCGCTTTTGTATTCACCTGCTAGTGTAACCATATTAGTTGTCACTAATGTTTCTACAGCCGCTCTATGTGTTTGTTTGCCATTTATCAAATATGTTGCTACAGCATCTGATATTAAGTCTGCTATTTTGTCTGGGTGTCCTATGCTGACACTTTCGCTTGTAAATTCGTAACTCATAAATCTCCTTCTTTAACAAAGATACCATCTACCATTTTACCTTTACGGTCTTTGATATCATTCCATGCTTGTTCTAAACAGTCCTCTATAGTAAGGCCGTTCCTTTCTGCTATGTTTATTAATACAACAATCATATCACCAATGTCGTCTGCAACGTCTTTACCTTTACAAATATTGTCACTTAGTTCGCCCATTTCTTGTATGAGTTTTGCTAATTGATCTTTGTCTGTTGCACCATCAATAAGATTTCGATCATGGTGCCATTGCGTAATTTTTCTCATTAAGTGATATGCTGTTGCCATACCGTGGTCGTCTGCCATTACAGTTTTCCTTCTTCTCTCATTTGTTCACGTATTTTAGTAGCACTGATATCGTGTATAGCATCGTCAAAAACTTCTTGCTCAATTTTATATCCAACATCTCTACCATACGTTATGTTTAACAAGTTAGGTACAACTTGTATTTTTACCTTGCCAGCAAATTTATATAAACTCTGTTGTAAGTTTTCTATAACTTCATATGCTGGAAAAGGATTCTTTTCATCTGTTGGCATATCTCTAACCATCAAAAACACCTGTCCGTGTTTTGCTAATGCTCTGTCGAACAATGCTTGGTGCCCAGGATGCCAAGGTTGAAATCTTCCAAGCATTTGTGTTGTGGGTGCTTGGTTGTCCCATATAAATCTTTGTCCAATTTCATAAGCAATTATTTTAGCATCTACATCGCCACGTTGTTCGTGTACATTGTAGTCTGACACATAAGGTCTTTCAAATACTTTATTAGTGTCTTCAAACCTACCTTCCTTTATTGTGTCTACAAATATTTCATAGTCAGCACTAAAATTATTTCTTGCCTTTTCAAAAGGAGCAACAAAATCTGCGATTGCAATCTTGCCTTCTGCTTCTGCGTTTTCACACAAAGACAACATTCGCTGATTCTGTCTTAATCTACCTTCTTCAGAGAAGTCCCAATCGTCTGCTTCTTCTCTGACTTTATCTGCGTTGAACCAAGCAACTTTGTCGCCTAAATATTCAACTAGTCGTTCTGCCAAGTATGTTTTACCACTACCTGGCAAACCAAAAATTAATACTCTCATTTATTCCTCGTTTTGTTCACGTTCCCATTCGGCGTTATCGTCGAAATCTTGCAAGTACTCCTCATCGAGTTCATTGTACTTGTCTTCTGAGTCGTGCCACTTCTTATTTAACCAACCAACTTCTGCGTGATAACTTTTACCGGTAGTATCATTTTGATCATATTCTGCGTCAAGTTCTACCTTGTCATAGTACACTCTATCAATGAATTCGCCCACATTAGTTTCCACAATGCCCATGCCTAATTTGTATTGATCAAAGTCGTCGCCGTCTGTTTCTACAAAGTAACTGGCAAAAGTTCCTTTCTCACAACTGTGAAATGCTAACACTGGCACATAATGGTTACCTTCGTCATCATCTTCATTTACAAGTTCAGGTTCTTCATTACCAAAATACCCGCCTTCTCTACCATACATATGAATAGGACTAAAACTACCGACTTCGTTATCGTAGGCATAGTCGTCTTCACCGTCTGCTGGAACTTCGAATACTGTTAATTCTGAATCACCGTACGCACTATTAATGTGTTCTATATCATCACATTCCCACATGTAATAATCTTCTCTTGGTGCAGGAATTTGTTCAGGATCATCATGCTCTGCATTTTCATCAAGTTCTTCGTCGCCACCCCAGTTATCAAATGATAAAACTGTATCAACTAGTTCACCTTCATCCATACCTATTGTTTTTGTTACAAATTCATTGGTAACTTCGCCTATTACCGTTTCGCCACCGTAATAACCGCTATCTATTCTAAATCTTCTTTTTGCCATTATTTCTCCTTAAAATACATCTGCTAAATCTACTACATCTGGTATCTTATTTGCTTCTTTAACAAATAATACACTTTTAGGAACTGCCTTTTGTTCTATAGGAGTTACTAATAAATGCCCTGGCTTTAACTTTGGAAAAAACCATTTGATGTCTTGGTAATAATTTGTAATAAATACCTCTTCTATTTCTGGTATCTTATTATTCATAGGATTAAAAACAGGAGTTTTAAATCCTCTATTATTTAAACTTGTAAGAGGTACAATCTCTATTTCTGTGTGATAGTCGTCATCGCAAATTGCTATACTCCAATCCATTGGCATTTTTACTTCATGCCCGCCAATGTTCAGAACAACTGCTGGTGAATAAAAACTTTCTAGAAAAATTAATTCTAGCCAATAGTAGTCATAAAATTCTGGGTCGCTAACGTCTAATATGCAGTACCTGAGATCGTTTATTTGATCAGGCACACTATCTAAATCATAGACATCGTTTTCAATTGTTAGTATATTCATATCTTCTCCGTAAACATAATTATAGCACCTTTATTTTAAAAGTCAATCTATATTTAAATATATTCTATTTTTGTAACCTTAAACGGATACTCTGCTTCTCTGTAAAATTTCTTTCTTTCTGTTAAATGTTTTTTACTGTATTTTAATGTGCTAGTAATATCAAACACATTCACAAAGTCTTTGTCTTTGGCTTTTCTTATACCCCTACCAATACTTTGTATAACTCTAACAAAACTTTTACCAGGCTCAATAAGTACTAAATTAAATATCCTTGGTATGTTAATACCAACTGCCGCAACACCATAAGTTGCAACAATTACTTTGCCTTCTGCTTCACTGACTTCGTCATAGTTTTCTTTTCTTTCTGACTGCTTCATGCCACCGCTTACAAAGACCCAGTCTGGGTTTTGTTCTATTAACAACTCGCCTGTTTTTATTCTGTCTACTAAAATTAATGTATTTCCATTGTCCGTCATGCCGTTTATTAGTTGACTTATAAATTCTATTCTTTCAGGATTGGTTGTTATCCATTTTAGTTCTTGTGCATAGTTACTAAAGCCTACATGCGTATCTGCTAACTGTAAAACATTTACTTCTAAGTTAGATAGTACACCTTTGTCTTGTAATTCTTTTGCACTTAATTGACCAATTACAGGACCAATTGTGCTAGTCATTGCAACTGCTTCATGCTGGTCTTTGGGTATTGTTCCTGTTAATCCCCAACGAATTGGCACATTAGAAAACACACTACTAAGTAATTGTTTTAGTACATCTGCTTTTGCTTTGTGTACTTCGTCAATCATAATACACACAACACCGTCAATGAATTCACCTATATCAAAATCTACTGCTTCTTTGGCCTTAGACTTTTTGTGTAATATTTCTAAACTTTGCCAAGTGCAAATTGTGTGCGTTTTATTGTATTCTTTTCTGTCCCCGTAGAAAACACCAACATCTAGTCCTAAATGCTTGTAGTCCGCTTCTGTTTGCGTTACAAGGTCCTTATTAGGCACTATCACTATTGTTCTACCATACTTCTCGCATTGATGACTTAGTGCGGCTGTTACTAGTGTTTTACCAGCACCTGTGGCAATCTCTTGTATACATTGTGGGTTGGCTAAAAACTTGTTAATTATTTCTACTTGATAATCTCTAAGTATAATTGGTAATCCTTCTGCAGGGTGTTTCTTAGGCCAACTAAATTCTTCATATGTATCTTGCTTTACTTCATCAAAACCAAAATCCCATTTTTCTCTTTTATCATCAAGTACAACTTCGTAACCTAATTCAGTTACTACAGGAATAAGTTGGTCTAAAAGATTCAAATAACTTCTGCCACCAACATCACAAAATCTCACATAGCCGTCCCAACGACCTAGTTTGTATGCCGGCATGTGATATGCATATGGCAAGAAGTATTTGCAAGTGTCAGATAGTTTTCTGCGTGTGGCTACGTCTAAGTCATGAAACTTGATGTTTACTTCATCTCTTATTTCTAATCTTGTTTGTCTAGCCATAAAATTTATTATACATTATATATGTGTGTTGTCAATCTATTCATAGTATACTTTTACAAATTTCTATGCTTCTTCTGTTGTAACCTGATTGCGATACTGTACCAAATCCTAATGAATATCCTGTGTTGTCTTGCTTATGATATGGCAAATAATAATGCAACTTTTCTATAGTTGCTACAGGTCCAAACACAATGATGTCAACACCGTTGTTGTACAGTTCTTTACCTCTTAAAAAATCTTCGTATGATGCAATTTTAATTGTTATAATATTATAGTCCTTAACTAAGTCGCATACTTCTTTAACATTTTCTGTGTCGTCTGGTAAAATAATACAAGAGATAAATTCTGCTGATTCCTCACAATGTGTTTTAAGAGTTTCAATGTCAATTTTGTTATCTTTAAATCCTACAGCAAGTCCTGTAGAATTAGTATTTGACAATGCATTTATTGTATTCATATCTGCGTTATTAACAGTAATAACACAATCCTTATGTGCTAACATATTATGTCTAAAATACTCTCTTGCAGTCATTATTGCTGTAAATATATCATTGCCATTGTTAGTAGATTGAAATGTAATATCAAAATATCCTGTTAATGAAAGTATATTTTTTCTTATATCAGAGACGTCAATATCTTTTTCTAGGTTATCATAAAAATATGAAAACGAAATATTTACTTCTGATTCTAGTACTAATCTGCTTGGTGATTGATGTAATGTTGCAAAGACATTGTTACCTTTTGCATTAGGTATTACTTTTATTTGATGCCATTTAAGATATGATTTTAGTACATCTTCGAGTGTAGGCTCAACAGACTCGTCGAGTGATAGTACAAATTTGTCGTCGTTTTTGAGTTCGTGTATTGATTCAAGTAAGTCATCTAATATATCTAAATTGATATATCTTCCATACCTGCTGTCCTCAATTTCACTATGTGTCCTATCTGCCATTGTTTGGTGTCTAATCCTTTCATTATACCGAGATACTTGTTTCTCAACAAACCAAATTGATTTGCCAATGATGTCAGTGTAACTACTTCATCATCGCCGTCAACATATTTGTCTGCATCTCTAGAGGTTAATTGTCTGTTGTAACTTTCCAAAAAGTTTCTAAATACTTTACTGCGTGTTTTACGCAATTGAATGTTTATGTGTTCTAGTATTGCTTCTATTTCTTGTAATTGATTGAACCTGTGTTCAGTAATGCCAGGTAATGCGGCACTATTACGTTCCACATTACCTCTAATATAACACTCTTTTTTTGCCTCTTCTAACTCTGCTTCAAAGTAGTCTATTGCATCTACAATGTTACTTAAATTATCTGAAACTTTGTTATACCATCCTGCCATTACTAATCCCAGTCTTCCTCTTCTTCGTCATCGTCTTGATAGTCCACTTCAAAATATTCTTCTATGGCTTGGCGTAAATGTTTATCACATTCATTAATACCCACCTCATCATAGTCGACCATTCCGTGTTCATCAAAAACTCTAACTAAGTTTGCACAAACCTCGTCACGTTCTTTAACGTTTACAGAAGGCTTGACACATTCCCAAGTCTCAATTATTAATGCTAGATCTACAGTCATTCAACATTCTCCTCGTATACTGAAGGGTCGTCAATTTCATTCTCGTCAATATCGTCATCGATATCTTCTGCTACTGCTTTAGGATTTTGACCCCATTCATCTATAATTACCTGAAGTTTTTCTCCTGACCAGCCTTTTCTGAACTCTTTTATTTCTTCTCCAGTTACAGGCGAAACATACGACAGTTTGTTACCAACTTTTTCCACAATGCCTTTTGCTTCAAGCATTTCTAACATACCACTGTAAGGGTCCATGCCAGTTTCATATGGAATCTTAATTTGTACACCTTCAAAAGGTTTGCTGTATCTTGACTTCATTACTTTACATGCCGCTCTAATACCTTGTACTGTTGACACCTTGTTACCGTCTGCATCTTCTTTGAGTTTTAGTTTTTTGATAGCAACTACTATGCTACTTGCATACACAAAGCCTTGTCCGCCACTGATTTTATCATCTGGGTCAAACATATCCTGTGATGCATAAGTGTGGTTAGTACACACTAAGCCGATTGGGTATGGTGCTAATTGGTTAACAGTATTTCTAACCAATGCTGTAAGAGCCTTTGGCTTACGACCCATGTCACCTTTCATGTCACCTTTTTGAAACTGATCTACATCTGTAGGGGTTAGCAACATACCCAAACTGTCCACAACAAATAATAACTTAGGCATTTCATCATACTCTAAATCACCATAATTGCTTTTATAGTCTTTCATAAACTCTGAAATAGATTTTGCCACATCATCAATCATTGACACACTAATCTTTAATAGTTTCTCTGGACTAGTGTCAACGTTTAATGCTTTGAGCCAATCTTCGTCAAGAGCATTTTCTGAGTCAAATAACACAACCTGACAGCCATGGTCTTGTGCATTTCTGACTAAATTACCTGAACAAATAAAACTTTTACCTGAACCGGACTCACCAGCGAACACACTAACTTTACCTAGTGGTACGCCTTTGTTAAAATCACCACTGATCAAATAATTGAGTGTGTGGTTTCCTGTGCTGATCCAATCTACTGGATCGTGAAAACCGGCACTAATACCACTAATACTTTTAGTGATGCCGGTTCTAAATTTGCTTAAATCAAATGGTTTTTGCATTTTATACTCCGTATATATTCCTTTCTTTTAATTCTTCGACTAGTTTCTGTGCCCATCTCTCGTGCCCTGCTTCATTGGCATGGCCTCCGTTAATTTTAACTTCTGGAAATTTGCCATTCATAATCCAGTCCCAATAACTTGTTTCCATATAATTGTTTTTATCTATTGCCTTATATAATGATTTATCAACTGGATGATCACCTGACCAAAATTTTACGTCTTCGCCTTCTAGCGGTGCTTCATCCTTTGTGTTTGTCATTACATCAAACATTAGATATGGAATGTTATTATTTTTGCATATATTTTCACATATATACATTGCCCTATATTTTTGTGCTAATAAGTCTTCTGCTAAACAGATAGGCAAAAACTGTTTATAAGTTTCATATCTTTCTGAGCCTTCTACCATTTCTGGTGCTCTCCAACTGTTCACTAAATTATAATGATACGAACCGTCATCATCAAAACCGTCAGCATATTCATATCTGCCTAAACATGTCCAACCTAGTATAACTAAGTCTGGTTTGGGATTGTCTGCTAAGTATTCGACTAATAGTCTTTCAGTTCGCATAATACTAGCACCAGGTTGCCCTAGATTAACACATTCATCTATTTCTAATAGTTGTTTTAGTTTCTCTGGGTAAGCCTTGTATATTGATTCAGGGCGATTATCGCCTTCGCCATATATCTCTGACCCAAATGTGTGGCTATCGCCTATTGCTAATAATGTACTCATTTTTATTCCTTAAAAATGTAGCCATACTAGTTCTTTGAAGTAAACAGGACCAAGTATTCAAATCCCTAAGTATGGCTACCAGTCATCAACAATTACTGTTGACGATTCCTAATCATCTGCAGGATGTCATCTGCTGATGCTTTACCAGTTTCATTAGAAGTGTTTTCGGCAGAAGCACTTACTGTTTCTGTTACTGGTTGAACTGCCGGTGCAGGTGCTACAGGCTCAGCCGCTGGTGCTGGTGCCGGAGTAGTTTCTGCTACTGGAGTTGCTGGAGCCTGAGCCGGTGCTGAAGGTGTTTGTACCTTAGCAGGTGCGGCCTGGCCAATAGGTCTAAAAAAGTTACCGTACTTATCGTTGTCATAAAGTTCACCATTTACAGAATCTTGGAACATGTTGTAAATAACATCTACTTCCTCTGCTGATGGCTTCTTAGGTAAAAAGTCTTTTAGATCAAATAACCCATTTGTATCAACTGCGGCAAGTTCATTCTCATCTAATGATCTTTCTTTTCTTGCCCACTTACTTGTTGAATAGTCAGCATACTGACCTTTTGTGGTTTTTGTCAATCTAAAGTCTGTACCGTTGACATAATCTGTTGGAATATTTTCCATATCTGGGTCCATTAATGCACCCTTGATAATGTTGAATATTTGAGGTCCAATGATGAATCTTCTGATTGGATTCTCTGGAGTTGTGTCCTCTTGTAGTGGACTATCTACTACATACCCTTGGAAAATATAACTTCTCTTTTTCCAATACTTACGACCCATATCTTCTAATGAAGAATCTTTGAACCAAGGTCTGATTTCGTTATGAACCGGACATTGTTCTCCCCACATTTCCATACAAGGTACTTGTACAGTTGTAGGTTTCATATCACCACCCTTTATGCCAGGGAACTGTAAACGAATCATTTGTCGTTCAGTCCAAAAGAATGTGTTGTTGGGGTCTCCGTCTGGAAGAAATCTTAGTGTAGCACTAGTGCCCTCTGAGATGTTCCAAAATGGGTAGATAGCATTATCGCCACCTGTTTGTGAACCGCCTGGTTTAGTATCCATTGCGGCTAGTTTTGCTCTAATTTCAGCCAATGTTGCCATGTTTTTCTCCTTGTTTGCCATGTCGTGTAAACATAAATTCTTACACTTGTTTGCCTATTATAATGCCTTTTGAAGTTGAAGTCAACCTCTTTTTGCCATGTTATGTAATCTAATTTAAAATTTCTTCTAAATTAACTTTACTCTAATATATATCAGATTTAACAGATTTTGTTTAGTTTTTCGGTAAAATCAACAAATTCTACTAAATCTTGGTCTATATTACTTTCTACTTTCTCGTTTACTTTACTGATTAATTTCTTAACCATGTTTACAGTAAATTCGTCAAGTTTCTGATCTTTCAGAATCTTAACTGTTGTGTTGTTGATAAATTCTTTTAAAATCTTATCATCAATGCTTTCACTAATTGTATTTAATTTGTGTGCAATTTCAGATTTTTTATTAGGAAATTCAACAGCATCTTCGTTAATTGCTGGTACACTGAATCTATTATTTTCAATAGAATTTTCAATGTATTCTGTAACTGAACGTTGAATATTAACTAGTCTATTAATGCTAGGAAATGCAGATTGTACAGTATTGTCAACATGCTTTTCTGTGAATAAACTTGATAAATCTTGTTCATCTTCACTTAATGTCAATGTATTCATTGCATCAATTGTATCTACTGCTTTAGCATATGATTTTGCTCCACTTAATTGTTTTAAGTTTTGTCTCATTGTAGATATTGATTCTTTTGCTATTTGTACATACTCGTTGTTTTCTTCATTAACTAAACCTTTTCTGTCTACATATCTAACAAACTGTGATAAGTCTGTGATATTTTGTACCATTTCATTAATGGAATGACCTACTTGGTCAAAAGGATTACCGCCGTTATGTACGTGACGTGCCATTGCTCTGGCACCTGCTAAACTTTTATGAGGTAGTGCAAATCTTTCATCTGCTCGTTGTATAAAGATTTTAGATATTTGTCTGCTTCTAGAACCTCTAACTTCTTCGTTCACAGGTTTAGTGTGTCTTACAACTATTTTGACTGCGTCTAATGGTTGGTAACTTGTTTTGGTGCTACCATACATTTTTCCTAAACTTGCTTCTGTAACTTCTGATTTCACTTTATACTCATCATGTTTTGGTGTTATATTTTTGCCGTATATTTTATATTTAAAACTGTATAATCCGTTATGGGCAATTTCCTTTACACCTTTATGTATTTTATTTATGATGTCTTCATGAACAACTTTAGATCTACTTAACTTAACTTCTTTTTCTTCTGGATCTATAGTGACCATTAAGTTTGGATCACTGCTAAAAAATCTCTCGGCATCCTCAACTTCTAATGTATCGTTGCCCTGGTCGTCTTTTAAAGTCAGTTTTAAACCATTACCTTTTAGGAAATCAAATAGTTTACTGTTAATTTCTGCTTTATTGTTCATACTTATATTTATCAAAAAAACTAATTATAAAACACCTATTGGCATAGGACCACTGTAATCGTCATCATCGCCTACACTGGTTTCTATTTCGTCATATATAGCATCTTCGTATTGTGCTATGTATGTTATCATTCTAACTGCTACTAATGTAGCCATAACCAAGTCATCACTGCCTCCTGGTTTTGCCGCAAAGGTTGTACCACGTGCTACAAATTCTTTTAATTCTCTAATAATGTTTTTACTACGCAATTTAAGTTTACCACTTTCTATAAGTCGTTTCATTGCTAACGCACCTTCCATTTTGTTTTTATGATGTGTGTGGTAACCTTTTCTTCCTTTTTTGCCTTGTACTTTATTTGGTTCATGCAAGAATGTGCCTGGGAAACTTTCTTCGCCTGTGTCTCTGATTACTACTAATGCCGCTTCGCCGATAGCATTATTTTCTACAGTCCAGTATATTTCTGTAGCACCTTCGCTTTTTAATTCTAATGCTATATCTCGTAGTAGTTTTATTTGTCCTTCTATGGGAGTTTTATTGTGTTGCCATTCGCACACTTGATTCATACTAGGTAAATCATAACACACTATGGCCGCATTGTCGCCGCCTGTTCCTGTACTAGGGTCAAGTGTTATTACATATATTTTGTTTGGGTCAATGTTTTCATACCAACGTATTTGGCCACTGCGTCTGATTGGATCAACACCTTTCATGTCAACTAATTTAAGAGAATCTATAAGTGTTTCATCGTATATAATAAATTCACATTCGTGTTCACGTCTAAATCTTTCTTCGCCAATTCTACTACGTTCTGCTTTTGCCCAAAGTTCGTCTCTGTCTGGGTGCTCTTGCCAATTAACACGAAATGCTTTAAATCCATTTGTGCCTACGTCTTGTTCTTCTCCGTATTCGTCTACTTGTTGTATTGCTTGATGCCATATGTTTGCAAATGTGTCGTCGTCACTGTTAGGTGTACTTGTAACAATACACTTACCGCCTGTACTTAATGTCGGCGATAGTGCTGTCCAAAACTCAGACGCGATGCGTGGCGGTACGAATGCAAACTCATCTAAGTATACCAATGAAAGTGACATACCCCTACCAGTATTTTCAGTTGTTGTAGCACTAACTATCCTGCTACCATTATCAAAACTTAAACTACCTTTGTTGTATTCTGTAACACCTGCTCTAATATGATCAGGTACACTTTCGTAAGCATACCTAATACGTTGCATGATCTCTTGAGCACCTGTGTGTTTATGTGCCGCTACAAGTATTGTGCTGTCTGCTACAAACATTGCATACCAAAGTAAGTATGCGGCCGCACATGTTGTTTTACCAGTCTGTCTGGGTAACATGTTAATACTGTATCGATATTTAGAATATGTATCAATTAATCTTTCTTGGAATTCAAAAGGCTCAAACTTAATTCCGCCTTTTGTAGGGTGTTGTATTTTTACAAAATGTTCCATAAAGTATGCTGGACCAGTCATTAGATCCATACAATTTTGTAACTCAACGATTTGATCTTCGGTGAAGTTTTGCTTTGCAAATGCTCGTTTGGTTAAACTGTAATCCTGCGTTCCTTTAGGCATACAGTTATTTATGTGGGTTTTTGGTTAAGAAAAGTGTTTACAGGCTTTTGTAACGGTTCATTAATGCGTTAAGAATTTCTTTTTTATCACCACCTACTGGATCATATCCCATTCCTTTTGGTTTGAGACTAATTACCACAGGCTTCTTTTCACCTTCATCGTCATCGCCGTGTTGATCGCAGTCTTCACATTCGCACTCATCACCAGGCTTTCCGCAACCATCACACATATCGTCTGCGTACTCGCCTTGTTTTGGTTCTTCATCGTGATCATGTTCTTCGTGGTCGTGTTCTTCTTCTGAATCTTTGCCTTTAGGTAATGTGATACCTGCAAGTTTTAAAATGTCGTGTAGTTCGTCCATGCTGTCAGCATTAGCACTCACAGTAACAGTATTATCGCCTTGCTTCTTAGTCTTGCTATAAGTTACTGTTTCCTTATCATCGCTTTCGCTTTGTTGTCCATATGGAGAAGACATATAAAATGACTCCATGATGGAAATATAGTTTCTAATTTCGTCTGACATTATTGTACTACCGGTCCTTGATTAATTGGATACTCGTTACCTTGTACACTTGGATCGTGTGCTAGTCCTACTGCGTCTGCTAATGGTTTGAGGTCATCGCCCATCATCATGCTTTTGCTAGGATAGTTTCTAAAATAATCAGCACCTTTTTCATCTTTGATTTTTTGTAATTCTGCTATAAATTTTGAATTAAACTCTTCGCCGTACATTCCTAATTCTGCAAAGTCTAAATCTTTGTTTTCAATTTCGTAATGTGCTTGTTCTTCGTTTGTTAATTCTGCTTCTTCCATATCAGCATATCTATCCTTGTCATTTTCGATTCTGTTTTTTGTGACTTCATCTTCTAATGTTCTAGGACTTTCTACTGGTTGAATTACAACATATTCTGAAAGCATTTGCATATTTACTGCTACCCAAACTTCTAATAATCTTTCGTTTATTGGATATTTAAGTACAACATCTACACTTGTTACTTCTGTTGGTCCTTTTAGTCTTTTGTTTTTAAAGTCCAAAGGCTCATCTTGAATAGGAGTTCTTTTAGCACTACTAACACTCTCAACACCATACTTGCCAAGAATATTTTCTAATTGCTTGATACCTTCGTTGGTAACATCGCCAGCAAATTTGATTCTATAATTAAATGTTTTACTAAAACTTTCTTTTATAATTTGTTTAAAAGGTGCTTTCATACTATCTCCTATGTAGTTATTTATCTTTTTTGTTTAAAATTTGGAGGATGTGATTTCTATCCATTACACCGCCATCGCTACTAGTCTCTGTTCCTTCATTCTGATCTAGCCTCATTTTGCGTATTTGCAAGTCAATCATCTTTAATTTTTTGTCGACTTTGGCATTTTTACTGTCCATTGCTATTTGTAACATTTTACTTGCTGTTTCAAATACTCTTCCTGCATGAGCATCTTGCACATTCATACCTAAATTCATAAGTTCATCATAACTATCAATTGCCTTCTGTGCAATATCTTCCATTTCTTTATCATGTGTTTCTAAATCTTTAACTCTAGGTAAAGCAGAATCAATTTTTTCTGCATTTGTTAATGCTTCTTTGATTTCTACTTCTGTAATTTCTTTGCTTTCTTCTTTTTTCTCAACAGGCAACACGTCTTCTATTGGAGGCAAATTAAATTCTTCTTCTAGTTTGCGTGTCATAGTTGTATTTAGTTCTTTCTCTTCTTGGTGTTCATGTATATGTGATTCTCATTTAACACTCTAAACCGTACACCTTTGCGTTGGCACCACTCATTTGCGGCTGTCCATTTGGCTAAGTTAATGGCAACTTGAATTTTTTCTGCACTACTTCTTGCACTTTCCATTGTACTTTGACTGCCTGGTTTTATCTCAATTACTTCCATATGATTCTTGCCATCTTTATCAGTGTAAATTACTGTAAAGTCTGGTACATATACTGTATGCTTTCCTGTTACAGGGTGTCTGTATGGGATTTTTAAATTTTCACTTGCCCATTGTGTAATATTAGGATGACTGTCACACATGTTCATAAATGCTAGTTCCCAACTACTGCGATAGTAAGGAGTTTTAGCACCTGTGTACTTTCCGGGATTTTGTGGTTCGAATGTGCCTTTGGCGTATTTGGCCATGTTACGCCCCTATGAGTAGGCGAACGTATTTATTTGATTTGATGTTTACAGAGTTTTGAAATCTTACCGAATTTGGTAAGGTATTGTTGATAAGAGCCATTACACTATTGTTAATCAGTATTTTGTTATCTTCTTTTGTATACAGAGATAGCATATCTACTTCTGTGTTATCTGCAATTTCTTTTAGTGTGATTGTATAGAAGTTTGCTAATTTTTCTGTTAAACCAGCACTTTTAAAATCTGCAAATACCTGCTCAATTTTATATCCGTCTACACCGTTTTTAATTGTGTTTGCCTGTGTTGTTAATTGTTTTATTTGTAGTACTTCAGGATTGATACTTAAATCTTCACCTGTTTTGGATATAATTTTATAGGAGTTATCAGACTTATTTGTGTCAAAATCTACTCCAAAATTTTTGTATATGTTACTCATGTTTTATATCTTGAACTTGCTAAGGTTTTTGTTATTTTTCTTGAGTAATCCATCGGTAAGTTCATTTGCTTTTTTTCTAACAGCATTACGAACTAGGTTACCAAAGAATCCAACTGCTTCGGGATCTTCACCTGCTGTTTTTATACTACTTAAATCGCCACCGTAGTCTTGTCTTGGTGCTGTATTTACAGCAGTTAAATTTTTGCCTCTATTGCCGGCACGTTGAGTTAATCCAAATAAACCTTTTACAATTCCTCTTAGTCTATCACCGGTTGGATTGAATGGTGTTGCTTTAGTATAATCTTCTATAGCCTCTTGTAAGAATGTGCTTTCCTCATCAAAATCAAAATTTATAACAGGAGAATAATGTAACTTTTCGTATTCAAATGCAAAAGTTATTTCCTGTGAACTTCCTGCTCCTGCGTAATCTAGTGGCGTAAACGACACATCACTGATCATCGGATTGACGGCTGTTGTGCGTTGTACTGTTTGACCATGTATTTGATAAACATGAATATTATTAAAGAATTGTGCATTTGTGGCATTATGAACATCTATACCATCGAATTGACTCATATGGTCGCCTTCGTGTCTTATTAGTTTACTATTATGTATTACACTATTCCAGTCTTGGAGTTCACCTGAAGCAACTCCTGGAACTGCTTGAGTATGTCTGCCATCAGTAAAATGATAATTGTAATATACTTGCCACAGTTCTTGCCATGTACTCGATACATCATCATGTACTGTTACATTAAAAGGTTTGAATTCTTTTGTTAAAATTACTGGAACATTTTTATTATACTTTGGTCTTTTTTCAACTGTCACAGCCATACTTGGCATATCAATTGTTTTGACCATTTGTGCTAGGGAATAAGGCCCAGTCTTATTTAAAAATAATGCTTGTAATGTGGGATTTAGTTCAAAATGAACTATATACTGAAACGGCAAACGAGGGGGATTGCCGGTACTAAAACTCGCTAGTTTACTACTTGCGTGTCTAGGTCCGGCTACATAAATCCCGTTTTTAACTTGTCCGCCGATTAACTCTTTCCAGAATTTCGCCATCGGTCCTCCCTATAGATATAGGCCTAAATTATACTCCAGTGCCTGGTGTTGCTGGTAGTGGTGATACCAATGGGAATGGGTCACCTGCGGCAACTTTACCACCGAGTGTATTAGGTCCTGCCACATGTACCGCGTTATCGTATCTGACGTTCAAGTCTAGTTGAACAATTTCGCTGGCATCATATGAGTGATCACTATAGTTAACCTGTTGTAGCATACATCCTTCTAGTTCCCATTGCTCTGTTGGCTCAGCATTTGTACCATCTAAGACTTGGATAAGCATATCGAATTTATAGTCTCCACCACTAACTGCGGTAGTTTGTTCGAAATGGTTAAATTGTCTTTGGATTTGCTGACCGACTAAAGCGGAAACTTGGTTAGTAATATCATCCCTTAAACTGAGATTAATCGCTTCCCATTGATGTTTACCTGAAATATATGCACGAGAGTTATAACTGTGAACTTCAACTTCGTCAACATTAAATGTTGGTCTAGTTACACTCACGATGTTACTTGTAAACTCATCGGTTCTACCACCTGCTCCAAATCCAGTTACGATTACACGGAATCTGTATTTGAGTTTAGGTTGTAAAATACCTAATCGAGCACCTTCAATAGGTACACCAAATTTATCTTTTGTTACTGCCATCTTTCGATCTCCTAATCACATGTTATACATGCTAATTACATTTATTTATCATCTTTCGGCCAAAAATAAAGGGCGGAAAAATCCACCCTTTATAATTTTTAGAATAATCTTATTCTGAGCCTGTTTGACCAAGAGTTGACTGAATTCTAATCGGAATGTATATAAATTCAACTGCTTTAGTTGGCTGAATTGCTATATCCAAGTATAATTCGTTTTTGTCAATCCTTGCAGGTGTGTTATTTGTTGTATCACAAACACTAATAAAGTCAAATAGACCTCTTAGTGTAACTAGTTCTGATAATAATGAATCAGCAACTCGCTTAACACCTGATCTGGTTATACCATCATTTGGTTCAAATAAGAAAGGCTTAACTGCGATATCTAATTGATATCTAATATAGTTTACAAGCCTTGCTACGTTAATTCTATCTAATGCACTTGCAGTTGGGTTTAGAGTCTTCTGTCCAAATACAACTAAGCCTCTTCCTGGGAAGTTAGCAATTGGATTAACTTTATTTGCATAAAGTGTATCTCTTTGTCCGTTGTTTAATGAAACAGGTACAAACTCGCCACTTGGTCCGTCAACATAACCGACACTAGTTGCGTTTTGTACTATACCTCTTTGATACCCTGCTGGTGCAAACCATTGATATGCCACATTGTCATTAAATGCAAATGTTCTTAATGCAATATGAGAAGCCGGTACAGCAACACTACTTCCGTCTAAGTTTGTTGTTAAACCTGATGGATAGTGAACTGAAACGTATGGATTACTTGCAATAAGTCCATCTTCACCGTTTTCACTTGCGTTATTGGCATTGGTTGACCAGTTTTTAATGCTGGTTGCATCTGATTTTAATCTCATTGGACTATCACCAACAATAAATGCGACTTCTTTCTTATCTGTGTTAAGAGTAATCATCTCATCTATTAGTTCTGGATATCCAGGAGCGGCAATCAAGTTGTAGAAATTAACTTCACTTCTGATTTCGCTATTGTTTGCTAATGCGGCCTGCATTGATTGTACAATAACTTTTCTTTGTGCTTTTCTACCCATGTATGGTGAACCGTCTGCTTTGTTGCCTGACTCACTTACCCATACGTTAGATAGTGTACCGCCACTGTAAGAATATGAAGTGTAGTATTTCTTAACGTTTTTACCACTGGCTCTAAAGTTCCATGCTAAAATACCAAATGGTACTGTTGCTGGATCTTTTGCATCTGCGTCTACCACTGATGCGCCATATGATGCTAAATCTAAGAACAGGACGCCGTCTGCTGATACTTGATCTGAATTATCAACTAGTACCCATGCACTTGATTTTCTTTTGTAAATTAATGGATAATCTTCTAAATTATCTGAATCAACCCAAAGGTCGCCGTCCACTAAAGAACCGCCATCGCTTTGTGTTGTAGGCTCACTCGCCGCTACGTTTACATCGTAGTCTGCTGAGTATTTTGTCCATGTTGCAGTTCCGCCAACATTTTTGTTGTACCAAATGTCAACATTGTTACTGCTATCATACCAAAGTTTACCTGTTGCTAAATCACCAGTTGGTGCTGTAGTACCAAATTCATAATTTTTACTATCAATTTGTGCAACTGTTCCAGAAACGTCTGCAACTTTAAAGTTACTGTAATTACCTGTAGCAATGTTTAATTCTGTGAATACATTAAATGATACACCACCTACATCTCCATTGAAAACATCAATGTCTTTACCGTCATTGGAAACAAGTGTAAGTTTACCAGATACGTTTGATGCTACTACATTTGTTGATGATAATTGGTCATTTATGTCTTGAACAATGTCATCAACACTAACGTTACCGTCGCCACTTGTATCAGTTGAAAATTTAACATCAATATTTGATGCACTATTATCAATTTTTAATCTGATACCATAGTCTGAACCGCCTGTTTGTTTTGCTATTGCAGTATCGCTAATAGCGGCTGAACTTTGTATTTGTAAACTGCTTTGACCGTTATGTCTTCTTAAAGCAAATCTTCCATGTACGTCTGAGTCCAGTTTATTACCTGAATCATATTCTACAAAGAATGTGCCGGCGTCTGGTGTTGCACCAATGCTTGTACTTGCATAAGCACTTGCTGAATTGGCATAACCTTCTGCTGTTGTACTGACCCATGATGCAGTAGATGAGTTATAAACTTTTAGTCCATACTTTAATCCACTTGCGGCTGATGTTGTTTGAACAATTAAATCGCCACTTTGAAGAGCACTACTGTCTTTTCTTGTAGTTGGTCTGTTTAAATGAGTCACAAACTGACAGTCTTTAGAAGTATTAGATACAAATGTACTTGCATCTGTCAACTCATGCCATACAGATGATGCTTTTAAGTAATATACTACTTCTGCTTTTGCTTTACCGTTTTGATCTATACCTAAGATCCCGATATCGCCATTTTTACCTACTGATGGTTTTGGTACGCCACCGCTGGTAATTTCGTCTTTTGTAAATATTTTTACGTCTGTTTTTTCTTCATACTTTGATGAAGATGTGTTATATTCGAAGATACCCCACTTAGTAGCACTTGAGTCTACCCATATAGTTGCATCTGCCGGATCAGCCGACGGTGCATTTGACAATGGTTTTAATTCATCTAAGTCTACATCTGATCTAAGAACGTATGCTCTTGAAGCCAGACCTAGAAAACTATGTGCGGCTAATAAACCGTACTCGTTTAATTCGTAACCATGTTGTGGAGTTCCTCCTGTGCTGTAGAATTGTGGATTTCCGTATTGCTGTAACAATTCTCTTTGACTTGTAATTAAGTAAAGTTCATTGTCTGTTTCTGCTTTGGAGTAAGGTGCTAGACCCGATCCATCAGGATTAGATTTGTTCTTTGCTGTTGCAATTACAATCAAAGGTACTGTTCCAGGACCGCCAGGCGAATAAAACGATTCGTCTGATACTGAAATATCTACACCAGGTGATACTAATGTTGCCATATTTTTCTCCTATAATACCTTATTTGGTTACATGTATTTATTAAAAAATGCAATAAATGTGGTATTATAAAAATAACAAATCAGTAATTCTTATAAAAAATGATAAATAAGACCTTAAATTATCTCTATGGTATTATCTGTGAATATTTCTGGTTTTTGTGGAAGTTTTTCAATAATTTCATCTATTTGTTCAAATAGTTCTTCTTTGGTTCCGTTATTTTTTACTGTAAAGTCTATATGGCAACCAATCCAATCCCATTCACTTGCGTGAACATGTTTGAAATCTCTATTCATTATGTGCCTTGCTACAGCATCACCTTCATTGGCCTTAAGTGCAATATCATACCATTCAGGTTTTTCTTCTCTTTCTACTAAAATAACAGTACCATTCATTGACTGTATAATGTTGACTTCGTTTTGAAAACGACAATCGCTTATAACAACACATTCATTTTGATGATGCAGTTTTTTAACTCTGTATTCTAAACTGCTTATCCATATATTTTCGTTGAAATGATTACGCATTACATCTGTGCCTATTAATTGTAATGCTAATCTTGGAGTAAAATTAGGAATACTTAATTTTTTGCTCCAAAACATATCAACAGTTTCTCTGAACTGTCTACTTTCGTCTGATTCACCTTCTAGTAATTCTCTTTCCCAGCCAAATACGTTTGCACATAAGTCTTTTAGTGGGCCTGCGAATGATGTTGGAATGCAACCTTTAGTTGCCAAATATTGTGCTACGGTGTTTTTACCTGATCCTATATTACCTAATAATCCTATTGTGTTCATTTATCCTATAACAAAGCCGTAATTTTTATTTCCTTCTTCCATGTTAATTATTGACTGTAGTAATCTTTCCTTCTCAGTCATGGCCTCTTGCTTTAAAGCCTCGCCGTTTAACTGAACGGAACCTTGTGGCCCTGGCAAGCCTGAAGCATACTTACTTCTTGCTTCACCAAGCATCATTTTTGCTTCTGCTAATGCCCAATCTGCCATCCATGGTCTGGAATACTCGTTTTCTAATAAATTTTGTTCTGGCACTAAATTAGAAATCTGTATCATTATGTCTTCTGTTATAGATATCTTACGCAATAATTTTAACACTTTGGTATTTGTGTTGAATGTAAAGTCGTAATCACCGCCAAATATTCTATTAAGTGTTTCTTTGTATTGAGTAAATGCATCATAGTTGGCTAGACCACCAACAACACCTGCATTGATTAGATATGTGTTTTGAAATGCAACGTCAAACGGATCAAAGTTTGTACCTGTACCTATGTTACCACCACCAACACCTCTTCGATATACTCTTCTGATATTTAACACTTCACCTGGAAGTGTATATTCTTGTACATCTGGTTGTGTTTGCAAAAAAGCATAACTTTCTTCTACAGCAGAATCACTTCTACTTCTGATTGTTTGTATTGCTCTGTCTATTGCTAGATTATAGTGTTCTGGATCTAATTCCACGTCGATCATTCCGTCACCTAAACGTAACTTGATCTCTGTAATTAGTCTATCTCTAGGGGTTTCTGTTGCACTCATACAACTATTTATCAAAAACTCTTAAGTATAATAGTATGCTCGTTAAATCTACCGTTCATTTTAGTAGGTGTTGTAGTGAGTTCTTCAAAGGATTTTTTGCATTTCATTTTACCTGCATCAAATCCTTTAAGCATTTCTGCTGGTTTTCTCAGTGTTTTTTGTATACTAGTTTCTTCATCAAAATCCTGTAGTGTTGTTCCTTTAACCATTATACCTGTTCCAGGTCTTTGCATGTTTTTTGGATCTATTGTTTTAGCATGATAAACACCTATCTTTCTAGTCTTAGTGTTGTATACCCAAACTTCATTAGCATAAACTATATCTGTTGGGTGCAAACTTGCTAATCCTAACTCTGGAAAGTTTACAGCATACTTTAATTTCTTTACGATAGCCTCTTTAGACCGTGCCTTAGGCTTACGAGCCTTGCGTGTAGTGGCTTTTGTTGCCACAATAGTATCACAAGCAGTATTGATCTTTTCAAACACTTGTAAGAAGGTTTTACGCATTTTAGCATCAAAGTGACTATAGCCTTCTTTTATGTCTTCGTCTTGCCATTCAACTACTAATTTTGCTTCGTTGTATTGTGCTTCAAAATCTTCTTTAATTATTTTAGCATGAGGGCCTTTAATTTCAGGCTGATAAGACATCATCATTTTATACGGGTCAAACTCTTTGAGTGTTTTTTCTCCATCAATCCATTGATCAATAAAGAATTCAAACTCACCGCATAAATCAGATACTTGTTCTTTCATTCTTTGCTGTATACTGATTACAGGCTTGGCTAATTTTGCTTCGACTTTTTCTATCTTCTCTGCTAGAGCCTTTTTGCCTCTTGGCATCCATTCTTCATTTTTACGTTTTTCGTAATGTTCGCGTAAATGGTCTGGCATGTATCCTAATTTGTGCCATACAAAAAGTGTGCTTATGCAAGAACTAAAAGTCCAGTCTGGATTTGCTAAAATAATTTTTACTTCCTCAGGCGTCCATCCTGCATGATCTTTGATCCAACTTTTGACAATAGGTAATCCTTTAGTTTTACTAACTTCTGTTCTAGCAAAGTATTCGCAACTGCGAAATGCTTCTTTTTGTTTTTCTGGGTCAGTGATTAACTTCAGAGTCTTCCAATCGGGCTCTGTAGTGATATACACTGATCGCTGTTTTTTCTGTCTAGCCATACCAATAATTACTCATTTTAAAAACTATATATAATTTTTTTGGCAAAAAAGGTGTCAAATAAAGATATATTATAGTATAATCTCGTCTTTTGTCATTTCGACGTATCTTATTTGAGGGTCTCTTTTGCGTGGTTTACCCAACGCCCAGAACTTCTCAAACATAAATCCAGCACCAAGTTTGATACCTGTGTCTATGCCTTCTTTGTAACCAATATTGTATGAAGTGTAACCTACACCTAATATACAAAAGCCAAATATAATGTATTCTGCAATTTCCATGTTCTTATAATAGCAAAAAATTAAACCGTTGTCAATCTGATAAATAGTGTTATGCCTAAAATTAGTTTATGGAATCCAGTAAAACGTAACGACTATAAGTTTGTTGATGGTATTGTGGCGGAAAATATTTATGCCGGAGGCACTGGCGTAAATATTCACAAATACTTAGGTGTACACGATCAAGGTGACACTAATGATTTTACACAACCACAACAAGATAACAGTTACGATTCAGACGGTAATCAAAAAACTGGTGAAACATTTATACAAGATGTGTTGTTTTTAGAAAACAGAGACAGAAAGTATGATGATAACATATATGAACTAAGAGGAACATATACTGTAAGTGATTCAGACTTTGATCTGACACAATTTGGTATGTTCTTACAGAATGATACATTGTTTATGAATTTTCATATTGAAACAATGGTATCTACACTAGGCAGAAAACTTATGGCAGGCGATGTTATCGAGTTGCCTCATTTGAGAGATGACTTATTACTAGATGATCGCAAAGATGCTATAAACAGATTTTATGTAATTACAGATGCAAGTAGGCCTTCCGAAGGATTTGATCCTAATTGGTGGCCTCATATGTGGAGATGTAAGTTAGGCCCAATAAGCGACAGTCAAGAATACAGAGATATTATTGGCTATGGCGACGAAGAAGACGATTTACGAAATATTATTAGTACATATAAGGATGAAATTGATATTTCAGATGCTATTGTGCAACAAGCAGAAAATAATGTACCACATGATCCATACTATGCCGCCGGTGCTCATTTATTTGTAGATGAAAATGCCAAGGGCAAACCATTTATTGGAACTGTCGAAGGTGCTCCAAATGGTGCAACATTATTAGGTAGTGGTATAACATTTCCATTAGCCGCAGTTGATGGCGATTATTTCTTAAGGACAGATTTTAATCCTAGCAGGATATTTAAAAAATCAGGTAATCGCTGGGTTAAAGTTGCAGATGATAGTACGCGAGTGTTCTCGAGTGCTAATAGAATATTAGATGGGTTTATAAATAACACAGCAGAGACAACAAACACAGACGGTACTATAACTAATGAAAGAACAAACCTCAGTAAAGTTGTTAAACCTAAGACGGATAATTAACTATGCAGTACTGGTATGATGAACAAATAAGACGATATATTCTACAATTTATTAGAATATTTCATGCATTCAAAGTTAAAGAAGGCAGTAGGGACGGTGAGGACGAAAGATACAATACTGTGCCTATAAGATATGCAGATCCAAGCAGAATGGTTTCGCATATTCTTAGACAAAATTCAGAAAATGTTATTAACAGTACACCTTTTATAGGTGTTAGCATACAAAGTTTGCAAATTGCTAGAGATAGAACTCAAGATCCTTTCTTTACAGATACTAAAAGTATCACAGAAAGAAAGTTTAATAACGATACACAAAGTTATGAAGCAGAACAAGGCAATCAATATACAATTAATAGATATATGCCAGTTCCATATAACTTAACCATGCAAGTTGATATATGGACACCCAATACTGATACTAAATTACAGTTAATGGAACAAATACTAGTTCTATTTAATCCAACAATACAGTTACAACAAAACTCTAATCCGTTTGATTGGACACAAATTGTTGAAGTAGAATTAACCGATATACAGTTTACTAATAGAAGTATTCCTGCAGGTGTAGACGAGCAAATAGATGTTACAACATTAACATTTACTTTGCCTATTTGGATTAATCCACCTGCTAAAGTTAAAAGACAAAGTATTATACACGAAATACATAGCAATATTATAACAGATTTTGGTGGGCAATCACTTAGCGAAATTGGATATGATGAAGACATACATGATTTCTTTAGAAGTTTTGATATCCAATCACGTTTAATTGTTTCACCAGGTAATTACAAAGTTAGTATTTTAAGCAATTCTGCAACTCTATATGACTCAGGTGGTATAGAGACAAAGAGTTGGACTGAATTACTAGCCATGTACGACAAAGAATTAATAGATGATACCAGCATTTTAAAATTAAAAATTACAAATGATATGGAAGACGACTCGCAGGATATTGCAGGAACTATTGCAAAACATCCGTCAGACGACAGCCAATTAATTTTTAATCTAGATACTGATACATTACCCGCTCCTACTATAGGCAATATTGAAAAAATTATCAATCCACATAATAATATACCAGGTGATGGTACACTAGCAAACCTAGAAATTGGTCAGCGATACTTAATTACAGAAGATCTTTCAAAAACTGGTTATCCAGAGTGGAACATTGACGCATCAGAAAATGACATAATAGAATTTAACGGTTCTAATTGGACGGTTTCATATGATGCAAGTGCCAACATTAATACTACAGCAGTAACCAGAAACTTAAATACAAACAAAGTATACAAATGGACAGGAACACAATGGCTGAGCATATACGAGGGGGAATACAATCCGGGATATTGGACTCTAGTCCTATAGAACCTTTTGTAGGTGTTATAGGCGTAGGCACATTATTTCTTGCTCTTGATACAGAACGTGTACTTTTACAATTCAGAAACAGCGACAAACGACATAAACACACTTGGGGGTTTTGGGGAGGACTTGTTGAAAAAGGCGAGTCACCGTATGAAGCCTTAACACGTGAACTTGATGAAGAATTAGGGTTAGTTCCAGATATTAATAAACTAAATCCTATTGATGTTTATCAAAGTAAGGACAAAAACTTTATGTATTATAGTTTTGTTGCAGTCATAGAACACGAATTTATGCCAAATTTAAATGGTGAAAGTTGTGGGTATGCTTGGGTAAACATCGGTACATGGCCAAAGCCATTACACGAGGGTGCCAGAGCAACCTTAAGTTACAATAAAGGTAACGAAAAACTTGAAACTATATTAAATTTACATAAATGCCAGACATAATAGATTTTAAAAAGATAAGACTAGAAAACTTACTGATAAAGTTTGCAAAGTCTAACGAAGTGCCAATCGAATTTATCGATGGTCGCATGAATCCTGATGATTTGCATAGTATGTATAAAGGTGCATTATCCGAGTATCATCTCAAACTTCTCAATAAAATAAGACGCATACTTGCTAGTAGATTGCGTAAAAGTCAAGAAAACATTTATGAATCGTTTATGGAAGAGTACTTGTATTTTTATAAACATCAATGTACCAAAGAAGATAAATGGAAATTTCCTATTGTTAGTTCTAAGTACAGAGAAAACTTAAATCCTATTCGAGCATTATACTACGAATTACTTAATATAATGAACAGTTATAACCCCGAAAGTCATGTACATGTTTTTGTACTAGATATGTTTAAAGATGCAGAATGGCGTAATACTATTATTAATTGTGTGCAAAGAGACATTAATGCAATAGATCATATAACATCAACATATCATTACCCATTAGAAAAAATTGGCGAGAAGCCTTTTGAATTTCTTTATTTAATAGAACTTAAAAAAGATCTAGTTACTGCAAGAAGTGTGTTCCGTTCTATGGAACATTGGTCACCTGACGAATAATTACTTGTAAAGTTTTCTAACTTTACCATCAAATAATGGAGCATACATTCTAACTGGCTCTTCCTTACCTTTCACAGTAACTTCGCCTATGCTACTAAATGCTATATCACTGCATTGCAAGTATGTATATTCAGAAACAATAATTGGTGTGTCTTCTGCTCTTGTTTGTGCTTCGAGTCTAGCACCTAAGTTTACAGCATCACCTACAACACTATAATCCAATCTAGTTTCAGCACCCATGTTGCCGACAATACATGTACCAGTGTTTACACCTGTACCAAATTTCACTCTTGGCAAGCCACGTTGTTCCATTTCTTTTTCTAGTTCGTCGCCAAGTAGTTCAATTTCTATTGCTGTTTTAACTGCCATCTCAGCATGATTTTCACATGGTAAAGGTGCATTCCAAAACGCCATTATACAGTCGCCCATGAACTTGTCTATTGTACCGCCGTTCTTCAAAACTATCTTAGTCATTTTATCTAAGAAACTGTTTATTAGTTCTACTAATCCTTCTGGGTCATCTGCTTTCATGTACTTTTCTGATATGGGTGTAAA